CAGGACTTAAAATCCTGTGCCCTCACAGGCGCACGGGTTCGATTCCCGTCTGGGGTACAAAAAACAAACAATATGAAATCATTAAAATTTTTACGACTACTATTTGGAATAGAAAGTAAATTTATTCTAAAGATAGTACCAGCATGGTTCTCTAGCGATTATGTTATGTTCAAATATTCCAATAATGGAGGTATAACATGGAAGTATATAAGATGTGCTCATGAACCTCTTCTTTCTGAAGAAAATTGGACTATTGGAAGACTTACCCATAGTCTTGGAAATGGTGATTTCCAAGGAGAAAAAGAAAGATTCTCTAGTATAGAAAAAATACGTGGATATGAAAAGTATCAATATGCGTTTGCTAAAGCTAAACAAGAAGAATTAGATAAGCATAGAAAAGAGATTCGAGAAGGGAAAACTAGAGCCTATAAAAGAGCTAACTCATAAAGAAATAATATTATGAACATAAGAAACTTATCTAAAGTAGCACTACGAATATTAATAGTTGCTGCTGTAATATTTGTTCCATATCTTATTGGAAGTATTTTTGTTGGTGTTGAATATGAAACACCAGAAGGTTTAATAATTCTGTCGTGGCTTGCGGGAATAGCAGTATTATTTTTAACTTTAGCATTAGTAATATTTCTATATTTTATAGGCACATGGGTGATAACGGGAACTCTTCCCAAAGTAAATTAAAGTTATGGAAGAACAAAGAATAACTTATTCAACAGCTAAATTAGCTAAAGAAAAAGGATATAAAGAGTATTGCAAATGGAGATATACTGATTTTAACGGAATTACTGAGTTGCAAAAAGGAGCTTCAGAACTATTTCCAGCTGCTCCGACGCAATCATTACTTCAGAAATGGTTGAGAGAGGTTCATGAGATTGACATTGATGTTGATAGAGGAGGAGTAAGAAATGACTGGTATATAGGCTGGAGAAAATTTGGTTATAAATATCATCGAGGCCCCTATACAAAGCCTTTTACAAACTATGAAGAAGCTCTTGAAGTAGGTTTGAAAGAAGCATTAAAACTAGTACCATGAAAGAACAATTTGTAACATATGAATTAGTATTAAAACTTAGGCACCTACATCTCTCTTTGGACAAATCCAAGGGCTGAATATATCCAAATTGAGCATTTCACTAATGAGATTACTTTACTCCCGTTCATTCAGCCCTTCTTTTTCTTTGGGCAAAGATAATTAAACAAAAAGCCGGAAACGAGACTCGAACTCGCGACCTCCGAACCAATTAGGGTTGGCGCTCTACCTAATCTTTATACAATCAGTCAAATTGGAAGTCTGAGGATTGTATTTTCTAGATTTATACTGAGCTATTCCGGCTTATTTGTCTAATCTACGCTTTTTTAATCAAATCTTGATACTTCAAACGTTTCTCATAAGCCATTTTAAGGGCTTCTATGAACCTTTCTTCCTCTGTTAGCTTCCTGGTATTATATCTGAAAGAAAACTCTACACAATATCGGTGTAAATGCTTAGAGCTTGTTTGATGATATATACCATATATTCCACGCTTTAGTAAGCTCCAATAACCCTCGATTGTATTTGTATGTGCTCTACCTCTTACAAACTCGTCTTTCTTATGCTTAATAACCTCATGGTGAAATGAACGATGCACATCCTTATAACCGCTCCATTCATCTGAATAGATAGTAGAATCAGGAGTTACATACTTAGTTAATACAGGTATAATCGCTGCTGAACTTAATGAAGTAACAGGAAAGGTTACAATCCTTCCACCACGTTCAATTATCCCCATAACAGGGGTCTTTACTTTCATACTGCGACCTTGTGCGCCCTTTACCCTCTTTGATCTGTGCTTGTTCTCTGCTTTACCACCTACATAGGTTTCATCTGCTTCAATTTCACCTTTAAACTGGATCACATTATCTTCTCTAAACATCTCTCTAATGCGGTGCATAACAAACCAGCTTGAACGCTGAATTATACCTACATCTTTAGCGAGTTGTACAGAGCTAATACCCTTCTTATGGGAACTTGCTATATAAATAGCCGTAAACCATGCAGGTAAAGGGATTTTAGTGTTTTCAAAGATCGTGTTCTTTAGAACATTGAATTTTTTGTAACAATGCTTATTTGCACATTTAAAGTTATGGGCTTTAGCTAGTGTGTAGTATTTAGTACTACCACAATGCGGGCATGTTATACCGTCCGCCCATCTTATTTGCTCGAAATACGTCAAGCAATCGTCGTTTGTTTTAAATACCTTTTCTAACTCTTTTAGAGTTTTGAAATGATTCATTAATTGATGAGAACTTAAAAGGATAAAAACGAAAAGCCCCATATACTATTCTGTACATGAGGCTACTCTAACAATAATTAACGTCTAATTAGTAACGACACGAGAACAAGGGCCCGGTAAAGTCCGCTCAACTGTATCACGCACGAATAGCAACCCTACAAGTGCCCTTGTATCTTCGTGTCGCCTTCGTGCGACTCGAGATTTTAATTAGTTTTCATAGCTAAAAGACCATTCATCTCTATCAATATTGAGGCCGCTCGATGAAATTGCTTATCGGTATCTTTCATAAATAAGGTTGGGGCAACTTCATAAAAGGATTCGCTTATTTCTATCCTTGCAAGAATATCAGCAAACTGAGCTGAATAATGTGCTTGATTTTTACTTATTGCAACTTGTAAACAAGTTCTAAGTGCAGTTACTCTAAAATCATGATTTCCACTATTTAAAGACTTCAATAATTCTCCAAAATTGTAATCCATAATACCTGTTTTAAATGATTTAACTATACTTATTTTTGAGTAAATCGAACTATAATAAAATTTGTAGTCCCATCATTAATAATTCTAACGCGAGCAGTAGCGCACTCCCATTCATCTATACCAACAGAAACATAATTTTTGTCTTTATTAAACTGCTTTATCCACTGAAAGTATTCTTTACGTGGATTTTGAATATCAAAGTGAGATAAATATCCATTAGGATAGAATGTAAAATACCAGAACGATTCTTTATCAAACTCGGGATTATAGTATTGAAACACCTTTAATCCATCGTTTAGGTCTTTGGTGAAAAGTATGCCGAAACCCTTCATCCAAGTGGTATCTATAACCTCTTTGGTAACCTTTTCAAAGGATGGACATTGAGAGTATAAAGTAGTTAAGGATAGGAAGAAGGCTACAAACAGAAATAATCGCATTTACTCAATATATTCCCCTACGAAGCCCTGAAAGGATGGTTGTAAATTACAGCGTGGGCTTCAAGCAGACCGTTAGAGAGGTACTGGTATACCCATAGACAGGAATGCAAGCGCCCACGCATTTCATGCGGGCTCAAGCGTCCTCCTTGTCTATTAAAAATTACCAGTTTTCTCTAACAAGAGGGCTTACGCCGTATTAATATTTTCTAATCTAAAATACTAAAAAATGGACAACACACCTAAAATAAAAGAGAGCTAGACCCAGTTAAGGATAAAGCTCTCATATGTTAGAACACAAGATTCCCATTCAGGACATCATGTGAACACTTACATTTACGATCTCTTTGGACAGATGTTATACAAAATATGTTAAGACGTTTGTCCAAAGAGAGATGTAAATACCAAAACTTAAAGAGCTTGGTTTTGATGAAGAATGTTTAGGTTGTTATTATAAGGATAAAACATTTGCTTATCATCCTGATTCAGATGTATTTGTAGATGCACCACTTTGGCAACAAGCATTTGATTGGTTTGAGGATAATTTTGATTTACCCTGTATGATGTATAAGCAATACCCGTATAAAAATAATCCATTAACCTATTGGACATACGGTATATCCGACATAAACAATGAATCAATTGTAGATCCAAACAATATATTTGGTGACTTAATTGAAGAATGTTATCAAAATATACCTGGAAACTATCTTAATCATGAGAAACTTCACAATCTTATATTTGAAAAAAAATATGCATTTCATACGAGAAATGAAGCAAAGCAGGCTTGTCTAGAAAAACTAATTGAAATTGTGAAAAATGGAAAAAATACCAACAGCTGAGGAAAAACTTAAAGCTAATTTCTTCGAAGCTGCTCTTAAAGCTGCTACAGAGAATGCTTATACAACCAACGATTGTACTAATTTTAATTGTCCAGGTGAATCAGTTGATGAAGATTCTATCTTAGAATCCTATCCATTAGATAACATAAAATAAAATGACATGTTAATACCTTCTTTAATACTAATAGCTATACTAGCTATCGCTCTTATTTCTTTTATAGTAATATCTTTGTATATTGCTAAACATTATTATACGCTTGCATACCTCACCCATAGAAAGCCAATGTATTCTGAGAGATTTTATACTCTTTTTTTTACATCAGCTTTGTTTGCTTTATTAGTAATCTCAATGCTCTGTATAGGGTTTTGTCTAAACAATGAAAACTTAAATGACAAATTAAATAAACCTACAGAAATTCACAAATACGAGATAGTACCAGATACTTTGTATCGTAGGATTGGGTGCATTATCGGAACAAATGAACATGAAAACGAAGAACAATGCTAACAAGAAGGACTAAAATAAAAGAAATCGTATTCTTAGGAGCAATGTGGGTCTTTTATTCATTATTGCTATTTTTTAGTAAGAAAGAAAAACGTAAATAATATGGGAAGTTACGGAGCTAAATTTATAATTAAGGACAGTAAAGATAATGTACTCTGTGATCGTATTAAGGAAAGACCTGATGTATGTTTTTCAGAAGGTTGGCCTTACATGAAAGATTTAAACAGGATAGAGGTTCACATATTAGATAACCCGCAAACAAAAGAAAATATAAAGAAATATATCGATATATTATCTGTTCTCTTTGGTAAGTTGGATTACAATGAAGAACTTAATACTGTAAGCTTCAATGCTGTAAATAGGATTCATGGTATATTGTGCTGTCAAGTCATTAGATACATTTGGGAACATGGATTTGATAATTTTCACAGAATAGTTCCTTTGGTGATACGACTTCTTGATGAATATGACTTAGAGGAAAGTGAAGCATTAGCATTGGCTCATTATGCTTTAGATGGATTTTTCAATGCAAATCATTCTCTCTATGATCACGATGGAGTTACCCTATTTACTAACGAAGAATTCAAAGCATTATTGTATAATAGTACCTTTAAGTACGTTGGAGACTGTTCAAGACTTTTGAATGATCCCGATCATGCTTCCAGGGTTAAAATTAAAACCAAAGAAGCGAACATTGATAATGTTATTGCCGAACTTAAGATCGAAAAACGAAAGAAATGAACAATAAATTAAAGGTTTATGTTGTTGGAGGATCTACTTTTTATGCTAATTGGATATACGACAAAGAATTAATCAATAGAGCAGAAGAAGCAGATATCATCCTATTCACAGGAGGAGAGGATGTAGATCCATCTTATTATGGTGAAAAAAAGGGAAATAGAACCTATTCAAATATCGAACGGGATAAGAGAGAAAAGGTGTATTTTGATGCATTTCCTGATACATTTAAATTGGGAATATGCAGAGGCTCTCAGTTCCTGACTGTAATGGCTGGAGGTAAATTAATACAACATGTGAACAATCATGGGATGACCCATCAAATAGTAGACCTTAGAACCAACAAGGACTATAAGATGACCTCTACACATCATCAGATGCACTATCCTTTTGATGTGGAACATGAACTAATTGCTGCAGCCTCTCCTTCCAGATCTACCACATATTTGAATGGTGATAATGAAGAAATCTCTCTTCCCAAGGGATTTGCTGAATCTGAGATAGTATATTACCCTAAAATAAAAGCATTAGGTATTCAGGGACATCCGGAGATGGTAGTTGACCATTCTCTGCATTATTATTTAAATAGCCTTATACGCGATTATATTCATCTATAATGGCTTGTATACCCAGGTAGTTCAGTGGTTAGAATGTGAAGCTTATACCTTCGCGGTCAGTGGTTCAATTCCACTCCTGGGTACTATGAAGAGGACAAAGTACTTTAACATTATAAATTGAAACAATGAAGCAAAATACCAGAACCACACTATTAGCAATACTGGGAATAGCATTACTAACAGTATTCGGTTTAGTAACGAAGAAACCAAAAGATAAAGGATATGTAATTTGTCAGCAAAATGATTGTGATACTATTGATAATTATACATCTAGCAAAGATGGTACTATAGTTAGATATTCAATAGGAGATACAGACATTATAATTTATGGAAGTCATTCAATAACCCCGTTAAAATAACATTTATGGAATTGGAAAAATTGCCCAACACTTGTAGTATCTATTATTTAAGTGATGTATCAATTCATGATTTAAATTTAGTTAAAGAGAATCCTAAAGCGTTTGCTCGTGAGATTATGGGAAGGATTAGTAGAATGAATTTACTTGAACATAAACACCAAATCATGTATACTACAAATGCAGACTGGAGTTACAGAAGAGCATTAAAAAGAATAGGTTTTAGAACAAAACATTCATACAAAGGATATGATGGTAAAGCTTATATAATGATTGCTCCTTATATCAAAGTGTATAATAAAGCATTTGAACTATGAAAACTTATCAAATTTCTATAAGACTAACCTCCACAGCAGATGGAGCAGAATTACCTGAAGATTCCAGAAGAAGATTTACCTGTCGAAGCACAGAAGAAGATCTTGATAAGAATATAAAAGCCTACTGTGAATTAGAAGGAATCAAGAACTATGTAGTTTTAGGTAAAAGAGCCCTTGCTACAAGAGAACCTGTAATCTGTTATTAATAACCATTAACATATAAAATCATGAAAATCTTAGGATGGAAATTATTGCTGTTATTAGCACAAACAATCATGCTCGCATTAGGTGTAAATGCTCAAAAGGATTATACCAAACTAAAAGCTATTAATTATTTTGATGGACACTATGACCAAAATGATAGCATTATCTGGGACACACAAAAGAAATGTAACCGGGTTATCCTAATGTCCGACTTCGAATTAAGGCTTAAGGGAGTGAATTATAACATTCAGAGGGAAGAATACCTCGGAGAGGAAGATAATCGCTCTAAGGGCTTTAAAATGAACCGATGGATAGCTATTGATAATAGTGGAAGGCGATGTTTATTAATTATATACCAATCTACCTTCACCCATATCTATATCCAATACAATAATCGGATATTCGGATTTAATGTTATCTTAAAGCGCAAACGAAATGACAACTAAAGAAATAATAAGTCCGGAAAAATTCTTTAAAAGTGCTTTTGCATGCTCATTATTCTGGTTTGAGGAAACTCTGCAAATTGTAAATGATAATTCTCCACTTAGAAATTGCTGTGGAGTAAAGGAAATAGGAGAATTTCCTAAAGATATCCTATTACATGACGCCAAAGAGCATTATAATGATAATTTAAAGAAGGAATTTGACTTTTATAATATACCTTACACTCCAGAAAATAAAAAACTGTATGCGGCTACAAAAGACAAAATTGAAAAATATATTTTCGATGGTATCAAAACCGAGCTTGGTATAGAACGATCAAGTGATGAGGTAACTCCATTTGTAGCAACTGTTAACAATAGTGAACAAAGTATTGTTCTTAAGCAGTTTAAGAAGCTCGCAAGAGAATACCCTAGTATGTTTAAATTCCACAAGACAATTTCCTCTAGTAGCGGTAATGAACTTACAATCATAGTATGTGTTGGCTCAAAAATTCTTTCAAAACGAAAAAAATGAAAATACATATCGTAACTCCTTTCCAACATTACTATAGACATTATAGTAACTGGATAGAAGGGGTTGAAAGGGTAAGGAATCCTGAGAAAGCTGATATCCTACTATTTCCTGGAGGAGAAGATATATGTCCAGCTCTGTATGGTGAAAAAGAAGGTTCCTATACCTATACATCACCACTTAGAGACAGATATGAACTTGACATCTTCGATAAATATTCCAAAGGTAAATTTATCATAGGAATATGCAGAGGAGCACAGTTAATGACTGTTCTTTCAGGTGGTAAGCTTATCCAGCATGTAGAGGGTCATGTGTTGAAAGGTAATGGACATTGGATAACTACCAATCAAGAAGAGAAGTATGTAATACCGTCAAGACACCATCAGATGTGTTATCCTAAAGGAACTAAGCACGAACTAATAGCTTGGTCCACTTTCCAAAGATCAACTGGTAAATATCTTGATGGTAACGATCATTCAATGAATATACCAGAAGGATTTCTGGAACCGGAAATTATACATTATCCTAATATTAATGCTCTGTGTATCCAGGGACACCCTGAAATGACTGATAACGATCGTCTGCATACATATTTAAACAAACTTATTAAGAAGTATAAAACATGAAACATTATCGAGAGATAGAAAAAGAATTACTAGCCAATACAGGTCTTCTTAAAATTGGAAAACGGATTAGCGAAGAAATCCCTCCTTTTAAGAAAGAAAGTGATCAGCCATTGGACAAGTTCCTTGCAAAATTACTTAAAGAATATTTTCGTAACTATACCACGGTATATGCTAAAGATGAGACCCATCAATGCGATGGAAGGAAGAACAGATCATTAGGTGATATATTTCTTGTTTGTAAGTATTATTATCCGGATACTTCTTTAAAGACATTAAAACAACTTATCTTTAGCACTAAGTTCTATCCTGAAAGTGGTTATAGTGCAGATCCTATTTGTTCTATATTCTGTCCTAATATCAAAAAAAGGGTATTTCAATTCCAAAGCACTAAAGCTGGATGGAATACTCATCATGGTGTTCGTTCAGATTCAAAAGACACTAATTTTGGTATAGATGAATTTGGTATTCTGTGGAATTATTGGTGGCATGATGTTGAAGATTTACCCGAATATACAGAAGACAAACAAGCTACTGAGGTAGCTCCAGCGCTCACCGTCTTGCAAGGGTAGTAAGAACGTGGGTAATATAAGGTCCGTACGCACAAGTATTTTAGTGCATTCTGTTCCCTCCAAAAGAACAGAAAGGTTGTTGGTGAGAATCCATCACGGACCTGTTTTTATTAATTAACAAACGATTATAAACAAATTATAATGAAAGACGTATACAATTTTAATAATGAAGAAGAGGAATACTTTAAAGAAGTCGAAGAGAAATTTGATGGAAAAAGCATAATGTTCCCCGATAAAGAAAGTTTTGATTCCATAGACGATCTTGTATATTATGCTATAAAGCATAATTATATATCAAAAAATAATATTTATGTTGGGTCATACCAGGTTCTTGATTTTCCAACAAATAGTAAAACAGTTTATAAAAATGGATCAAAAAGAACACAAAGAATAGGAGCTTCAAGATCTATGGAAGATCTATACATGCTTGCTAAGTATTATTTCAAAGATTCTAAACCAAGGGATTCATTTACAGTCTTCCTACCAAATACAGATTAGTTTAATATGAAAAAATTCTACATTTACGATATTGAATGTATGGCTAATTTTCATTCAGCTATATTCAGAGATCCATATTCGGAAGAAAAGCTAGAATTTGTCATACATAAAGAAAGAGATGATTTTATCTCTTACATTAACTTTTTAAATAAATGTATAAAGGACAAGATCGTCTTTATTGGTTTCAATAATATAGCATATGATGGACAAGTGATAGAAACTATATTACTAGAACAAAATAAGCTATTAAAACTAAGCAGTGAAGCCAGAGCTCAGGAAATATACAGAATATCAAATTGGGTGATTAATACATCAAGGGAAACAGGTTGGGCTCCTATACCAGAATGGAGATTATCGATCTTTCAGATAGACTTGTACAAAATATGGCATTTTGATAACAAACAAAAGAAAATGTCCTTAAAGGCCATAGAATTTGTTCTTAGAATGGGTAATATTGAGGACATGCCCATTCACCATAGTAAAAAGATTTATGATAATGAAGAGATTCATACTATTCTTTCTTATAATAATCATGATGTATTAGCAACTTATTTGCTATACTTGTTAACAATAGGTGATACCGATACACTATCTAAGTATATACCAAACCACAAATTAGACTTCTATAAGGGTAAGAATAAATTACAACTAAGGAGGGATATACAAATTGAATTAGGTATTAATTGCGTTAATTTCAATGATGTAAAAATTGGTGATGAAATTAACAAGAGAACCTACATGAAGAACACAGGATTATCTTTTAAAGAAATCAAAGAGAGAACTCCTGTTGTATATCCATTCACATTTGGAGATTGTATTCCTGATTATGTTTCCTTTAAGACCCCAGAACTTCAAAAATTTTATGACCATGTAAGAGTAGCCCCTGTAGATTTAAAGAAGAATAAGGATGATGATAGTCAGGTATTTCAAATCACATTCAGAGGTACTGAGTATACAATAGCCAAAGGTGGTATACATTCATGTGAAGGACCCAGGATGATAATTCCAAATGAAAATCAATATCTCAGAGATGCTGATGTTGGTTCACAATACCCCAATGCTATTAAGAAGCGCAGATTGTTTCCTAAACATCTTGGAGAAGAATGGTTGATAGGTTATACTTCAAACATTGAGAAGAAAGATCTTGCTAAGCAGACTTTTAAATCTACAAAGGAAGTTAAAGAAAAATCTAAAGAAGAAGTATATAAATTAGCATTGAATGGTGGTGGCTTTGGAAAAACAAATGAATCATCAAATTGGCAATATTCTCCAGTGTCTCACTTTAGTTGTACAATTGGTAATCAATTTGAGATATTAATGTTGATAGAAGACATGGAACTTAATAATATCCATGTTGTAAGTGCTAATACAGATGGTATTGTATGTCTATTTGACAAATCCCTATCAGACCTGTATTACCAGATATGTTCAAACTGGGAGAACAAAGTCGGAAATAATCAAATGGGTAAGTTGGAATATGCTGAGTATTCTAAGCTAATACAGACCTCAGTGAATGACTATATGGCTATAAAGCCTAATGGAGAAGTAAAACTAAAAGGAGATTTTGAGAGTGATAAGGAAGTGCATAAAAATCATTCGATGAGAATAGTTCCCTATTCAATTCAAAAATATTTCCTTGAGGGTACACCTGTAGAAAAAACTATTGAAGAATGTACTGATATATATGAATTCTGTAAACTCTGTAAATTAACTGGAGAAAATACACTTATCACCAGAATAATAAACAAAGATGGTGTAGCAGAAACTAATTTATCAAAAACAACAAGATATTATGTTTCAAATAAAGGAGTGAGTTTAATAAAAGTATTACCTCCACTTGCTAAAAAGATAGATCAATTGAGTAAATTAAGAGCAACCTCTCCAAATCAATTAGATATATTTTCTATGGTAGAGGACCATACACTTAAACCAAAGGATAGGGAAACAAATATCGAAGCAGGTTGGCTATGTACAGTTTTCAATAAATATGAACAGAAATCAATGAAAGATTATGACATAAATTATGACTACTATATTAATGAATGCAACAAAATTATTAAAACGATAGAACATAATGAAAGCAACAGAACTAGTAAATGGTAATGTGGTCTATAAGATTATACCGGGTTCGATTGTAAAAGGACTAGCTTACGAAGGTATTGGATTTGACCATTATTTCGTTACCTCAGCTCCAATGCCCGGAACTGGTTGTAAATACTTCTTCTTTAGTTATTTAGGTCATATAATCAATAAAAAGGAAGCCAAAGGTAAAGTTTTAACTTTATCTACGACCAGTAGAGAATTTCTTTCTATAAGTAATTATTTTACCAGCTTAGGTGAATGTGCAGCTGATACAAAAGAAGCTTATTTTGACTCTTTAAGTCCTTATTTAAGTGAGGGAGTTAAGGTGCATAACCTGGATATCGATAGTTATGTATTTGTGGTAGCTGTACCTAATGATACAGAAGAGAAAATGTATACATGGGTTAAACAGAGATTACCTAGTTCATTTAACCTCAATTCCTACCATCATAATTTATGTATCAATAAAATAGTTAAGGTGGAAGAAGAATTATTAGAAATTGAAAAATTCAAGGTTTCATTTATTCCTAATAAGCTTCATTTAACTTGTATTGCGTTTGAATCTGGAAACCTTGAGGTTCCTATTTCATCGATAAAGGAAACATATCATTGGTCAAGAGAGCGTGTTAGACCAGTGAGTTATACCAAGTCTGTAGAGTTGTTTGGTAATAAGAAGCTAAAGTCCCTTTTGGTTGATAAAATACAGGGTTCACCTATAACAGAAGGACTACAAGCTACTTATGAAGTAATAACATGCAGAAAAGACGGTAAAAATAGAGTCGTGGCAAATGTCCATGCTCCTGTAAACGAATCCTCAGTTCATACAAGATTTGCATTGGAAGATCTTGAAGCTTCATATAAGCTGGATTTGACTAATTTAAAGTCAAGCGATCTTCTTTTGATAATCCCAAAACCACCCAGATACAACAGAGAGAGAATAACTGAAGTAATCTGTAAGGACCATCAAAGATACAGAGGTAAATTTAATTCAAATGTACCTTATGCTGTTAAAGTGAGGGTTCCAAGAACAGGATCTGGAGGAATTATCATAAAAGGTAGCTATAAATTTGAAATAAAATCCGAAAAAGGAATTGTATGTATTGACGATAAATCATTAAGAAAACATTTTAAAGTTACAAACCGTAAATAAATTAAGTATGTCTAAACTATCAATTGAAAATGTAACATTAGGAGCAGATCCTGAGGTATTTCTGGTAAGAATCAACGACGAGAAAGAGGAATTTATTCCTTCATTGGGAATTATTCCCGGGGATAAATGGGACCCTCATCCTATTAGCGATAAAGGTCATTTTATCTTAAAAGACAATGTTGCTGCAGAATTCTGTATTCCTCCTTGTCAAAATAAAGAGCAGTTTGCAGAAGAAATTAATTTTGTTATGGAATATCTTCGTAAGACCATACCTGCTGAACTTTCCCTTTCATCTAAAGCTTCTGCAGAATTTGAGAAGAAGTATCTCAATAACAAATTTAATCGTACCTTTGGCTGTATGGCTGAGTTCTCTGCTCATACTATGAGTATGATTGCTCCTCCTGATGCAAGAGGTAACTTACGGACTACTGGTGGTCGACAATAATGGCCCTTTTTAGCAGAAATGCTAAATTTGAACAGAGCAAATACGGTGAATAAGACTGTTAGTTTTTCTTTTGAAAAACGAAATTGCAAAATTACTTAAATACCGTGGTAACTAGGTCTCATAATAGGGATTAGTACCGTAGAGCGTAGGGATTGAACCTCTAATAAGAGAATATAATATCCCCAAGAGTGTTCTGCTCCTTACCATTAAGTTGGAGGAGAAAATGTACGCCGAACTAGAATTTATACAGAAGATTCTAGAAGTTGAGATAAAAAGCTCAACGATAACAAAATGCATATTCACATAGGATATAAAGATCCTAATGATAAGACTTCATTAGAGCTCGTTAGACGCATGGATATCTTCTTAGGTATACCTTCACTACTAATGGACAAAGATAATCGTCGTAGAGCCATGTATGGGGCTCCTGGAAGCTTTCGCATGAAACCTTATGGAGTAGAATACAGAACCTTATCCAATTTCTGGATCATGAACAATGAGCTCATTGGTTGGGCATGGGATTCTACAATCAGAGCAATAGACTCTGTCAACAATGAAGAGTTTACTAAGGAACAATATGAAGAAGCAGTATCTGTTATTGAAAAAGATGATAAAGATGCAGCAAGAGTTCTTTGTGAAAAATACGCAATCACCGTTCCTGAATTGGTTTATTAACCTATAAAAGAATTAAATGAAAACAATTGGTGTTTATGCTGATAGCTTTGAGGGTAAGATAACCCAAAATGCAGCATATATTGACTGGATAAGCAGAAGGGCTCATGTTAGGTTAATTACCCCATGGGATGATCTTAATAAGGTTAAAGATCAAATTGATATCCTGCTTGTTCCCGGAGGATTAGACGTTTCTCCCTCTATCACAGGGGATATTCCTTCTGTGTTTAATGGAAGAGCTAATCCTTTCTATGAATATCTTGATAATAACTTGTTGAAAGCTTGGCTCGAAGATCAGAAGCCTACTATTGGTATCTGCAGAGGTATGCAAGTTATCAATGTTTTATTAGGTGGTAGCTTATACCAGCATGTTGCAGGTCATATACAAGATCCTAAATTATCAAGAGGAAGTACTTCCCAAGAGATGCAAACTATATATAGTAATCAGGCAATGAAATCAAATGCGGCGAGTGTAAAGATCAATTCTTACCATCATCAGGCTGTTAAAGATGTTGCTCCTGGATTTACTGTCCTTGGTTGGAGTAGAGTCTACACTGGATGTCCTTCTTTATCTAATGAGAATATTCAGACAAAGACGTGGTTCCAGAAAAGAAAGAATAGTTCAGCAATAGATGCATTGGAAGATGTTCCTGTGTGTGTTGAACTAATGAAAAATGAACAGAATAATATCCTACTTGCTCAATTTCATCCTGAAGAATTCGAATGTGGGTTCTTTGATGCGTTAGCAAGTGAAATGTTTGATATTTAATTATGGAAGAAGTAGAAATTAATTTAGATTTTAGTAAGACTTCAGGTTTAGTTCAAACTCTGTCTCCGAAGATACAGATGTGTATGCTTTCTCAGCATTATCAAGGATTACATGTTCCTATAATATGTAAAGACTATCTTCAAGAATTTGTAGCAACAGAGATTGATGGGATTTCACGTACTATCTACGGATTTACAAGTGAGAAGACAAATCTTTTATTCGTAGGTGATACATTCAACCTTGCTGTTGTGGAAAGACCAGCATGTAACTATAGTATATCAGATGAAATGCTTAATGGAGTTCTTTCATTATTGCATAAATTTGAGGATAGCAGAGGCTTTCAAAGAACAGAGGCTATACGTGCTAAATGTACAGAAAAAGGACCAAAAGGTGTTGTGTTTAAATCAGATATTAAATGGTTAGATAAACCTGTTTTCGTTAGCTTCTATGGCTTACTTATTCGCATAGGTATGAACTATAACTGTAAGGATGATATTGAGAGTTATCTCAATTCATTTACTAATTTAGACAGTAAAACAGTATGTAGTTCTGAAGATATATATAAATCAATGCGAAAAGAGCATGTCCCTTTCTATATTTATTTAATCAATGGAGGAGACATTTCTCAAACATGGAAAGAATATCTTGAAGAAGATCCCTCAGAAAAAAAAAGTCCTTTTCAATGGGAAAATCTTCATGGTAACTCAGGTATAGTATCATATTTTAATCAACATGGTAACTCAATTGAAAATATTAAAAAAAGTCTCGACAAGGTTCAGACCTCAAATAAGAAGCCGGCATCCATCGCATAATATCCTAAGAGGGGCTCTGCAAAGAATGCCTTTTAGAAGTGTGGTTCGTCTTGGTTCAACTACAGAAATTAATGACGGACGAATTGAGCTTAATAGTCCAGAAGCAGTAAAGAATAGTTCGGATAAGCTTCGAATGAAGAAATGCTTTGGAGCTAACGTTAAAACGGCCCTTTGGTGGACTTTCTCCGGGAATGATCAAATGAAGAATGGAATCACCGAAGAGCTTATTAATATTAGTGAATTACCCTTCCCTATAGTAGCTAAGAACCGCTTTGGTTCAAGAGGTAGAGGACTATCATTACTTAATTCAAAGCAGGAATTCGATAATTGGTTAGCTGGTAAGACTACTTCCAATTATATATTCGAGAAATACTATTCATACAATCGTGAATATCGTTTGCATGTTAACTCTGAGGGATGCTTCTATACATGTAGGAAGATGCTTCAAAGAGATACACCGGAGGATAAGAGATTTATCAGAAATGATAGTACCTGTGTATGGATATTGGAAGATAATGCTTCTTTTGACAAACCTGTAAACTGGGAACAGATAGTTTCAGAATGTGTAAAGGCTTGCTCATCAGTGGGATTGGATTTTTGTGCTGTTGATTTAAGGGTACAAAGCAGTGTTGATGGACATGGAAGAAAGAGAGAGAATCCTGAATTCATAGTGGTTGAGGTAAACTCTGCTCCTTCTTTTGGTGAAGTTACTGCTCAGAGATATATCCAGGAAATACCTAAAATGCTCATGAGAAAATATGAGGGACTTAGATAAGCAACAGACGATTCTTGTCTTTGTAGATAGTTTGTTTCGATATAACCAAGAGCATTATCTTGAATTGAAGCAGAAATATGATGAGTTTGTCAAAGTAGTTGATAACGACTACACTATAAGAGGATTCCTCATGTTTCATAATGGTGCATATTCTCAATGTGTCCAAACAAATTCCTACAACGATACAATTATCGTGGATGTTCTGGAGATGGATAAGGACGTATACAGTGAGCTTAATTTCTTTATGCAATTACTTGGATTTGATCCCATTTATGTGACCTCTGAAAGGTATTGTGGGGCATTTTGGGTGTATGGAAAAGAGATTGATCCACTGTCCTTAGTATTATCGGGGGATTGGAATGATCCAAAATTAGACAAAATAAAACAAACAATTAAACCACAAATCGAATGTGTGGACTAATAGGAGTCAGTTGCTTTAAGGATAAGGTATATGATCCTTATAAATTAAAGCTTTTAATGATTTATAACCAAGACCGGGGAACAGATTCCTCTGGTTTGTGGACACCAAATAATGGATTAATAAAAGAAGCTGGTAAAGTAGCTGTTAAGATGCTTCCAACTCTTTCTTTGATTCCGGATTCCATATTTATCGGACACACCCGAGCAGCTACAACTGGGGCTAAAACTAAAGAGAATGCTCATCCTTTTGAGGAGGGTAATCTTGTGTTTGCTCACAACGGGAAGATAGATAATGTATGGGAAATATGTAGAGATGAAAAGGATGATAATATCCAATATTCAAAGATAAACGTTGATAGTGAGATTATAGGGAAGCTTTTTGCTAAATACAAAAAAGCTAAAACAGTTATCCCCATGCTTTCAGGTGTCGCGAATATCCTTGCAGTAAATAAGGAGACACCATCAAATCTCTATGTATATAAGCATAAAGAAAGACCTCTGTTTCGTGGTAAATCTGAAGAGGGTATTTATATATCTTCAGTCAGAGAAGGACTAGAAGCAATAGGTTGTAGTAATATCAAGGAATTCGTTGATGATTACTTCTATACCATTCAGAATGGTCATGTACAGATGAATCCTATTCATGTTAAGATGAAAGTATATAATTCTTCTGCATATGCCTATAATGATGCAGAGTCTATAGAAGAATACTACGAAAGACATTATGGAGTTTCTTCTGCTTCAAGTAGTCATACGATTGGTGTTACAAAAAGACAACCTGAGCTTTTCAGCGAGCATAATAAGCAGGAAACCATATCTCCTATGACCCCACCTGCTATTTCCACAATTTCAGATTCAGGTAGTACCCCTGCTAGTAAACAGTTAGATCTTAAGCAGAAATATCCATCAAGATGTTGGTTAGAATACTCCGGTCAGGATGTAATCCAATATATTGGGGGTAATATGAAAAAGCTTTGGATCAAGGGGACTTTTTACTTCGTGAACAAAGGCTTGGATCAATTACCTGGAGATAAAATTCTTGTGTGTAATGAAGCTGGTAATTATGAGCAAATGAGCGTAACTAAGTTCAATTGTCATATTCCCATTAGTAATTGGGAAGATGCTGTAATTGCTCGTGATTTCAAGGACTTTGTAACAGGAGAATTGTATTTTTCCAAAGGAGAATATGTGCTTATAACCTATCAGGATATTGATACCTGTATAGTAACCAGAATAATCGATATTCAGCAAGCTTATAATAAGGATGAGAAGTCCAATATAATTTACCGATATCGTGTACCAAGAGAATATGTAAGATCAACCAACCAGGAAGAAGCTGGATGGCTTTACATGACCTTTGACTGGTTATATGATAATATCGATAGTTATCATAAGGACATGCATACTAGTGATATAAGTAAGAGAAATGTTAAAATCATTTTTAACGACTTAGTTGCTAATGCTATAGTCCACGATAAAGGTACACAGGTTAAACTCTCCTCTGGTGCTGGAATGGAATTTTGGGTGGTATCTAATTACTATTTATTTAGTGATAAGTTATATCTTCTGCCTAAATTGCATAACGAAGATAAAATACCCTCTACTATAAAACCTCAGCAAATATTTACTGTTGATAATAGTAAGGCTAACATGTATGTAAGCTTTTCTTCAGAGGATAAATCCGGTTCAAATACACATGTTATTCACACCGAAGATGGAGAGAAAATACATGTTGAAATAGTAGAAGAGGATGAAGTATTAGAAGATCGAGATGATGGTTCTTCTTCTGCCTCTGCTGAATATGAAAATATAATGCGGACAATGATAAAAGCTAATGATGAATCTCTTGCTTTAATTTATACACCTAGTGGTAAGAAGAAAGTTCAGGATTTATTTAATAAGCTTTTTATCGAAGTATCGGATTTTATCGAACTTCGTATTCCGGAATTAAAAACTAAAACATCTAATACAACTTCTAAAGTATGAGTAAATACAAAGAAGGGAGTATAATAAGAATTAACAGATATATCGAGAATTGGTCAGATGTCGTTGATTTTTATAATCTTCCCTCCCCTGGACCATTTGTTGTTGAACAATCTGTGGTTGATGAGTCAGGTAAGGAGTTTGTTCATTTTAAGAATAAGGCGCTTCCAAGCTCCATCTTTTCCTTTCATTCAGATATATCAGAGCGTCTTTTTATTTCAGATGCTCTCAATCAGGAGAAGGATTATAATGGTAACCCGATTAGTTTAGACTTTGACCAAGACGAAATTTACGGAGGATATCCATATATGATGGTATTCGCGGATGGAAATGCTATACGCATAACCTTCCCTGGAAGTGAATTTGAGCCTGCTGTTAATGAAGGTAATAAGATGCGCTATAAGGCGTTCGATTCAGTAAATTCACCTAAAGAAATCGACCAAAATGATGGCAATGAAAGGTCAATAGGACTGTTGAAAAAGCTCATCGTTGAATACGATTTTGAGCTAAAGAAGGAGATAAGCTTCGTCTATTGTTCAAAGAATAGCGGTATACCTGTAATTTTGAAGAGAGGAAAGGTCGATTATTTCTTTGATATAAATCTCCTTGAGCGATATTGCGAACAGGGTCTATTGGTTTATCATTATCAAGCAGGAGTGTACGCTTTACCCTCTATAGAAACTCTTTATATTAAAGAGAATTATGGATATGGTCCTAAAGAGGGAACACAGTGGAATGTAATTCGTAAGGTGCCCTTTAGTGAAACCAATAAGATTGCTATCAACAGGAATTTTGAGCTTGGTTCATCTCCTAGAAGTTTCAATGTATCGGAGAATCTTCCATATACTTTTGGTGTTGAAATTGAAACAAGCAGCGGGTATATTCCTGACTTTGCCTTGTTTAATTTAAATGCTAAATCTTGCCATGATGGGTCCATTACAGGTAAGGAATATGTCTCAGGGGTACTAAGAGGTGATGGTGGATTTAAGCAGTTAGCCACATTAAGTGGTTATATAGCTCGTCAATGTAACGTAGATCATAAATGTGGTCTACATGTTCACATAGGAAGTGCTAAGTTTAACAAAACCTTCACTGTAGCAGCTTATGTTCTTGGTCTAAGACTACAGGACGAGATATTCTCTATGATGCCTATATCTCGTTTAAATACAAGAAATGAGTACTATCTTAACAAGGGTATGAGTAGCTCATGTGGGAAGATTCCTACACTTCATTCGATTAAAAAGATGAGATTGACTGAAAACAATCTTAGTCCGGATGTTCTTAAAGATGTTGTTGATGAAATCTATGAAGAGATCTATCAATGGCTTTTAGATGGTTCATCCAGAGGAGGAGACGCTAATGTGAACAAATATAATAATAAATTTGCTCCGCACTCTCATCAATATCCTAAAGCAAGGTATGTATGGTTGAATCTTGTTCCATGTAACTTTGCAAGAAATAATGCTAATCATTATTTTGCAGGAGTAAAAGGACAGAACTTCAGGGAATCTATCAGTAAAGCATTTACAATAGAATTCAGGAATCACCAGGCCACCATGGACTATCGCAAGATAAAGAACTGGATTCTTTTCTGTATGGCGTTTGTTAACTATGTTGAGAATAATTCAGTTAAAATCCTTCTTTCAAAGAAGATTACAATTGAAGATGTAATTCGCTTCTCCTATAGAAGGAAAGGAGATTCACTAATAAATTATATCAATTCTCAAAAAGAAAAATATTCGCCTGCAGATCCTGATGTAAATGCTCAGATTGAGGATAAAGAATATACCTCAGAAGCAAATAGAAAAGGAAGGTTCACCAACAGTTTCAAAGATCTTTTAACCATTTAAATAAATGTGCTTAATAATATATAAACCACATAACGTACAAGTAGATTCAGAAGTCTTTTATGATAATATAATTCATTCCTACAAGAACAATAATGATGGAATGGGCGTTATTATTAAAAGAGAAATTGATGGCTCTCCCGGATTAATTGTTCATAAAGGATTATTCACCCCTGAGGAAATGATCAGTTATCTTAAAGAAAAGGAAATCAATGAAACAGATGAGGTTGCTGTCCATCTTCGTATGGGAACATCCGGAGATGTGACCTCTGATAATTCACATCCTTTTATCTTAGCTGATGATCATAATCAGGTGATCCAAAATGATGCGATTGTCCGTGATCATCCTGTTATGATGCATAATGGTGTATTCGGTTCATATCATTATAATGTAACACACTCTGCATTTTCTGATACATACCACGTAGCAAGACAATATTACTCACAAAAGCACCTTCGTAATTTATTGATTGAGGATACAGTCCTGTTCATTAAGATAATGAAGGATGTAAATGCTTCCAATAGAGTGATAGTGATGTTCCCCTTTGATAAAGGTACATCTTTGTTTGGTACATGGCAAAAGTACAATGAATATTACTTTTCAAATGCATGTTTTGTTAACAAACCTGACAGGACAAGAAAGGATTATGGATGGCCATCTGGTGATAATTCCGATCTAGATCTGTTAAGCGAAGAACAATGGAAAAGTAAAATATTTCAAGATTCTTATAGTGATTCCGATGATGATAATGATGAGAACAATCGCTATGAAAGGTACTTAAGAAAGAACAGAAAGAAAAATAGAGGAGGTAATCGTGAAAGTAACAGTTTAAATTCCAGAATAGGGAATAGAAATGTATCAGGCTTCTCTGATTATATTACAAAATCAGAGAATGGACAGATAATCTATCCTGAACAAGGAAGTGTATGGATTCTTCCCGGTGATCAAATGTTCCTCTATGATAGCTTAACTGATTCTGATAGACCTGTATGCAACATAAAAAAAGGAGATGCTATTGAACTCCTTTCGACTAATTACGCTGATTGGAAGCAGTATAAGTCGGTTCCTGTATGGTGTGTTCGTGTTATATTATCTTCTTCTCCATCGAAAGTTGGTGTAGTTGGATATGTAGCAGAGTTCATGATCATGCAGAAATGTGCATATGTGGAAACTAATATTGGTACTGAAAAGTATATCGAGAATCAATTTAGTGATAACAAACAAAGAGCCATAAGATTAGCTTCAAATAAAGCTGAACACGATAAATTTGATCCCACATTATGGAGTGTAAGCCGATATCGTAAGTTTAAGAAAGCATCAGATGTGGCTAACAGAAGAAAAGAAGCTAATATTAAGTTGGATAAAGTAACTTACGGACCGTTTACCGCAGAGTTCTTTAATAAACTTATCAAACGCTATTGCGACTATCATGCAGAGCTTGACAAAGTCCCGATGGATTAATCCATTAGCTTTAAGGATATATATAGATGTTGCTATCAAAGAATATAATCTTGATCCTTTTGATCTTGAAAAGATAGTAGATATCCTGAAAGATAAATTCAATGTTCATATCAATCAATATCAAGCTTATCAAATACTCCAGGACTATATTATATCAATAGAAGAAGAAGATTCTAAATTGATATATCAGAATGTATTATGATAATAGACGTAATTGATTTTTGTTTAAAGGAGTCTCTCTCCTTTGAGGACTTCATCTTTATGGAATTGATCTATTTAAATGACCGAAGTAGAATTAAAAACTATTTAGGTAAATTTGGATCAATTAATCCAGAAAGATTGGAGAGCTTAGTGGAGAGAGGCTTCCTATTAAACTTCAACAGTTCGGGAGAAGCATATCTGAATAAGATATATGTAACCGATAAATTTAAAAATCATGTTAAATCTGAAACAAATGAAAATGAAAAGTCGTTTAGCTCCTTCGTAGGAGAATGGATGAATTTATTTCCAGCAGGTGTTAAATCCGGAGGATATTATGTCAAAACAGACCCTAAGGGTTGTGAAAAGAAGTTAAAGAAGTTTATGACAAATTATCCACAATTTACCCAAGGAATAATAATTCAAGCCACAAAGAATTATATTAATGAATTGAGATCTAAGAATTATGAATACATCAAATTAGCTCCATATTTCATCGAAAAAGATGGATCGTCCGTGCTTGCAGGTTATTGTGAAGCAGCCTTAAATGGTGAGGGTGGTAAAGAAAAGAAACAATCAGAAAGGAGTATTTAAGATGAAGGATTTCTTAGAAGAAGTAAACAATGGATTAGAGGGTAAAAACGAAGGAATCAGAGGAGGATTACCTAGGTTAGATCAATTTGTATGTAATATACAAAAAGCTAGGTACGAGGTAGTAGGAGCTATGCAAAAAACTGGTAAAACAGCATTTATCGACTACAGGTATGTTATATCCCCTTATATGGAAAATAAATATAGACCAATTAATTGGATATATTTTTCATATGAGATTGATAGATTAGCTAAGATGGCTAAATTCTGTGCTTACTTCATGAGAATAAAGCATGGAATACAATGCTCAGCTAATTACATTCTCTCCAGAGGTGAAAACAAACTTGATCCTAAACATCTTTCATTAGTTGAAGATATCTACAAAAATGAATTATCAGATTTGTTCGGAGTTTATGACCAATATGGTCGGTGTACAAGAAGAGGTAGAATAGATTTTATTGAGGAGAAAGATAATCCTACAGGAATCTATAAATATTTAATGAGGTATGCTGAGCAGAATGGGCAATTTATCTATGAGCCATACATGGTTATGGATGATAATGGAAGGAAAGTCGAAAAACAAAGAATAATCGGCTATAAGGAAAATAATCCTAATCTCTATACCATTATTATTCTTGATCACGTTGGTTTAATGAGAAAAGAGAATGGATATGATAAGAAAGCAAATATAGATAAGATGAGTGAATACTTCGTATTCTTTCGTAATATCTGTAGATTTACTCCTATTGTAGTATCTCAGTTTAACAGAGGATTAGGTAAAATCGATAGATTAAAGTTTAGCGGTGAGGATTTACAGCCAACAATGGAAGATTTCAAAGATACTGGAAATATGGGTGAGGATGCATCCCTTGTATTGGGATTGTTCAATCCTACCCTTTTCCCGCATTTAGAGAGCCATTTGGGCTACGATCTCACCAAGCTAGGTAAAAGATATCGATCGCTCCATATTCTTGCCTCCAGAGACACAGAAACAGGTGTAAATCTGTCTATGGCTATGGATGGTGAAACTGGATTCTTTGAAGAATTACCTAAATTAGAAGAATTCGAAGGTAATCCGTTTTTGTATAGTAAGTACGAATAACTTTAATTTTTAATGGATAAAGAAAAAGAGTTACAGTTGGTTGGTGATAGTGATGTGATGAATATGAATTTCACACAGAAGATGCTTGATGATGCACAAGTCCTTATTGTATCGGGATTATTACCCTCGCAGGTAAAGACTCCACAACAGGCTTGTGTTATCATACAAAAAGGTAAAGAGCTTGGCTTTAAGGACCTTCAATCCTTTGATATGATTGATGTAATTATGGGCCGAGCAACTATTAAGCCTAAAGCAAAACTACAACTAGCCCTGAGAACTGGTCATTTAATGATCAAAACCATTGAAGATTGGGTAGATATAAAAAACGAAAAAGACGAAGTTATTGACAAACGAACTACTATTCGATTTTTTAGAAAGTTCGGTTCTCAAGTAATTGAGGAGGACTGTTCATTTACGTATCAGGAAGCAAGACAGATGCAGTATTTGGGAAAGGATAATTGGCAGAAACAGCCAAATATCATGGCCTGGTGGAGATGCGTTGGAAGAGGTCTTGATAGAGTCGCTCCTGACTTAACAGGAGGAATGTACACCACAGATGAAATGGCTGATGTACACAATGTTAAATATAACCTCGATGCTGAGGGTAATTTGACTATATTAGATTAATAATTTAAAACCGTTCTTTATATGTTTAAATTTGACACAAACGAACAGAATGCTAAAGCTACAACCGGATCACGTTATATTGTTCCTGGAGTTCACGACAACATTCAAATGGTAGACATTAATGTTGGAACTTCAAGAAATAATAATCCTGTAGTAAACGTAAAGCTTGAATCTATGGATGATAATTCATTTTTAGAAGAAGGCTTACCGGCATCTGAAACAGTTAGTGGCTCTGGTAAAAGCCCAAGAATGTTCACAATGTGGAAATTGCAGGACATTGCTTTAGCTGTATGTACAGCTGAGGAATTCGAATCTATTCAAGGAAATACCCTTGAAGAGTTCATTGACAAATATAGATCGCTAGTTCTTGGTAAACCATTCAGAATGAAATTCTCAGCAGAGGAAATATTCTCTAATGGTAAACACTGGGATAAAGCAAGAATCCCTCTTCCTAACAAAAGAGGAACTGTTGCTGAATCTATGGATATACCAAAAGAAGAAACGAAGCTTAAATATGATGTCAATAATCCGTATGACTACAAAAAAGCGGTACAAACGGTTAATATCTTACCTCTTGGGGAAACAAGAGCTCCCATTATCTAATAAGGTAAGAGAAGAAATAAAAGAAGAGGAAGAGGGGTCACACCTTCTTCCTTTTTATTATATTGTAAATAAATCTGATTATCACGAATATCACATAGATATGGCAAAGAAAAAAGCGGAAAATGAATCTAGGTTTGTTGCTGGAGGGATTAACGATATCCCTCACATGCATTATGAGCAATCACCACCGATAGCTGAAAGTAAGGTTTATCGAGAAATGGAAAGAATATTTTCCGGTTCTGGATCCAAAGGTGTTAAAATATCTTCCTCTAGTTTTAAATTAGAAGAAGTGGTATTTAAAATAATGGAAAATGATTTCGATGATCTATTGGGAGGAGAGATAGTATTTCGCAACAAAAAAGGAAAGACTGTAATTTTCTCTTTAGATGATATGTCGATCAATTATGAAGATGAAAATTTAGATGATCTTAAAATCACTGAAGGACCTTCTACAATTGAGAACAACACTAATTCAAATTATGATTATGAAGAAATGGAAGATTATACAAAGAAAGATCCTGTTGATTACTTTAGAATTGAATTAGAGAAAAACATTGCGGAGTTGGAACAGGATTTGTTATTTAAAGCAGTAACTGTTAAAACTAAATCAGCTGAAGAATAATTGTGAACAAATTCGACATAGAAGATAAAATATCACAAGGTGAACTGCTCAGATATTACATTGGTAATATCAAGAAGCCTATCAGATCTCCATTTAGAAAGGACAATTTTCCCACTATAACATTTAAAGATTATGGTGGGAAGGTCCTTTGGAGAGATTGGGCTACAGGAGAACACGGTGATGCACTTGACTTTCTATATCGACTTTTTGGATCTCAAAGTTATTCTGATCTTTTTAAAAAGATAAACAGCGATTTAAACTTACAGCAATCTCAATTATTAAAATTACCAACACATCAAAAAGTATCAACAGTTCAAAAGAAGGATATACAGGTAACTTATAGATTCTTCAATGATCGGGATTTATCTTATTGGAATAGTAATGGTATTTCTCTAAATACATTAGGTAAGTATGGTGTATATGCATTATCTGAAGTTTGGTTGAATGGTAGGTCTATGTTGGAATCTTATGTAAAGAATCCACTATATGGCTATAAATATTCACTATACAAGGATGATACCAGATGGAAAATCTACAGACCCTTTGCAAAAGCTAAGGATATTAAATTCCTTTATAATGGTACTGTGGACATAATCGAAGGATACGACCAATTACCTTGGTATGGGAAGACTCTGCTAATTACAAAATCATTAAAGGATGTTATGCTATTGCATGATCTTGGTTGGTCTGCAATTAGTTTACAGGGAGAAGCTAATTCTCTTGGTGAAAACATCTTTAGTGTTCTTAGTAGTCGATTTGAGATTATTATTTTGTTCTATGATAACGATAAAGCAGGATATGAAGGAGCAAATAAGTTATCGCAAAAATATGGACTACCTAAGATATTTATTCCTGAGAATGACGAAGGGATAAAGGATATAACCGATTATTGTAAAATAGCTGGTAAAGAAAACGCAAGTATACTAATGAATAATTTGATTAGTGAAGGAAATGATTGATAATGAATTCATATTCATTCCTTTGAATACACCAAGTTCGAAGAATAGTAAACAATGGACCGGTAAATTCTTAGTTTCATCAAAGCCTGTACAAAGGTATATCAAGGAAACTAAAGAGCTCTGGATAGCAAATAAAGATATATTCCATTCAATGACTAAAGGAAGTAAAAAGCCTTATAAAATTGGACTATACTTTATAAGAGATTCACGAAGGAAGTTTGATTATATCAATGCAGCTCAAATTCTTTTTGACCTAATGGTTAAATACGAATGGATCGATGATGATAACTGTGATGAAATACTTCCATTGTTTCTGGGATATGAAGTTGACAAACAAAACGCAGGAGTTAGAATTTTTCTTATAAAACAATAGAACTATGAAATTTATATTAAGCAGAGATCTTTATAACAAAATACAACAATACTTTGGTGATGATAAATATTGTTCAGAGTGTCTTAAGAATGATCATCGTAAGCTGTTAATAGCGATGGGAGATCATATCACAGCCTTAAAGGAGAAAGAAGATCCTCAGACAAATTATAAATTGTACACCGAAGAATATATGAATGTATTTGAAGAAATTTTAGAAATGGCAGATGAAGAGTTTACTGAATATTTATCAGGTAAACAGATTGAATTTGATTCCTCATATAATTCGCACATTACCGTTGGACAAGAAGTCTCTTAATGAGTAAGATATGTTGTATAGACGGTGATATATTATTGTATAGGATAGGATATTCTAAGCATAGCGACCAATATTCTGTCCTATATGATTTATATTCATTGTTAGTAGAGATACTTTCTATAAATGAATCTGATAGCTACGTAGGATTTTTAAGTGATAAAACTAATTTCAGATATAAGGTTGCAACAACAAGACCTTATAAGGGAAACAGAGAGAACAGAGAATTACCACCATGGTATGATTTTGTTAAAGCTGAACTTATTAAATTAGGATTTGTCATAGTAAACAATATTGAAGCTGATGATGCATTAAGTATAACAGCCAGACTTGTAGATGGGGTAACTTGTTCCATAGACAAAGATCTATTGCAGATTCCCGGTTATCACTATAACATTGTAAAGAAGGAGTTCATATTTGTCGATCCTAGAGATGCTAGGTTTCATCTATGGACTCAGGTGATATCAGGAGACACTATAGATAACATTGTCGGAGTAAAAGGTATAGGCAAGAAAGGTGCTGTAAAATTCTTACAGATTATCAATGCATATGACCATTACAATTACCCCGAAGCAGTCCTTGCTTTATATATGAAGCATTATGGAGAAGAGGACGGTATCTGTAAATTCTATGAGAATTATAGGCTAATTAAGCTATTAGAGGACGATATACCCTGTATAGATCATAACCAAGACCTTAAGACTATATCAGAAAGTTTGTCCAGTTTAATTAAGAAATTTGATTATTTAAAACCAATTGAATATTATATTGGTAAACCAAAAATTGAGGAGAATAAATAATGAGTGAGTTAGAAGATCTTAATCTTTTTGAGGATACTTCTGATAAAACCAGTAACTCACCAACGTATGAATATTATTGCACTGATTCAAGTATTTTCTTATTGCCCTTTTTGGGCTACACATCATCCACATATGGGGATTATTTCTTTAATACCTATGTAAGTACGGACTATAAATTGTTTAATGTCTACAATAAAACCAAAGTAACTGTATCTAACAAGTCTAATTTTGTTATAGTAACAGGAGCCTTGGAGATGAGTCAGATGTTTACAAAGAATGTCCTTGATGATGAATTATTCCTTATACAGCAGTTTGATTTAACTGAAAATCTATATGATGATGTAGATGCATTTTTCGATTCAAAGTTCACAAAACTATCGGATAATACCAAATATAACATCAGAAAGTTCTATGCTCATGATCCTGTTACCCTATATCCGATAAACAGGGTAATTAGTCCATCTATTGATGATTATGAATCAATAGCAGAAGAGTATGGAGTTAATCCTTCAGTTATATTAGAATCACACGGACAGGTAAGAAATCCTATAAAGCTTGAAGAAGAGGTATTTAATTTGAACCGTTTTAAAGATAACGGAGACATTTATTATTACGTAAAAAATAATGCACAATGAAACAACAAATCTTAGGTAAACTATTGACACTTTGGGAGAAAAGAACAGATTTATCTTTTACTGAACTGGTAGATACAGTTTTAGCTCTTAAACCAGGAGAGGATATAACAGATTACGATGATGATTATCTCTTGGAAAGATTAGAAGCTCATATCGACGCTTTCGAGCATACACAGTATGGAATGTAATATGATATCATATAACCGAAAGAAAACAGAGATATGAACTATACTAAAATACAAACAGATATAATTAATGGACAATCTCCTTTAAGATTAAAAGGTGTCTTGAAAAAAAGGAAAGAGACCCTAAAGGAGTTCATTATAAAGTTCTTCACTGATTTCAATGACACAAAATCCACTATTTATGTAGCAAATGGAAGTGAACAGACCGAACCAGGTCGAAGAAGAAGCATAGGTGATACATTTCTGATATGCAGATATTATTATCCTACATGTACCTTAGAAGAAGTCTCGAACATAATATACAACAACTTGTTCGGAGAAATACCTAATTTCAGATCTTCATATTGTAATGTTATCCACAAAAGAGTTTTCTATGTCGGTAATGAGAATCAAGAATCACAGGTGTTTAATGCTCAAAAGAAAGATGAATATGGACTGATTCTTAGTGATTGGACATCTCGTACAGATATAGTAGACGGTTTAGATGATGGGATTGGGTACGATGAAGATGATGATCTTTATATCGAATGGAATGATGATTAATATATGTTTAATTTAAAATCAAATGTTTATGACTAACATGAAGTACTATGATGAGTTTTGTAAGATTTATGGTCAGACAGTAGGTCGCAGAAAGAAAGAGTACCGCTATTGTGATGTGGTAAATGCTCTTAGAAACAAGGGCTCTAATATATCTGAACGGTCCGTTCACCGATATATGAATGCTCTTATTGATCAATGTAAGGTTCGCAGAACCACTATCAATGGTCAGAAATACTACGTAAATCGATAATTAGTTTCATAGTTTGTGTTTTGAGGGTGGGACTTTCGGGTCCTGCCCTTTTTGGTTTAAATGATGCAAAACATGTTTTATTGGATATTATTAGTAATTACTGTAGTAGTCTTAATCTGCTCTGTAAGGAAAAAGAAATAATTAATGGAAATATTTGACAATAAAGAAAAAGGTAAAGGTCTGCGATTAAATGAAGGAAAAGTGAGAATTGATCTTGTCCCTGAAAGCGCAATACGCGGTATAGCTAATGTAATGACTTTTGGTGCTAAGAAATACGCTCCTAACAATTGGAGAAAAGGAATGGCTTGGTCCAATGTTACTTCTTCTTTGAAGAGACATCTTGCTGCAATTGATCGTGGTGAAGACTTTGATCCCGAAAGTGGATTATATCATATAGACCATGTATTGTGTAATGCTGCTTTCCTAAAGGAATATTACAAGATATATCCTGAGGGAGATGATAGACAACATCTGTATCTTAGAACACCTAAGATAGGTCTTGATATAGATGAAGTATTAGCAGATTGGGTGGGACATTGGTGCAGGAAGTTCAATATGGAAAGACCTAAATATTGGACTTTCGACAGGGATATCAAAACCAAGTTCGAGGAAATGAAGAACGATAAGGATTTTTGGATGTCCATACCTCCTCTTGTAAATCCTAAAGAGCTTCCTTTCGAACCTCATTGTTATATCACCAGTAGAAGTATTCCTCAAGAATGGACAGAGCAATGGCTCAATGATAATGAATTTCCCGGTGTACCTGTATATAGTATACCTCATGGACATTCCAAAGTTGAGATTGCAAAGCAGGCTGGTGTAGAATGGTTTGTAGATGATAGGTTCGAGAACTTCGTAGATCTAAACAGGAATGGTATTTGTTGCTTCCTGTTTGATGCACCGCATAATCAGAAGTACGATGTAGGATTCAAGAGAATTAAAGATTTAAAAGAATTGGTTGTATATGAATAAACCTCAACAAAAACAAAGAGAGTTCAACCCTAAAACGTTCATGAAGGATCTTAATGATGATTCTAGTGTAAAAGCAGATACGGTGATTGAATTAACATTTAAAGAACTAAATGCTTTAACTTTATTCTATTATGATTCTGGATTTGATACAGGATTAGAAGTAGGGGTTCTCAAAGATAAACGACAAACGTTCTAAATAAAACTATAAATATATGTACAAAGTATACCACAAAAACGACTTTAAGAACAAGCATTCAAAAGAAACATCAAGCAGTATAATGGTAGAATACCTCGTAGTATGGGAAGGTAAGAACTCAATTAGAGTTGTATCTAGTGTACCAAGATTCTACAAGGACCCGAAAGGAGTTGCAGAAGGTATTGCTGCTGCATTGAATAAAGGAAATATAGTATTAGATTTGACTATTGGTTAATATGTCAACATCAAACGAATACTTAAGACATGCGTTTTTTAATGGAGAAGAAGACGGTGGTGTTAATAAAGCTGAATCTATTATCAGAGATGCAGGTGGATTTATCACACCAGAATTTTCCATAGTATATGACGGAGAACTTCCACTAGTAGTAGATGCTATCGATTTTCTACAACAGGAATGGGATTATGGTGAATGGATAGACAGTGAAACTTATAATGAATGGAATGTGTAAAGCAGAAATTTTACAATTAGACAAAGACAATAGAATGCTGCGAATAGGCGGAGGAAAGAATAAGGGTGAAGCATTCTTTAGAATAGATCTTTGGTGGATAGGTATAAGAGTAAAAAAGAAAGGGGGAAATTAATCCCCCTTTTATTATTTCTTCTCATTCCAGAACCTGTTCCATTCATAGTATGATGATAGGAAAGGCAACGATTTAAATATCTTCCTTTGCCCTCTGATGAATCCATCTGTGGTTTCTTCTCCTGATATACCACCATTAAAGAAGTAGTCCATTAAGCCTTCGTTTAGTGTTATAAGCTTAGGAACTGCTACTGTACCTGTTTGTACACCTCTCAAAAGATCGTAAGGATAATAGCCTGCTGTGAGGTCATCTCTAAGCTTTTGCCACTTTCTGAAATTATATGTATCCTCATCATCGTCATCTAGTGCAGCGCCCATTCCTAATAGAGCTATTGCAAAGAATGCGCCTGTTATTAAAAGATCTAGTACGGCGAGCTTTTGTTGAGCAGATAAATTCTCCCATTTATAGTTGGGGTCGTATTTCAACTTCATCATGGTGAGAATCCATTTACCAAAGAACACTATCCTACCTTCGTTTATTTGTCCCACCCATTCAAAGATAGGTTGTCCATCTTCACGTTCTCCTACCTTTTTCCAACTACCAAGGGATATATCGTTGTACTTGCCCTGGAACATATTATTGAGGATAGAAGGTAAATACTTACGAAACTGCAATGTAGCTCTACCAATAGCATTAGCTTCAAGAGCAATCTTCTCTGTTCTGCGGTAACCACCGTGTATCCTTTGAGAAACTCTCTTCATTCGCAGTTCTTCTTCAGGAGATATTCCCTCTAAGACCTCTCCTGCTTGATTATAGCCACGAACTCCCCCAGTATATACTAACTTATCATCTTGAATCTCATAAGCGTCCCACATGGATATTTCATTACCATTATTGTCCTTGGTCTTCATATGATTTAATTGAGCTCCAAGTACTGCGTATGTACCATGATCCTCACCTATCCTGTGGAAGAAATATAGATGTGATTTATTAGCTAATTTATTCTTTCCTACAATTGACTTAGCTTTATCTGTAGAGTATTCGTAATTATCAGGCAGATAATTCAACATCTCAGCAAATAGTTCAAGTTTTGTTTTCTTTCCCGATAATGATGAGAATCCTACCTCAGCTGCTTTTAGTTCACCAAATGCTAAATCCTTTATACCAAAGTCCAAGTCTTGATCATTAATCTTGAATAGACCCTTACCTGCTGATTGTTTAACCGCTTCCTTGAAATTCAAGATCATAATAAGAAAATGGTTAAATGTACCTGATACAGGCTTCAACCACATAGTAGAGGTGGAAACATAGTTTCTAAGCCAGTCTAAGACACGATCATCTCTTAGATATCTATTACCTATCTTAATTGGTTTACGTCTTATAGAAGACCTCTTTTCGCGGTCTATGACGTTTATATCGATAAAGTGGTCCACCCAATTCTCCAATGTCTTAAACTTATCAGAATCTCCGGCATCGTCTGCTTTTTGTCCTAATATAGCCTTAATACCCTTACCCATAGCATATACATCGTCCATGTTCCTTTTATTGATCATGTTAGTTGTAAATACCTGTAAAGCATTATAAGCGTTAAATGAATGGTTCTCAGAGGATATTATTCCTGCTGATCCCATATATTTAACCGGTACACCAATATTCTGCTCACTGGTTGGATAAGACCTCTCGAAGAAATTGTCCATTGATTTGGACCACATTCTCTTTATTTCTTTTTTATTAACTCCCTTCGTTTCAAATACTTCCTCCATTGTAGGGGTAAGCCTTGGAACGAAATCTCTTGACAATAAGTCTGGTAATTGTTCTAACTTAGCTTTAGATACTTCCTTACCATTTACATAAGCACTCTGATCTATCATGGTCCTCACCCAATTATTGGTTAAGGTCTTTTCATAGAACCTAAGATAGTCCCGTTGAGCCTCTGTTAGAGTTAACCATTTATCATCTGATTCAGTTACTCTGTACCATCCTGCTCCCTCAAAGTAATCTCTGTAAATCCAAAAGAAATCAAACAGACCACTACCGTCTCTGTTCTTAGATATATAATCTATTCCTCCGATGAATCCTTTATTAAGAAGCTTCTTTTGAGGAAACTTAGAGTAGTATTCATCTAATACCTTTTTCATTTTGACTTCATGCTCGTGCTTGAAATCATTTATCTCCCTCTCAGCTTTGGTCTTATTCCTTTGCCAATAACGTATGAACTTCTGGACTAATGGGTTAGATATATCATAGAGGGTTCCTAGCCATCTTTTAAATAAACCTACAGAAGCCTCATCTTCATAATATATTCGATTACCTCCTTCTTGTAATTCAAGTATTTGTTCGGTTAATCTGCTTATTTCTTGTTTCTGTTCCACAGTTTGTGTGGACTCTGGATATGATAATTGAAGTCTGGTTAATTGTTCTTGTCTCCATTTAATTCTATCCTTAGTTTCTGGATACAACTTATCAAGATCTTTTTCTTCAAAGGTCTTAATGGACGATCCATTATAGTTAGTCGGATTAAATAAACCCTTTTCTTTTAGTGTCGAATATAAATCCTTATTATTATCTTTAACAAAATTTTCGATAATATGGAGATAGGTTGGTACATCTATTTCATATTCATTGACAATATCCTTTTTGTTCAGGTGAGCAATGGATAATTTCTTGAACCTAATATTCGGGAAATTTTCCTTTAGGATAAATGCTCTTAGCATTACCTCCAGCTTTGCTCTGGATAATCTGGAATCATTAGCACTATTATAGAGATCTTCAGCAAACTTTAGTAAGTATGGATCGTTAACATCCTTTAAGAAATTAGATCCGCTTTTCCAATCAATGATTGAAAACTCTCCATCATAGTGTTCTGTTAAAAGGTCAATTGTAGTAGCAATCCCAAGAGCACTGCTGGATACTGATATCTCAGGTATAACTTTATCCCGATATTCATCTCCTCCGATTTCCCTGCTGTTTTGTTTAAAGTTAAGTTGAAGTAGAGCAAATATATCTTCAATGCTATCTACTATAACATTTAACAGAGAGGGATCAATGAGGTTCTGTTCACCAGGTTTCTCGGTGATTAATTCGTCAATTTCATTTTTAATACGATCATCTCCTGTAATTTGCCATTCAATTATCTTGTGTGTTACAGTACCTTGTGTAGTTATCGTATTAACAATTATTTTGTATTCTCTTGAAAGTTCCTCAAAAGTATATTCCTTACCATCAGTCCATTTAACTTTACCAGACTCAGGATTAACATTCTGTTGTTTGAAGTATTTACGAGTCATGTATTTCTCAGGAGTATCTACGAAATATTCAAATTTAGGAGAGAAAGTTTTCTGTGTAAATTCGGTCAATCGTTCGTATGTGTTCCCAAGTTTGTCCTTATAGACCTTCTCGTCTTCTGCTAATTCTAGTCCTAATTTATCGAACTGACTCTTTATGTCGCCTAATGTAAGCTTTTCCTGAAACTGAAAAGCCGGAGCACCTTTCATTGTTACTCCGGATAAATCGAATTTATCATCCGTATTTATTAGCTCTGCTATATCATCAAAGGTTAGATTAGCGTATCTATCATTTGAGATATCATTATAACGCGTTCCCAGGCTTCTAGAGAGACTTTTAAGTAAATCCTTAATATAGTCCCACACACGATTAAATAATGTCGTAGAAGCCTTCTTTTGCTCTTCTGTAGTATATAACCTATCAGCCTTTCTTCCTGCTATTGTAGTTATAATTTCCTTCCATTCATTATTGGATATATGGGTTCTATTCTCAGGATTACGATAGTTATGTTCAACAAGATAGTTTATCCATGCTCCTTCTTCCTTTATCTTTAACGCTTGATTCTTTAGATTAACGAACAATCTTCGATTCTTTTGGAATATATTTTCTATAAAAGGATGGAGGAATTCATGGAGAACTGTCTCAGAATTTATATTATCATCGATTAAATACACCTTATTACTCTCTCCTAACCAAAATCCTCTGGTCCCTTTAGTGACCCATGGATACTTAGCTGCTGCTTTCTCATAGGACAGCATTTGATATTGTACTCCCAGACGGGAAGACATTTTATCTGCAAGTCTTCGAGCCTCTTCACTGTTTATTCTCTTAGAATCATATTGAAGTTTTCGTTCTTGCTTGTAAAACTCTGTAGTTGAAAGTAGAATCTCAGCTTGATCTAATGTAGGTATATCTTCATTATTCTTGAAATACAGAGCAGTAGCAAGTATATCTCCATACTTTTTAGAAAGAGCTTTATATTCGGATGTATTCTTGTTTGGACAAGTCATATTACAGGTTACATTTAATTGTATCTAATGCTTCTTTTTCTGAGAATCCGCTATTAATGAGCTCTCTCATTCTTTCTGTAGCTTCTTCGATAGCAAGAGAAGGATTGCTAACAGATTTATAAAAATGCTCAAGTTCACTATATACGTCAAAAACGACTTTTTGTTTCAAAGAATGATCAACTTGTTCACCTTCTGTTAAGCTTATTTTATATTTATCACCAACCTCTCTAACCGAAGATATATAATGTTTCTTCATTTCAAGTCTTAATGGATCAGAAGCTAAATGTGTATAGATTTCCATTCCTTCTTTGAAGCTATAGGAATCTGTATATTCACTTCTAGTCAGTTCAATAGTCCTTGATGGCTCATCAAGCTGAACAGCAAGTATGTCCTTACCAAACACCTTTTGTATATCATATCCGTTCTTAAATAGTTCATTGTTGAACTGATAGTGTCCAGATGAATATTCATTCTTAACTTTCTGGAAGTATGTAGTAATCTCTCCTGCTTGCTCGACTTCTCCAATATTATAATATATGGACCCATATTGAGAGATGAACGATTTAAAGCCACCACCTTTCACCTTAAGATCAAAATAACCATATGAGTCTTTTCCACGATACAAGAAAGCTTCTTTACCTCGAACCATCTTTGTATTACCGGTTTTAACAATGTTCTTTTTGATTCGTTCATCAATAAGACTTTCTGTATTCTTCGAAAGTAATTGAGCTGCAAAATGTGTTAAAAGGTTATCGAACTTCGAATCTCCTTTTTGTTCATCCGCGAAGATGTCCAATAATTGATTATCAATATATTGGTTTATACCAGTCCAGTATCTTGGTGGGATAACTGCAGTATAGCTTCTTGCTCCAAATGATAATCCTTGGGTCAATACAGCATATTTAATTAATCCTAATTGCAGATCACTAATCTTACCGTCATCCGATAGCTTATCGAAGTATATTTCCATTTCATAAAGCTCATCATTGTTCATTTGTGAACCTTTTAAGAAGGATATATACTGTTTGGATAGTTCACCCTTACGAACACTCTTCTCAATGGTTATATTGGACAGGAACAGGTTATTTGTATTATTCTCAACAGCAGGTCTTAGAGTTTCATCAATGAATCTTTGAACCCATGCATCTACACCTTTAAAGCCTTTATATGGTTTTTCATTAGTTGTATCCATTGAGAGTTCCTTACCGTCGATTATTTCCTTATATCCAGTGAGGATATATTTTAAGAACTCTTCACGAATTCTTGCAAGGTTCTCGTTGGTGTCATAGTTTTGTTCTGCTAAACCAATCTTAACTATTTGATTGATCTTCTTTGAGAATTCAATAAGAGCTTTATTGTTTACAAGGAAGATTTGTTCTAGTCTGGTCTTAAGCTTTTTAATGGTTTTAAATGCTGATTGTATATGAGGAATAGACAAGATATCTGCTCCTATGAATGGATAGTTGTCCTTGAACTCTCTGGACTCTGCTTCTGTGTCCTTATAAATAGTATCAATCTTGTCCATCACATCCTGAACATCCGCATAGTTGCTTGGTAAGTGTTTTAATATCTTAAGAAATCCTGATGTATTAGATATGTAATCACCCATCTCACTAACTGTCTGGAATGTATCAATCAGATAGTATTGGAACAGAAGTTCCTCAAAGTTCATATCATCTATCTTTTTGTTGATATCTCTTTCCAGATTTTCCGATGTTATGGATGTATTATTAAGATGATCCTCAAGAGGAAGTTCTTCAACATTAATTTGCTTTAACATTGCGAGCTTGTTCTTGATTTGACCTTTTAACATTGGTAATTGAATTCCCTTGGACAGTTCCATTATTGAGGGTTGTAAAAGAATCTTAACTACCGTATGAACAGGTACCCCCATTGCGATTAAGGAAACAAGACCTTTAGCTGTATTATTAGTAGCATTTATCTTGGGAAGTATTTGAACCTTCACATTATCAATTGCAGCGTTTATAAGGGAGTCTAATGTCTCCCATATAGTATATACCTGTTTGTCACCACGATCGTTGATTACAACTTCTAATTCGCCATCTTTGGTTCTTTCTGTCCGATGTAAAGATGTATATTTAAATCCATCAACGGTGATATGATATTTATCCTTTAACGGAACATCAGCGTTTTCACCAACTGAATGGAAAATATATGCTAAAGCTTTGAAATAATTAGCAAACTGTCCAGTTAATGATACACCAAGGAAGTTGTCCTGGTGCATCTTCAATTGATCAGGTAATCTCTTTAAGTCATATTGTTCTGTGAACTTCTTACCTGTTACCCTTTCGATCATAGGGATAACCCTTTCTTCTCCCGCTATAGCATCACCATTGAATCTGTCCATAGTGATAGGAGCCATCATTGATTCCAGGTTCTTACTAGATTGGATTATATCCAATAGTTCACTAATGACGGTGTTCTTAATAGCTGTTTCAAGAGCTTTATCCAGAGACTTTAAAGTAGAAGTAAGCTTATCCTTTTCTTTACCATTATAGTTCTTATCCCCTGCTGATAGATCTGAATAATAGTCTTTGATCATGGCTTCAATCTTGTTGATTGTTTCAAAGCCCTGAAGTACATCACCAGTATTATATATTACATTACCATCATAGTCATTAAGGTCTCTTGTAAGAGGATCTTTTCTGATAGCAAACAATGAATCCACATCAAAGTCTGAACCATGAAGCAAAACCAGTTCTTTTGGTGCAATGATAATATTCTCTTCTGATCCTTTTTCAACAGGATAAAATCCAATAACTTTAATCGGAACTGCAGAGTGAAGCTCTGTAGAAGGGATACGGAATCCAAATAAAGTAGAGAGGTCTTTACTTTCAAAGAATACTTCATCTGAAATATTCAGCTTCTTTCTCAAATTACCAATATCCGGTAAATAACATTCCATGTAATATTCACCACTCTTAGGATCAACTACTAGTTCTGGGTATTTTCTAATACCGTTCTTAGTCATTATATCCTGAGTTCTTGTTCCATATGCCGATTCTAATACAAGCTTTGTCCCAGAAAACTCTGTACCCACTGTAGCATTGGATACCATTGAATTGAGGCTTGCTATAGCTTTACGGACAATATAAGGAAAATTAATACTAATATCCTTGTTGTTTATAAGTTCAGCAAACCTTTTATCGGTGGAAGAATATTTAACCTTGCTAGCAATAGTATCCTTCACCTTCTTTAATTGGTTCTTATCAATACCTGCTTTCTTTCCAAGAACCTCAGACATCTTCTCTAAACCCATGTCCGTTAGTCTTGACAAGAGTCCATAAACTCTATTAGCAGCATCCAGGTTCAAGGTATTAGTATTAAGCTGATAGATGATCTGAGAGGGAGTTTTTACGTGAGAATCTGTATGGTGCTTAGGATTAAGCTGTATACGATAATTATAGTTACTTAAGGTGAACTTAGTTGCTGAAGAGAAATCAGTGTGTCTTTCCTCTTCTACAGGTACAGTTTTATTTGGTACACCAACTTTAAGAGCAGTCTCAAATACAAATTCATCAACGTGATTTCCACTATTAATATTGTCCTCAATTATTCTATTTAGTATATCAAGCTCATAGGATTTAAGTGGATTACCTTGTCCAAGCTTTCTGTTCATAAACTCGGTAAATACCCGAAGATCGTTTTCATGCATTCCATTAGTTTGCATTTTATCTCTAAGGGTTCTTAGATCAGGAAAAGCTTTAACAAGTTCATCTGTAAGAACAATAGAAGAATACTTTAGGAATCTTGGAATACCATCCTTATCTATCTCATAATGAACAGGCTTAAGAACTTTACCTAATTTAAAAGATTGTCCGAATCCTTTAACAATATCGTTATATCTTTCAGGAGTCATGAATCCTTGTCCATCTGTAGATTCAAAAGATTTCTCTAATAGTCGTCGAAATCTTGGATCGTCCTTATATTCGCTTTTGAAGATGTCCTTTATGTCTTTTCCGACAATAACATTAAACTTCTCTCTCATTCCCCACTTACCCATGACATTACCCTTCTGACCAATAGCATGAGCACCGCTCATACGTTTTATCTCATCTACGGCATTTTTAAAGTAAGCTTCATCTCCTGTTAGAAGCTGATTGAGGAATAAGCTATTGATATAGTTATTTTTTACCCAAAGATCTACAAGAGGAAGTATCTCGGTATATTTAATATCATACCCTTCTGTTTTGTTCCTGTCATTGAAGGTATCAGTTTCAATCTTGTATTTCCTGAATGTTCCTGGGAAGTTGAATACTCTGTCCTGTAATAAAGAATTATATACACTTGGTAGACGACTATCGAAAATCATCTTCTGTTCTACCATCATTTTTGCGATATCAACAGAATCGTTCTCAAGCTTAGATAGAACTGTGTTAACTCTTCTATCTAGTTTTAATGAGCTCCATAGTGTATTGAAGCCTTTATCGGTGGACAACATTTGCTGTAACTGTTCTGCAGTAAGTTCATTATTGTTCAGAGCTTTGCGAACATCTTCAATTGTTATCTTATTATCTTGACCTATGATATAACTTTTGTTAAGGTTCTTATCATAATTCTTAATATCTTTTTCTGATCTTACGGACTCTTGTAATAAAGCTATTCCAATAGATTTACGTAATGCATTATCATCAAGTACCTTCATGAACGCACCTAATATATTTGGTTTGTTCGATATGGTGAATACCTGTTGAGCGTATACCTTATCATCAAATTGACTGATATTAGACAAAGCAGCCAGGAACTGGAAATTGAAATTACGGTCCAACCACCCTTTCTCTTTCTCTCTTTTGTATAACTGAGTGAAACCACTAAAGTCATTCTTCAAAGAGTCGTGATCAAAATAAGAATATACCTTATTGATATTAAGACCAGAAGACGGATTAATCGGATTGAACTTATAGAAGCTGTTCTTACGTAAATAAGGTGGTAATATTCGTTGATTGATGATATTTACCATCGTATCTATAGCTTGTGAAGAAGCCGTTAAATACCATCGGGGTTTCCCATCCCCTCCTATATATGTTGTAGCATTCTCGAACCTGTCGTTCTTCGCAGAAAGGACATTAGCAATATTAACTAATCTGGTGTTGGAGTTTTCCAATATATCTGAAAAGATAGGTTGTACCTCAACTGTTACACCGTCCTCATTTTCAATTGTCTTAGGATTTAATTTAGCCTCTTTCCTGCTGTTCTCAAATTCATCTACCATTCTAAGTATATCTTCATGAATGGTCACAGCCTGTGAGTAGGTCATCGCTATATCTCCTTTACCAAGACCAAGACTTTTGAAAAGGTTATTTAAATGGTTCTTCTTATCTTGAGCAGATTTAACGTTATAATATGACCTGTAATAGTTCTGGAGAACAGGATATTTCTGAGATAATTTATCCTTGATAACACTTAATTGAAGAGCTTTATCAATCTCTTTTTCAAAAGGACTATACCTCCATTTAGGTTTACCGTAATCATAGGTCTTAAGACCATACCATACGTTCTTTGTTCTAAGAGAGTTCAAAGATGCCATCATCTCATTTAAAGTGTTAGCATAATAAGCCCTTAGATAAAGAACCTTAAGATCTGTTAAATCAAATTCATCTTTGAGATTATTCTCTTTATTGTGCTGATCTACCAAATTCTTTATTTTACGAAAGAATGCAGATGTTCCAATATTGATCTTATTACCAGCAGAGTCGGTTCCTGATTTATTAACTCTAACGATATATCGTTCTAGTTTACCATTAACTAACCGTTGGGTTGGATATTCGAACAAATCGAGATTGGTAGAATTTTCTGCAGAGAATTTGAATGTACCAAAGTTAGAAACTATCTTCTTCAATTGTGGAACAGGTTGTTCTTCATCTAAGAATGATATCAGTCTGACAAGCTCATTCTCTATTGCTATAGTAGTCTTACTTTGTGATTTGAAAGTAAGAAAAGCCTGTTTGATTTGCTTGATCTTCTCAGATGCACTATTACCTGTTATATTGGTTAAAACTCTTCCTAATACAGCATACGCTTGTTTAGAATTAATAGGCTCTCCATTTAGAAGAATAGATGATAAGAAATGTTTAACAGATTCAGTTAACCTGTTCTCCCAGTTAATGCGATCACCCTCTACTATCTGCTCATAAAGATTGGCTACATCTTCATCCAGATTTTCCCATTCATCCTCAAAGTCTTCTGTAGTTTCACCTTCTGTTATACCTTGACTAATGTATTTATTAGGATCAAAATGAGTGTCAAGTCTATCAATGAAAGAAAGATTAGCATTCTGATATGTAGGATAAATATCCTTTAGCATTTCTTTAAATACAGAAGGATCTGATAAACGTGTGAGGGCATCAAGTCTGTGTTTCTCTTTCTCTGTTAATGGACCTTCTCTTTCCTTATATCTTTCAGTTAATGTATATAGACCAACTTTAATATCCCTCATAGTGTAGTATATAGCCTCAGATGTAGTCATTGGGACATTTAACAGCTGGGACTTCGATTCAACTACAGGAAACTGATTATGAGAATCAGACTGCTTTGTAGGGTTCTTATAGTCGTCAAGTTTCTTCAACAACAATCTCTTAGCCTCTCTGAATCCTTCTACAGTATCAAATTTCTTCACTACCGGTGAAGAGTATCTTTCTCCTCTTAACGGATCTAATGAATATTTGTTAAAATAACCAGAATCAATCTTATCAAAGTATTGATCAATGACAGAGTTATTATTAAAGATGAAATCGAACAGATCTTTAATCTTCTTGAATATAGAGGTTATAAATGAAGTGGGCTTACTTTTCTTTGTTTCCCATTCCTGATATTTGTCCGCAAGGAATTCCTCCACCTGAACATCTGTCTGATCATTTAGAGAATAGTCCCTACGAGCTATTTTAAGAAGCTTAGAGCGCTCTTTATTAGTAAGGTAATTATTATATACTTCATGGAATACTTCGTGTCTTATAACACGTGTATTGACCTTATTGTCCTTATTAGTTTGTAAGTAGATTACTCCATCTCTCCACAAGCCATATGCCTTAATCCCTTTGGTTATCTTCAACATTTCTGTTGAGCTAAGGAATTTAAGTTGAGATTCGTTGATATTTGGAAGTAATGATTTAATGTAGTTAAGAACCTCTCTGGTTTGAAGTTCATAACCAAGGTCTTTACCTTCTGCTCTTTCTTCGGTTAATAATCTTGATCCCCATGAACCAAACAGATCATCTTCAATATCTCTTCCGCCTAATCTTTCTTCATCTTCAGAAGTTTTAGGATTCGAATCTTCTATTACAGCAGAATCATTATCAATCTCAATAACAACCTGTGTTGGGATAACTCCTTCAAAATTGGTAGTTAAATAATCCTCAAGGTTGTCGAATTTATCAAGAGGAACATTTTGATCTGCTACTCTCTTAGATTTGGGAATAGGCACTCTTAAACCAAATCCTTGATTAACTACAGAGTCTCCTGTCTGTGAATCAAAGTCCAGAAGCATTTTAAGATCATATAAAGATGGTAATGATCCAACTAATGTACTCAAATTCTGAAACTCTTCTTCGGAATATTGAGACTTAATTAAATTAACGCTTGTAGATGATATAGGCTTATAGGAAGGATCAAGACGTTGTCTTCTTCCCTCCAATCGTTGTAAATAAGGTCTTAATGTAAATGAACTAATACCTACCGTAGAGTCTCCTAACAGAGATTTACCTGTTCTGATATATTGGGTTTTATCACCAACCTTAACTCTGGTAATACGAGCAAGACCAAAGTCTCCTGCAGTGAGGTTTGACAGAGCTAAAAGATTAAGTGCATGTTGAGCAGGACCTGCAGTTCTTTTTCCGGACCATTCCAGTTCAGAGAAAGGTATTCTTCTTCCTCCTTCAAATACAGCTATCTTCTGTCCATCTTCGGTTTCTACGTTTAATATTTTACGAGGTCTTGTTACTCCGTTTTTATCTGTTAAAGGAGCTTCTGGTGAATCATCTTTCACTTTTACTGTCTCACCCTTACGGACCACTTGACTTTCTTCAGGTGGTAATTGGTAGACAAGATCAAATACCCTCTTACAGAGATCTACTACTTGCTGATTGTTAACATCAATATTTGAAGACTCCACCTCAGGGGTATCATAAAATCCATTGGCAACGTCTCTGATTGCTTTATTAAATAGAGGATCACCTATAGATTGCTTTGTAATATTTTCAAGATCAGATGCTAGAGAAATAAAATCCTGCAGAGGGGTAAATAACTCTGAATGCTTATTGATATTATATTTAGCAGGAGATAGTCTGATGAATTGATCTTTAGTCACAAAGGATTTAGATCCTTTTGCTTTAGGACTTGTTATGTGGATATATGGAACACCAGGGTCCACTATGAACTCATCAGGAATCTTGTTATTATTCCTAAGCTTCTTGATATCATTATTGGTATACATCTCAACCTTATAACGAAGTCCTTGAGGTCTACGCTCTTTTCTGAAGAAGGTGTCCATGAATTTATCAATGGTCCGTTCTTTTTCTTCTTGAGATAGTGGAACTGATTCTGAAGAATAATCGTAACTTAAAGTTCTTGCTGAGACTACTTTTGATTTATATACAGGATCGATATTAGACTTTCTGATAACTATATTACCAGACTCTGTTCTAATAGGTTCAACTATAGTTCTTTTACTATCTGTTGATAACATGGACCGAAGGAACGAAAATGGACCGTTAAGCTCATTGTTATTTAATACAGCAACTATCCTGTATTCATCCTCTTCTTCAGCTTTTTGGACAACCTTTATAACATCTTTAGTGTTATCAATATTAGTATCACGAACCTTTATAAACAAGACATTATCACCTGCTTTAACACCTGGGGTATTTTCTTTAGCTATGGAAGATGATGTAGGTTCAGATAATATATGAGCTTTTTTTCCTTCAGATACTTTTACATTAGCAAGAGGCTCTTGCATTACATCTGATTGCTCAATAGATTGAATATCGTCATTAGTTTCGTGAGAAGATATAGCTAATTCTATTTCTTCCTGTGTTACCTCAAAATCTTCTTCTTTCTCTATTTCTGTAGGATCTTTTACCTGATCATCCTTCTTAGGGTTCGTTTCCTCAGTTTTCTGAGCAAAGGTCTTTTTCGCCGTTTGATTACCTATCTGATCAGAGAGTAATTCTTTTTCTTTATCTCTGTCCTCTTTGAAGTTATTTAATCTCTGGGTATTCTCTTTTGATCTATCCTCTTTTTTAGCAGCAACATCAGCATCAAATACATTTATTGTATTAAGCTCTCCAATCATCAAGAATGTTTTAGCTCTGGATGAGGATACATACATTTGAGGATTATAGAATACAGTAGATCTTACGCTCCCTTTAGATTCTAAGGAAAGGAATACTTCATCAATGGTCCGACCTTGTGCATCTACAGGATCTATTACTTCGATTTTAGATAAATCTATTCCTGCATTAGCTATAAAATTTTTGTAACTATCGATATCTTCAGGATTAACAATCACCACCCGTTTCTTACCATCGGTTAATGTTTGATTGTTAAGATACCTTAATAGATCTTTTTTAAATTCCTTGGCTCCATAAACACCCGTAGAAGCCACAGCTGTATCTATATTACTTACATTAGATGTAACATACACAGGTTCACTTCTAACGTCAAGCTTCTTCTGCAGGAATTTATTTGCGAATTCCGTGATAGGAGCTACATCTGTCCTATAGACAATAGTTAATGGAGATATATTGGTTATATTAATAAAATCTTCAGTGGAGTACAGTGTACCTTGTTCACCAAATGACTCAGATGAATTCTCTATAGGAGGAGTCGGATATTTGGTTATTTGATTAGGATCTCCTAAGGAAAGAATCTTAACTTGATTCTTTTTGTTATCCAATCTCCATTTATTATGAGCAATAAGGGCATTGTCAATTTCAATTAATTCTCTTGTAGAAAGAGCAGCGACCTCATCTAATATAATCAGTTTTGTTTTATCAGACAGACTGTTATCACGAAGTTTACCTAAGAGGTCCGCAATAGAAGTTTTAGCAGAAGTTCCAAGAAGACGGTTGATATTCTCCGACGAAATATCATTATGTCCCACTCCATATATTTCAGCATTATTAAGATTGATAAGCTTTTTAACCCATGTGGAGATGACAGAGCTTTTACCCGTACCTGCTGTTCCTTTAAGATATGCCCAATTCTTAAATGCTTCATTTTCTTTTGAAGTGAAATACCACTTCACTGTTTCTCTTATTGCTATTAACTGTTGTTTAGATGGTACAAGATCTCCCTCCTTTAGTTTAGATGCTATAGACTGTTCATCTAGTATCTCCTGTATAATAGAGTAGTCACTGTTTATATCTGTTTTAAGATCATACAGATCAGATAACCTCTGATGATTATCGATTATATTTATGATCTCTTCAGAAGAAACAACTGAATCGGTCCTATCTTGTTTCTGGATTGCTCTTCTGAATTTAGGAAGATTCTGATCTTTGATGAACACAGAGAATGGACTGTCCACCTCAAGATCCATCTGATCTCTGATTATCTTTAATAGTTCATTGAATCCTCTTTTTGGATTTAACTTATATTGTGATATGATTTTATCCTTATTGGAAAAGTCTCTGGACTGAATTCTTTTACTTTCAATTACATCATCGTATATCTCATTGTATATAGAATCAATCTGAGCAATAAATGCTTTCTTATCTCCTTTGGTATACTCCGATAATTTTTGCTTGATGTAATCAGCAAGAACTACATTCTTATCTTGTTTACTTCTGCTTAATATATTATCAACCAATCCAAGATCAACAGCATCAATCGGAGTTCTGATAATATTATACAATGGTTCATTATTAACCATATTATTATCCAGATCATAACCAAGTTGAGAAAAGGTTCCCACACTTGTTTGCTCCCAAAGCTCAGTATTAGTTCTCTCGCGATTCTCAATCCTTTTTTCAATCTCATCTTTGATATTATCTAATTTTTCCAATACAGAGTCAATAGAAGCTATTACAGAGACTTTCTCTTCTTTAGTAAGGGATTCATCTGTCCTCTTGGAGAAAATAGCTCTAAGGGCCTTTAATTCGCCTATTTGATCCTTAACTGAATTAATATCCTGATAGTCCTCATCTAATTCAAAGTTCTGTAAGATACCATTGGACTTATCTATAAATTCTTTAGCAATCTTAATTCTAAGCTCTCCATCAGTTAATTCAACCTCTTGCTGAGCCACAGAATAAGATTCCATACGATTAATGAAATCTCTGTTACGTTGTTGTTGAGCTTCAAGAGCCTCCATCTCTTTAGTGATAGAATCTACCTCTAATTCCTGCTCGGGAGTATATATACTGGTTTCTTCTCCTTCTTCGTCAAAGCCGGGAGTACCTTGTTGAGCTATTTGCTGTAAACGATCGCCAAGTTCATTTAAACGATCTTCTTCGCTTTTATGAACATCAGTTAATTGTTTCTTAAGATCAGGGTCAATATAAACCCCTTGCTTCATCATTTCATTACCAATCTGTTCTTTTTGGTCCTTAGTTGATGCTAATGAAATATCTTCTGCAAATTTAGAACTATTGTTCAAAGTATTCTTATAGAGCTCAAGACGATTGTCTTTAATGTATCCTAATCTATTATTTTCATAATCAAGATAATCCTCCGAAGAAAGATTGGAAAGTCTTGGTTTTACAGTAGGGTCAGTGATACGAGCGATAGCTTCTTCTATCTTTTTCTTCATCTTACGCTGACCTTGTTCAGTTACAAGATCTTTGTAGTCTTTAATAAACTGTTCCCTTCTTTGTTGAAGCTTGGTAATATCATTTACCTTCTTAACCAGATCATCAGATATGTGAGGATTCTCTTGGATAAATTGATCGAGACGATTGAAGAAATTAAGGAAAGTACCTAACTCTACCGCATCATCGAAGCTCGTACCTACGGCTCCTTTAGTAAGCTGAGGTAATTTCTTTTTGGTGATCTCTACGTTTGTTCGAGCTAGTTTCTTTATCTGGTTCTCTATGTCGATTCTTTTATCAAAATCTACTTCATCTCTCCAGTCCCTGACTAAAGAAGAAATCTTTTCTTTAACATCTTTTTGTATACTATTGTATAGAGCAACATCAGCACCAGAGGGAATATATCCAGTGTAATTAGCAATCTGATTGGATATATCAGATATACGATTATCAATATTCTCTGTGGTCGCTAAGGCATACTTCATGCCGTTTCTCAGATATGAAGGGACATCAGGGAATCTTGTATCCATCATATCAGATATTTCATCTAATCTGTATGCTAATTTCTTTATTGAAGCTACCCTGTTAGCAGGTGTTTCTCCTGCTTTAAGTTCAGTTGAAAATGTAGATTCGAATTCATCCTTAGGTAATTGTGAATAAGCGTTAAGCTCATCTTCCAATAGATCAAATCTACCTGCGTCTATTCTTGATTGGATATAATTAAACGTCTGTCCAAACTTAGCATTCTCATAATTGAACTGATCATCAGTTAATAGAGAGTTCTCTAGTGTGGTCTGATATCCATTATGATTAGCTAAAGATTGAACTAATGGTTTAATGGACTCAAGGTCACCAAATTGATTTAGGTAATTAGCTGTAGCAAATTCCTTTTTCTTCTTATCGGAATTTTCTTTAACTGCTCCTATACCTCCAAATAGCCCACCTAAGATCCCACCCAAAAGCATGGACTCTTGTCCTTCTCTGGACCCTAATGTTTCTTCTAATCCCTTAACAGAAGATTGTAAAAACTGTTTAGCGTAATCGGTTCCTCTTGTTCCATTCTCAAAATAATCTGATAGTGTTTGTTCAGTCCAATACTGAGCTCCTTCTTGAAATGCTTCAACAAACGGAGATTTAGCTATATTGAAAACATTTTTCATTGTAGAAGGACGGACTAAGTATTCAGAACCTTCTTTGACAACATTATCTGCTATCAATCTACGAGCAACATCATATTTATTAGAGAACAGTTTACCAAACTGAACAAAGTTAGATGATCCTACCAAAGCCATATTAAGACCAAATGATAAATTACCGGCTGTATCAGCTTCTCTAATTATATCATTATCGGTCATCCATGAATATCTGGGATCCCCGCTATCGCGTTTAGTAGTAAGATCTTGAATGATATCATTTCTTGTGCTACGAGCTTCTACAGAAGATTCACCAATAGCAGAAACACCTGTAGCAATAAGTTTATCAATCTTATTACCAAGGTTAACTATTTGGGCTTCCTTCTGAACAAGGTTACCCACCTGTAAAGCTCTTTGAATTTTAGCGTAGTCTTTACCAAGAGCTCGTAGTATTTGAGTACTCTTAGTTAAATTGGACCCAAGAGATAAACCTCTTGTAGCCATAGCAGCCAGTACAGAACCGGCCATATATCCTAAACCATTACCGAATTTATCACCCCAGAAGTTGGTGGTAAGTAACGACTCACCTAATCCAAGCTTTTGTTCTGCAGATGAATAATAGTTAGGGAATTGCTCTTTCATCCATTCATTGAATGAATCAAGAGTCTGAGTAAAATCATTATCGTAAAAAGCAGATCCTTGTCCTCCACTAACAGCTACGTTGTATAGACCAATAGGTAGTCCTCCTAGTGATTCTGCAAATGTAGTACCAGCAATTCCGAAAGCTTTGGCTAAACCATTAGCCAATTGGTCCATTCCTGTCTGGTTAAAAGCTTTTTGCTCATTTAGATCCGTGTCAAAGTATAGATCGTTTTTCTTTTTTTGATCATACTCTGCTCTTTCTTTAACTTCATCTCCTGTGCGTTGCTCAGAGAAAGTTAATGAGGGTTGGTATAGTCTATCAGCAAACTGCTGATCATAACTTTCGACTCCCAACTCCTCGCCTATATTGCCCAAAAACAAGCTTTTACCTTTATCAACAATTGAACTCTGATTAGAGGCTCCTGGGGTTATACCCTGCATGGAGCTCATTGATACTTTAGGTTTACCAGTCAGTGGATCAATAATAGGATTACCTAGTTCGTCTAATTCAAACATATAATCGCTGTTATTTAAATACTATGTGGTAGTGATCTGTTCCTTTTTTTCCGTGTCTTCTTATTTCTTTAACATTATTCTTAGACCATTCTTTTCCATCATTCATTAACCATTTTACGAATGTATGTCCTTGTTCATCAGTTCGAACGTCTATTGCTCTTGAATGATCGTTATAATCTTCTGATACTTCGTATCCTTGTTTCTTTAAATTATCGTATTCCTCTTTTGTTCTAAAGGTTTCTGTGATTGTAAAAGGAATATCTACTGGTAAATTTTCAATCTTTTCTTTAACAAAAGAAGGTAATTGTTCCCTCTCTTTATCAGATTTAAAGTTTACTTGTCGGGAGTCCAAACGGTTCCCTGACCTAGGGGCTCCCCCATGGAGCCACCTCCATTGCTCTGTAGTTGGTTATATGCTGTGTTGTTACCTAATGCTACACCAAGGGTAGAAACTACCTCATTCATGTTTTTAAATGTAAATGATTGATTAGGTGTATTAGCATTATGTAGTCTGTATACGTTATTTCCGTCAGGTCCCTGAGACTTCGTTACAACGAAATTTAAGCCATCTACAGCGATGTTTGTTGATACATTGTTATATTCACCCGCCCCACTCTTAGAAAGTGTCCTAGATTGGAGCTGACGAAGTTTCTTCCAATTATTATTATCTAATGATCCCAGAGCATAAAGGAATGCCCCTTTCTCTTGTACATTAGGATCTTGATTATATGTCAATGATTCCCAACCTAGTTGCTTAATAAGGTTCTTATCTAAGTCCTCAGCGTCTAGCTTAAGGGTTATAGACTTCTGATCATTGTCTTTATCATAGGCATATGTGACATACATGGACGGAGTAGCATCACCGGAGGTTTCAATTTTAGCGCTAGTTATTTTAGCATCCTTGAATTCCGAATAATCCATGTCCTTACCTGTCTTTTGAATAGCTTGTCCACGAATCTTCTCCCAAAGATTTCCTTGTTTTTTATTAGTCTCTGCTACAACTCCTCCAGGGATACCAACCATTTGTGCAAGTTTATTTATATTACCACTAATGGACAGCGGTTCTAAGCTTTGGGATAGAAGAGCCATTTGTCTTCCAGGAATGTTCTTAGAATTCTCATTCATTTCATATTCCAGGAAAGTACCAGGTTCCTGATATTGATATCCTGTTGAGAGTTTGTTCTCTAACTTAGACCGGTAATCTTTTCTTAGATTATCTAATTGAGCTTTTATTCCTTGGAATTCTGTAGCGTGTTTATTTAAATATTTATCCCACCTATCGGAAACATATAAAGGAACTTGTCTAGATGCATAGTCTCCACCAGAGAACATGTCTAATGTTTTCTTAATACCATCTACCTTATCCAGACCCTTTATATAATCTACTATATCTTCTTCTGTGAACTCACTACCAAGAGCTTTATTGAGCCTTTGGAATGAATCATATTTCTGAGCACCTTCGTCTGTTTTAACAGTGAAGTCGCTAATTGCAGATCTCACAGATTTATTTCCGTTGTATTTAGAGTTAAGGAATTCGTCATCTATTTCCTTACTCATTCCTTGCCATGTAGCAAGATCACTTTCTTGTACGGACTTTAGTCCTTCTCTTTCAATTACCTTCTGTCCGTAATCTTCAAGAGCATACAATAGGTTCTGTTCATTTGGAGAAAGATCAGTTCTAGATGCTAATTGATTATATAGACCTGGATTCTTATCATCTCCAAAGAAATGTTGCTCAAGAGCTCCTGAGAGCTTCTCTCGTTGATCCTTATTTAGTTGTGGATAGTAATTCTGTAAATTAACCAGATTGTCGCTATTGGCTTCTATATTAGCTTGCTTAAGCATATCAATTCTGGTCTGAGGATCTAACATGGAGAACAATTGAGCTCCTGTGTTAAGCACCTCATTATCATAATGCTTAATAAGAGAGTCCTGTTCTACTACAGCATTTAACGTGTTATCAAATGCAGGAATAGTAACAGTTGTCTCTGGTACCTCAGAAATATTAAGCAGGTAATCCGGAGGATTGGTGCTACCACTTCCCTTACCATGATGCTCAGGAATCCAGTCATAATGTCTATCAGTTGTTTGAGCAGTCTTACTATTTCTGAAGAAATATGGCTTAGCTAGGTTCATAATATATTCTGGTATATTCTCTGAACCAATATTCCAATGTGAACGCAGATATTGTCCTGTAGGGCTCTGATCGTAGTTCTGATATTGTTCTACGAGCCCTGAAAGAGCAGATTGTGTATAAGGATTGGACATATCAAGAACTTCTTCTTCGCGAAGAATCTTTCCTTCAGAGTCCACTATTCTACCAAATTGATCAAGAGCTACATCATAACCAGCATCTTGCATTTGTGATATGATACTGGGTTTAAGGTTCTCTAAGTTCTTTCTGATTTCATTATCTACCTCATGACCAAATAAGAACGTAGGCATGTCCTCTGAAGGAGATACCTGCTTCCATGTAAGATTAGGATTCAACGCTGAACTATATGTACTTCTCCAATAAGGTTGTTTCATCAAATCACGAACATTTTCCTTATAGTAGTCGTAATTCATTTTAGTAGACTTAACATTAGGATCACTTTGAAACTCCCTGTTTAGCTGTCCAAGCTTGGTGATCGCATAATTGGTACTACCAGTCTGCATTAGATTATCTCTAATTTCAGATAGCTTACTATTATACTTAGAAGATAGTTCATTTACAAACTCAGTATTCCAGGGAGCAGCCTCTAAGTTGAAATTAGTAGCATCAGCAGTAGCTCTGGCTTGATCAAATGATTGTTGATGTTGAGCTAGCTGAGTTCCCATTAATTCCACAGGAAGTGGAACAAACTGAGATTGATAGGGTGTAGAGGTTGGAGAAATAAGTCTTACAGACATATACTATAGTATTTTGTATTTATTTTATATTTCAGAACTTTCCAAAAATATTTCAATAAATCTGTGTAGTTATCTTGATATACTGTAAACACTGGAGAAGTATCTGACCAAGTTCTAAACATGATATGCTTTCCAGGTTTAGTATAATCGCCTATATTTTTACCTAAATAAAATCTTCTGTTAAATAAATTAATTCTCATAACTCTCACTTAACGAAAATTTAGTTAAAAGGTTTCGTTTATTAACCTTTGTTAGGAAGTCCCGACATATATTCAATTCCAACAGGATTACCTTTAGAATCGTATTTAATTCTGTAGTTAGGTGTGTTAAGGAATTTAAGAGCAGTATTCTGAGATCTGTTAGCATTAATATCTCTGTTAATACCCATTAAGTTATTACCAATACCAGCGGCTCCTTCCATGGCTAATTGCCATCTACGGGCTCTATCAGCATCTCTCATAGCATTATTTCCTGAAGTAATAGCTTGGTTCATATTAGTTTCCTGCATCTGAATACCTTGATTCATTTGCTGACCTTTCAGATTAATATCAGCTATATTTCTACCTAAAGCTGCAGCATTATTAGTCGAAGTAATTCCCATGTTTGTCAAGAAAGATCCTGCTGTGGGAGATAAGTTCCTAAAAGCATCTCTTGATGTTGCTGTTTGATTAGCTGCTTGTTGCTCTGCTAATACCTCAGCGGGTCTATTATTTATCCGATCATATTGAATTTTAGGATTCATTAATGAGCCTTTAGAGAAAGCTGCTGCTGTTATATTAGCCAGAGGACCAAACATTGAACCTGCAATTCCTAATCCAAAGTTAGGATTGTATTCTCCAGGAGGAGATTGAGGGACCATTGGATTAGCTCCTTGACCTCCTGCAACTGGTGGTATACTAGGAACAACAGGAGATTGAGTTCTATTAGGAATAGTCGCTAACTGAGAAGGCGTAAAATTAACAGGTGACATCGAATTAGGCATATCACCCATAGTTAGTCCTAATGTATCTGGTCCTTGTGGAATAACAGGGGCTAACGGATCAATGCCTCCACCATACTGCATTGTACCAGGAGGCTGTACTATAGCTCCTGTATTATAGGTCTTTCCTTTATATAGAAATGTATTAAGTCCCATTTTACGGGCTGTTCCAAAAGCAGCCGAGAAAGTATATCTATCAAGATTAGGTTGATCCGGAGATTGCTTAACCTCATCCATTCGAATGGAATTTAACGCTTTTTTACCAAAGGACACATTACCCTCCATAAGAGCAGGTCCTTTCTTTTCAGGTATTGATCCTTGAGCAGACTTAGAAAGCTCTCCACCATACTGCATAACACCTGGAACATTATTCATCATATAATTCATTTTAGCTCCTTCCTGAGCATCCTCAAGATCCTTTAATTCAACTCTAGACCAGTTCTTTGTTATACTATCATTAGGTCTCATTTCAAGCTTCTTATTAATATAATCAGCTTGTTGAGCTATGGTTTTCTTTTCTCCAGGTAGTCTTATGGAGTCGCTATATATATATTTATTTCCCTGAGGTTTATTTTGAACAACCTCGTTACCTTCAACCTCTGAGTTACCCATTTGAATACCACCTTCTGTATGAGATGGTCCATTAACTTTCGTTAACATAGGTCCTCCCATTTGAAAAATTGCAGGTTGAGCAGCTTCCATATTCATCGGAGAATTCTTGTTTCCTCCCATAAATCCACCTATAGTAGACCCTAGTCCCATTCCAGCTCCAACAGAAGATCCTATTGTTTGGAAAGCTCCTGTTACAGCACCTAAGCCATCTCTATTTTTAGCAGCATCTATCATTGCATTAGCACCTGGTATAAAGCCTGCTACTTTTCTAACCCAATCAGGAACATACATTGTATTAGTCCTTGTTGTATCTTGATTAAGCTGATTGGTAGGACCACCAAATTGCTGTATAATCTTTTGCTTAGATCCTGTGCTATCAAGTCTTGCTGGGAGATATTTCTTGTTAGATGTATACTGTCCAAGTATACCCTCTTCTTTTAAAGGTTGATTACCTTGTAATACCGGATCATTAGGATTATTCTGTGATGCCCAGTTATAATATGTATTAAATGCTTTTTGTCCTCTTAATATATCCTGATCTGTCCAATTAAGATTATTCATCTTATTGAACTCACCAAGAACTTGAGATCGATATTGTTCGTCTGTATCTAATCTCGGATCTCCGGCATATTTCTTTTCACCTAACCAGTTCTGAAAATTATTCCAGTTATTAATGAAGGGTACATCTACTTCCTGAGGATATCCTGTAAAAACCTTTCTTGTATTACCAAATTGATTATATGGTCCAATCCCTTGTTGTTTCCCTCCAAATTGATATAGTCTCTTTCTCATATTAATGATATGATAATGTTATATTAGTATTGAATTCATGAAGTTTAAACTTATAATTATTATCGTTATTATACTTCAATCTTACTTTAGCATATTTATCTCGCAAGAATGCTTTAAAGGTTTCACTGGGAGTTGTCCAATCTCTGATGACATTGGTTCTCCAAGTTCTTTCCATTCTATCTACATTAGAGCCCACTATTAGCGTTTCTAAGCTATTATCTGTAGTCTGGTAATCATTATATACCTCTATACCATTTAAAGTGTCTAGAACAACGTCTAATCGATTACTATCAATTGATTGGCTCCACCATTCTAAATAATCTACTCTGAATGTCGGTAATTTAGATTCATCAGGGAAGTTTAGTATAAACTCTACTAATGAGGGTTGTGGACTTCTTCCATAGAATACTCCGTAGTCTCCTTTGTTATGGACCCATACAGAATTATTAGTATCATATGGATTAGTCGAGAATAATCGTTTACCTGTGGGGAGGTATAATGAAGGGGTAAAGGAATAGAAGCTCTCAAAAGCATTTATGAACTCATTGAACGCAACGGTGCAATGTAAAGATATAAATGTTGGATTAGCTACTATATCATCCCCTTTAACAACCAGTTTGGTAGGTGTTATAGATACTACTTCAAATATATTATTATTTAATTCTATAATATCTCTTTTCCTAAGTATATCAAACAGATAAGTGGGTTCATAAGCATTGATAGTCATAGTTGATGGATTACCTATACTAAAGGTAATATCACCATGTTTGAACGGTATCTGGTTTAAGAACGTGAAGTAACACTTACTTAGTTTACTATCATAAGATCCATGAATACCACTTCTTAATAATATCTTTTCATTTGTTCTTATAGGGCCCTTTATGAACCGTTTGAAGAATGTATTTAACCCTAGTAGGTCACTAATAGGTTCTATACCTTTCTGTAGTCTGAACATTTTATCTAGTCTGGAATCATAATGGAATACAGAAGATGGACTAACTACGACTGCTTGTTGGTGAGATACTCCTGTTTCTTTAGATACATAATCGTATCTCGATAGGACATCTCCTGTGCCCACCTGGAATACCTGTCCTGCATCATCAGGGACTGCTCCTCGTTCTTCAGAAGATACATTAGCAACAGCTCTTTGCTGATATGCAAACAATAGTTCTTTAAGATTAACTATTTTATTAATTGGTCCATATATTCCCTCTAGTGGTATAAAGTTATTAACCGGATACATTCTCCAACTGTCCTTTGTTTCACGATCGAATTTCCGATTACTTGCCCATACAAAATTAGGCTGTGATTCATCGGGAGTAAAGTTGAACGGTTTACTTATAAACTGTTTTATGTTATTCTCCTGATCATATGAATTATTGTAGGTGTATTCATCTACCAGGAACCTGGCAAAGCCATCATTATCATTTATACCATCCCCAAAGTGATCATCACTAAATTGGGAGACTTGACTCTTGTTCCAATATTTACCATATAAGAATTCTGTGTTTACAGTACTTTCACATGGGAACACTATAGCTACAGCAGACATTGCTGCAGCAACTGGTTCATAAGCTTGTCCAAGACCACTAGATGTAGCTGTAGGATAACCGTAATCTTGTTTCCAATGCATGAATGATAGTACCCTTGAATAGTATACCATATTTACATCTCCTCCAAATACAGTAGTAGTTTGTGGAGAGTTAGCTACCTTTATTGGCTGGTAAGACTGTGCTGATATATATATCCTGTTATATCGGTTGGTTCTCCATGGTCCACCATATTGTCCGATATTAAATGAGCCAAGTGATGCTAAATAAAATTGATCATTTGGTGGGGTTATTGTAGGAATGTCTGTAGCAAATTCTATGAACAGTCCTTTAGTTCCAAATCCCGATAGTTCATGATCGGCCCCTGTACCACCAGCATCAGGTTTATAGTTAAATATATGATGATAGTCCCTTGATCCTAACGAAGTACTAAAGTTGCTAGGAACTATAGTCTCTATAGTTAGTGGAGTACTCTTATTTATATTATAATAGTTATTTGCAGGGGAATTATCAATGTCCTGTAACTTACGATAGTCTGCTACTATTTTATTACCAGCGGGTAATTCTCCAGCCCAATATCTTGTTGTTTTGAAATTATATACATGAAGTAATTTAGCAAATGCTGCAGTACCTATTGAATATCTGTTGAAGTCAATCTCAGGAGAGTAGTAGCTAGCTAATTTCGAATCATTGAGGTCTATCAATGGATTAGTGTCGAAATTATTGTTGAGGTCTAGCATATCAGGAATAGCTGCGTCAGGTCCATATCTTGTTCCTAACATGAACACATCTACGTTTCCACCAGATGCTAAATCTATCCTAGAACCATCTGCATTGGGGTCAAGAAATGCTTCAATACCAGTGATTACTCCCATTCCATGTCTGGTTTTATCGTTCTCCTTTCTTTCCATTCGAACGAAATACCAACCTGTAATTGTAGGATCAGCCGCTAGAACTGCTGCTGTGTCTACAGTAAAGGTTATACCTATAGAATTTAAGAATAACATATCAGCATTGGAACCATCAACCACCGATAGATCGGCGTCTTTATCTTCCCATGGTTCAGGTATTCTTATATCAGCAATCCAGTATACAAACGATTCTTGTCCTTTACTATTGGTAAATACTATACCATATGGATAGACTTCCCCTCGTGCGTGTCCTTTAAACACAGAAGACATCTGTGGACTCTTGAAATTATCATACGGACCGAAAGTTGGATAATCTTGTCCTGTAATACCTAAGTTATCGTTGGTTACTGTAATAGGATTAAGGTATACAAAAGGTACATTGCTCCTATCTGTATCATTAACCTCATCTCCGGTTAGTTCTTTTCTAAAGAAAGAATAAGATATAACAGGACCAGTTCCACCTAATCTAGTGGAATTATATTGATATTTATATTGATGATTAACTGTCCAGTTAACAGCACCTATGGACCCAAATACGGTTCCTGATTCATCATTGTAGGCATTCACCGCATCATGTTCATCAGGTACAGGATTACCACCAATTTCAAATGTAGTACCGTTTAATGTATCACTAGTACCATCTCTTTTAAACAATTGGGTGGTAGTCTGCAAAGATTTAAATCTATATGCTCTGGTGTCTATATCAACCTCAAAGCTTTCAGTTGTGGTATTAGCTGGGTATAGTCTCTCCTTCTTCTGTGTAAAGGTTTTAATCGTTTTAAACGAAGTATTTGGATTAACGAACTCTGATAAAGTTATAGGACTCTTTGGTTCATTACCAGTATAGACAATATTTATTTCGTCACCATCAATTGGTATTTCTGCAAACTTATATACTAATGGTACATCCTTAACTTCATATATAACAACAGCAACCTCCAGGAAGTCAAATAATCTATCTAGGTTGGTTATCTTAAACCTAATGGACTTACCTGATTCTGTTCCGGCTTCTGCTCCATCAAAATCCTGATATGGTTCTGTTGCTGTAGAATCTGTTAAATTAACTAAATTGCTAACAGGAGAAAAAGTACTTACTGCACCATCATTAGAGATATATCTGTATGCAAATTGATATCTGCCCACCCTATTGGTTCCTCCTTCGATAATATCCTGAATAATAGGAATAGAATGGTCCACACTAGGAGTCCAATCTAAAAGAGAAGGATCAATTGCAAAGCTTTGAGGATTGTAGATATTTATTACCCTTGGTGGATTATATCCATCAGTCCAATAAACATTTCCTTTAATGGAACTTTCCTTTTTAGCTATGGTCTCTCTTTCTATTTCATGAGCCAATGAAAAGTTCAATATTTGATTATATACAAGGTGAGTTGCTGCTACAAGAGATCCTGCAGATAAACCAATTGGTTCTTCTGTTTCCTCATCTATTTCAACTCTCCATATTTGTCCAGCAGTATTAGAAGGGTTCTCTGAGGTATTAATCCTTGATGTAGAGAGAAGAATTATCTCCTCTTCTAGTTGTGTCCAACCTATAATAGATAGATCCCTTTGTGCTGATACAATAGTAGTTACTGTAAACTGTGCAGAGACTACAGGTGTAGGATTCATTCCAAAGCCCGTGATGATGATATATTCATTATTGTAATGGATACCATAATCCCCAGATGCTATTTGTCCACCAAAATCTATTATAAGTTGATCGTATACATCCTTTATTGTTGTTGTGGAAGATACCGTTATTAGCGAAGTGTCCGTATCTATTCCTATAGAACCATTACCGAGGGTCCCCGATAGTTCTATTTTATATACCGGTTGTAAATCAGGTAATCTCCAATAGAACTTTGTCCCAGAATGATTGGTAACTATACCGACATCCTCTGGGTTATCAAATGAAGAAAGATCGATATTAAGTCCAAATGTTATGTGCTTATTATCGTTCTTACTAATAGCTCTATCTTGAGATAGTCCTTGAATATATGATGAAGTAATCTTCGGCATTATCTTAAATTGCTAGGTCTGGCGATATTTAATTCTCTTCTTAGTGGCCAAATATATCGTTCTTCAGGCATCTGCATATTCTTGAAGAAGTCTCTGTGATGATTAATCTTAGGAATACTTCTGATGACATTGTTCTTAATAGATTCCCATTCGTCGATAGAAGGCATTTTAGCCTTATGTACAGCTTGTGCTGAATACCAGTCTCTGTCCCTTTCTATGAGCTGAAACTTGTCACCAGAAATCTCGTCTCTGAGAAACAGGATAAATGCTATTCTATAAGCTATTTCCCATTCCATAGCTTTTCTCCAGGACTCTTCGTAAGGGACCATAGGAAAGCCTCTCTCATCAGTTGGAATAGCCAAATAGGACATATATACAGTTCCTTCTTTGAAGTTAGTGAATATATGATTGTTATTAACTATATAGGTTTCTCCTGATGAACACGAGAGATCAGGACAATCCTCACAATGGAATCTAGTATGAAATGTGTCTGTAGCATATCTCATAGGTACCAGACGAACATCTCCTGAGCATTCAGCATCAGAAAAGTCCCTTGATGTCTGAATAATAGAATGAAGATCACAAGGTAAATTACCTCGATAATCTTCTATCTTTATAGGTTGTGGATTTCCATCATGTCCATCAGTTACCTTTTGAACAAGAGCTGAAGGTACATCCAATAAAGCAAGTAAAGATGCCACCCATTCAGCAGCATCTTGCCAATCAAATTCCACATTAAATTTAAAGTTACTTTGAACCTTTTCGATTATAGAATCTAGTGGTATTAATTTTCCTGAAAGGGCCATATTATTTCATGTAATAATCTATTTTAGAAGTGGGATCTTTCATTATTGCAGCTATCTTACGATTGTATTTTCTAAAGGGTATGAAATCGTAAGCTGATTTATTAGGTAGGTTAGAGGATCTCCGATCCCAGTAGAACTCTGCTATATATCCTCTGCTGTGTTTATTATCGTGATAGATATAAATTCTATCTTCAATCTCTTTTATTTCTTCGATGGTTTTTCCAGGGTATACTTCTCTCCAATATTCGATTGTCTTCTTATAGTCCACAGGTATCTTTCGAGAGTCCACCTCACCATCTGAATTAAGCTTTAATTTAGGCTTATATTTGATTATCTTTAGTAACCCTAGTCTGCATGGTAATCGTTCAACAGAACCGCTTAAAACGCGTTCTATGAACATTTCATTTAGTTCTTCATTAATTGAACACCAGGTAGCATAGGATATATCATATGGACATTCTTCGGGAAGAATATTCTTCTTGAACCATTTGTATATGTCCTTAAAGAAATAATCAGGCTTAATCTTATTCTTCTTCCCCTTCCTGTTCATTATTTATTGTCCGTTTTAGTATTGTCCTTATTATCTGATTCAAGATCTTGAGGAGCCTGTATCTTAGTAGCCATTATTTTAACAACTTCTCCCAGGACATAATTGCTCATCCAATCATTCATTGGATATTTATGTGAAGGACTCCAACATGGTTTATTGTCGCATGTCCTGAATCTTCCAGCTTCTCTTGGATCTTCAAATACCCCTTGAACGTTAATGTCCGTTAAGAGCTTCATTTGTTCATTGGATCTTGATACCAAATAGATATAGAGTCCATTTGAGGTACTTCTTTTAAACCAATAAATGAAACCACTATTAACTCTACCATGACCAAAGAATTGTACCTCTGAGGGGTATTCTAGCTCCTTATAGGCTCTTCCTAGCATGTCAATAGGTCCTACCCTTGTTATGGTATCATCGTGATGTAATTCGATTGTATTAGGTATTGGTTCGGCTGTTCTAAGGATAGTACATCCTAATGCTACATCACAGCATTCAACAGCTCGGTCCACTGGTATTATTGGTATACAACCTAAGTCTTGTACCACATTAACATCAATGGACCGATTCTTATTATATTCATTTCTTATCCACAGAGACCTCTGTTGATTAATCAATTGTTCTATTAATCGATCATCAGCTGAGGTATCATCTGCGTTTATGTCCAGTCTTTCGTAGACTTGGTATATTAGTTGGTCTAAGGTCATTATTTTAAATTGTGTTAAAAACAAAAAGTCCCTTAAACATGTATTAAACGTCTAAGGGACAAAAATGTTTCATTTTTTATGAACTTTTTTAACTTTTATTTATAACATTTACCTCCGTAATAAAAGCGATCATTATACCAATGGATCTGTTGAACATGATAATAACCATTAGAATCAATGTGTACAATTGAGAATCCATTTTGCCAGCTTGCTTTGGTGATTCTTGAAGCATAGTTAAAGTAACTATGATCCTTATCACCCATCCATCCGATGTTAAAAGAAGCTTTGTCTGCATCAAAATAAGAGTCTATCTTATGTGTGTGAGCAAACATTACAGATTTCTTATAAGCATCTAAGTGTTTCTTAGCTGGATTAGTTGTAGTATATTGACCATGAATAAGATCAAGATAATTACCTAATGAAATATATGCATCAGTGTAGTTCTCTTGAACGCTATAACCTCTTTCTTTAAATTTACAAGCTATTGTAGGGGAGAGTAATGCTCCACCAAATTTAGCCATGTCCACCTTAGCTGTAACACGCGTATACCTTTCTTCATGGTTACCCCATATATAGTTCTTTACTACTTCCTTAGGAAGAGCCTCATCTAACATGTCTAATGCTTTATTAGCAAGCTCATATTCCTCAGACAAGGTGGAAGAAGATATATTACCTAAACTATGTGAAGAAAGATTGTTACAATCGAGAATATCACCAATTAAATGAATTCCTTTTAATTCTGAATCAACATCTGATAACAGATTCAAAAACGCGTCATATAAGCGCTTATTATGTGCTGGTAGGTGTATACATCCAGCTACTACATGAAGTCCTTCCTGATCGCATTTAACGCCGTTTACAGGGGAAGATTTAGGTGAGCCACCATTCTTCCATTCAAGAAATTCTTCAAATAGTCTTAATGTTTCTGCTGTAGTCATATTTTGTAATTTAGAGCTGCTCTGATTGTCGTAGATTGAAAGTTTAACAGAATTCTTAAATTCTTCAGAGGATAATAAATCAGCTCCATTAATAACTTGGACATCTAGATCTTCTTGCTTTTTCCAGACAAAGCCTCCTCCAGTAAGTAGCTCACCAGATAAACATCTTTTGATTTTTCTCTCAGATATATTAGTATAACCTGAGGCTTGTTCAATGGAGTTGTAAGTTGCAAGTAAATCTCCGTTTTTGTCAAATTGTTGTACTGTCATATGGTAAATGTTTAGACGTCTTATACGGAGTGTCTTTCCGTTTGTTACGTTTTTAACATTACTTTGCTATGAGAAATCCTGTGATTATACCTGCTGCTATACCACCTCCAACTCCACCAATGATGCTCCAGATCTTCTTTTTCTTATCTTTCTTAGCATCTTTTTCCATGATGGTTATTATCTCATCTTTTTGTGAAACTTCTTTCTTTAGATTGACAATCACTCCATCTTTTTCAGCAATTAATATCTTACCATTGTCTAATATACTTTGACATTGTGTAAGAGCAGAATCTTGTTTTACAACCACTTCTTCTAATCCATGAAGTCTTTCTATATCCTGGTTATACATACGCAGATGATCAAAGGATAGAAATACTCCACTAACGCCGTTCAGTTGTATCTCTGCTGGTGAGGTATTTTGTGGTGTACAAAAATGTATCATGGTCATTGAGGCGACCAACAGAATCAACTTTTTCATCAACTTTCTTTTTTAGGCGTTTAACTTCTCTTGTCATATATTGAAGCTTTCCATATTGATTGTTGATCTCTTCTGTTAAAGATGCTATATCCTCTTCCATTTGAGTTCTCTGTGTTTGAAGAACTATGATAGAATCTTCTCTTGCTTCAATCTCTTTTGACTTAGTGTTATTTTTACCCATATTTATACCTAATAAGATCCCTAGAGCCACACAAAGCAGCCCTAGAGTTCCTATTAATATATAAGCGGTTTTAGCTTTCATTATGCTATTCTAAAAATCTTAGCAGTTGTAGCGGTAATAAATACAATTCTAAATATACCTACTGCGTTGGCTGTGGACACTGTTAGTGTGGACCCACCGGTAATAGCAGGAGTATTGGTTGTAATACCTGTGTTAACTGCTACTGTTACTGTATTAGCTCCGGCAGAGTTATCTACAGCAAATTCAAATGATGTACCTCTTGTAGCTCCAAGTGCAGTTGCTAAATCTGCTGCTAAAGGGAGTGTTAGAGTTACTGCAGCGGCTGATGTAGATGTAATATATCCGGAGAGTATTTGAGCTGCTGTAGCAGTTGCTGTAGCGTTAATAGCTACAGGAGTGGGTTTAGATATAACTATACCATCTTTAGCCACTACACCATCTACTGTAACACCTGCTCCAGATGTATCCTCAGTGATAGTATCAGTTGAAACACTATCAGCAGTAACATCACCAATATCAGATGCTAGTCCGGATTTGAATGTAGAATAATTAATCAACATGTTTCCGGCGTTTTTCTTGAGTCCGGTACCTCCGTCTATAACTAACAAGAGATCACCGTCTGATACAGTGCTTGTTCTTGATAGTGCTGCTTTTTCTAATTGATTAGCCATTTTTCTTTTATTTAAATGTTAAAATTCTTTTAATAGACAAAAATCTATGAGCTTCTGATTCTTTACTGTGTCTATAATGAAACTATAATCATTATCGTTATTGCAAACCATGCAACCGGCTGAAAATGCCCCAATTGATGTACGAACTAAACCCGCTAGCTTGTATGTAGCACAGTGGAAGTTAATATCGAAATCTCCCTGTACAGGTTTTCCTAGTTCTTCGGACTTAGAGTCCATATCTCCATCTCTATATACAAGTATTGGTCCTGTTTGTTTTAGAGCTTTAACTTTACCATTATGATAACCAAATGTCCACAGTTTTTGATAATATACATTAGAAGCTACAACTGCTGCTCCTAGTTTATTGTATTTTTTGAATCCTCCAGTTAATACCGGTTTACCAGGATTGGTAGTACCTGTTGTTGCTTTTATGATCGATGTTCCTTTAAATAAATAAAATTCATCGTCAAATTTATCCGGAGCATCGGCTGAACTTCTTATACCACAAATCCAATAATCTGAAGGTATAGCTGTCCGTAGTTTAAGTTCGGACATTCTTTTAATTATTTGTTCTGCTGTGTATTTCATGGTTCTTCTCCTTTTATAATAGTGGAAGATGTACCACTATCTGATTTAATTTGATTGTACGTAGTAAATGCCCAGAAGGCTGCTATTAAGCCAGCTTCTGTTCCTAGTATAAAAGCTACATTTCCTAACGAACTGAGCACACCAACTATAGCTTCAGGGTTTATATTACCTTCACATTTAGTAGTATATTCTACCAGGTCAGTTATAACCTTTATACAACGGTTTACCAAATACATAAAATGTATGGTCATTGCAATAGCAAAGATTCTCTTACCAGAGAGTTTACCATCTTTACCACAGAATATACCATATACATCCTTTATGAAACTATTTAATACCTTTATCGTCTTCTTCATTCTTTGTCAAAGGTTTAAAGAACTTTACACTATCTAATAACCTTGTATGTCTTCTTATAAACGCTATAGCCGTTAATATAGCAACAACTGTTGTTCCAGCATAAGCACAGGCTTGTAGCATATCTCTTAAAGCTACTATAGCTCCTGTAAGTTGTATACCAGTTAAAGCCGCTCCAATCATCGGCTTGTCCCCTAGCTTATTGAATAAAAATGTTACTATATTAAAGATTGCTGTTTTAGTTAGGAATAGGAGTTTTAGCATTTTCTATAATTTAATTAGTAGAGTACCTCTTGTCCTCTGGTGTAAGATACAGTTGCATTTGTAAGGGCTGGTCGTAATCTTACCAGAGCATTTGCTGGAATCTCTCCTGATAGGGAAAGATCGTTGCTACCAGACAATGTTAATCCAAGATTAAAGCTTGTATTTACTTGTGATACCGTTATCCAAGTAGATCCACCATTGGTGGAATATTCAAGGAATACAGTAGCAGAAGATGCTACCAATGCTGTAATACTAAAGTTCATTGTTAGACTGTAGGTAACTCTTGCATTTTGTGTAGTCGATATTGTATATTGATTTGTTGATCCTGCAGCATTACTTAAAGATCTGCTCACGTTATTGTTAAAAGTCGGAGCTGATGGAGTGGTATACTGAGGAATATTTAGAACACCTGTACTATTATTGTACGTAGCTGCGCCTGATGTTCCTGTAGTAGTTAATGAGATTGATGTTCTTGCTCCTGCTTGATTCACATAGCTATTAGGATTAGTAGCATTGTATGGAGTGAAGCCAAGAGCTGTAGTTACCTGTCCAGAGTTAATACCTGTTAAATATCCACTATCATTAGTCCATTGGCTAATATTACCACTTTTGTTAGTTAATGTATTAGTACTAGATGCAGTTATAAATCCTGCTCCATTTGTCAATTGATTAGTGTTAGATGGTATAGTAGGGGTACCACTTAGATCAGAATATGATCCACTGGTAGCTACCGCGGACAATGAAGGCTTATTTAATATCTGAGATACACCAGAGACTGAATTCCAATCACTGTTCACTTGTGCTGCAGGAATACTGGGTTTATTTAGTATTTGTCCTGAGCCTGAAACAGCATTCCAGTCTGGTTGTGACCAATTAGATATATCGGATAAAGTTAAACTTAACCATGAGGTGAATCCTGACTTTGTAGCAGATACAATGTTTCCACTACCATCTGTGTGAATAGCCTTATCAGCATCTCCTGTTAGAGCTACTATTTGATCAAGTTCTGGAGCAGCATCTTGTTTATCAGCAAGGGCTGTTGTTAATCCTGAGACATCAGATAGACCAATTACTGCGTTTAAAGTATTTAATACATTATCGTAATCAAGTGTTGGTCCGAATTTAAAGAGTTGCGGTAACATGGTTGCTCCGTTAAAACCCATCATTCCATCAACGCCTAATCCTGGGTGAGGAAGTATTAATAGGTTATTTCCGGTGTTAGCCGCGTTGCGGACCATTTGGTATACATCTGATGCTGCCATTATTTATTAAATCTTTTATTATTTGTTATTAATTTATTATTAAAAAATCTACTCTGGTTTCTGTTGTAGCGAAATTATTCGGAGTTATCGTAAATGCTCCACTAGTAGCAGTGTACGATACAGAGGTAAGTGTGAGATCTGTTTGTCTAGTTAATAGAATAATACTATTAGCATCGACAAGTGAATTAGTTACTGTAATACTTGCATCAGTTGGTGCAAAATTAACGGACCCAGCAGGTGTATTTATCACCTGATCTCCGGTAGTACCTGTTGGTGTTATAGTCTTGGTTATCCTTAAGTTTGGAGTATTTAAATATACGGTATCTGCTTCTGCTATTACCTCTCCATTATTGTCGTCTATTACTATTGTAGATCCTAAACCACTACCAGAGAGGTCACCGATATTTACTAATACTGATCCAGAAGATAGTTCTGCATGTATAACTTCAAAACCATCTAAAAATCCTTGTAAGCCTTGTGTATTTACTTCAAATCTATGGAATTTTTCAAAGCCAGGAGTTACATCGTAACAAGTCATTAACATAGCAGAATCAGATTTAGCTTGAATTAATGACAAATCTATATCTGATGCTACATCGTAATAAAACATATCAGCAGTGTGGGTAAATCCTCCTGTTCCATCATAAGCAGTAAAGCCAACCTGTGTTGATCCATCAGGGGCATATAGACTAAGCGCTAGCTTACTTGTGTATACATTAAGACCATTTACCACTTGATTAGCCTGATCAATGAACGCAACAGTAAATTGATCATCACCTCCCAGACCACTTGTATCCCATCTTCCAAATACTCCAATGTTCCCTGGAGATTCCCTTGTAATTAGTCCATGAAATGGTACAAATGTAGAAGGAGCTATCTCAAACTGCCCAAGAACAAGAGATTTACCTGTATCTTCTATTGCAAAGGAATTACCATCAAGATCTATATTAGTGTTCTGATCAAGAGTTCCACCAAGTCCGATAGTGCTAGATCCCAGATCCTGAAGACCATTATCTGCAGTTGTGAAGCCTCCTGCTCCACCTCCCCCAGAACCATCTGCTGTAAATATCTTTGATTTAACTAAGTTTCCCATTACTTGTAAAATTGAACTTGAATAACCGGAGAACCAGATACTTCAATGCATTTAAAATGAGTTAGTCCATATGCACTAAGGATCTCGAAAGCTGAACCTGCTGATCTTAATAGTCCATCAGAAGAAGTTGGATCAGATCCATCCTCCCAATATCTTATATCAGCTGTTTCAACGGTTATTAGAGCTCCTCGTGCACCATCTGGAACTGTTAGGGTAGTTACACCACTAACGGTGATTGTATCATTAGAAAGGCCCTGTAAAGGAGCCAATCTATGTACTATTTTATTTAGATCATTGGTTACTATGTTAGCCATATTAATTTAAAATTAACAATTACAATCTTCTAGTATATCATAGCTATGTTTGATAACACTACATAGTTCGTGTACCGTAAGACAGTTTTTACCATCTAGTATTATATCGTAGTTAGTCTGTAGATTAGTAGCTGTAATTGTATTATATTGGGTTGGTAGTTGTGTTATTGATGCTGATGTGCTAGCAGCAAATGTTAAGTTAGTATCGTAAGAATATATATACAATATACCGTTCTGGATCTCTGTTTCGAAATTATATGAGGACGAACTTCCGATTGATTGTGCTAAAGTTGAGAATATTTCTAATAGATCTCCAGAACCAGTATATGTATAATTATCTCCGTCGATTGTTATTGTAACATCTATGTTATCACCATCATTTCTATTTAGAGAAATAGAATATGCATATGTAACATCACTTTCGAATGCTTGATATCCATATAATCTTTTTAAATATGCTGATGTTAATTCCATAAAAAGCTCAGTACGATCACATTGTGTACCAAGTTGAAGTTTATAAGCATAATCATAAGAATATTCAATGAATTTACATTGAATACTATTTATATATTTTTCAAGACATTCTCTAGTCATATTAGGATACTCTTATCATTACTACTGAACCATTTCTATATAGACCATTTACGGGAACACCACCTGAAGCGGCTGCTGAATCATTAGAGAAATTCTGTAACATTCCAACAATTCTTACAAATTTATCGTCAACTTCACCTCCAGAACATTCGATGGTAAATCCATTAGAATCAAGTATTGTTCTATTATATTCTTCAGAACCTGGGGTAGTATTATATGCAAATCTCTGATTCACATGTGACATCGTTGTTTGTACAAGAGCAATATCTAAATTAAGAGCAGGGTCCCAAGCGTAGTGATCAGCACACTCTGCAATAATATCTGTACCATCGAAAGCATTGAACCCAAATTGAGCAGATCCGTCAGGTCTATATACCGAAAGAAATACTCGATCTGGTCTTATTACTACTCCATTACTTACCGTATTAACACTATCAGCGTATTCTAAAGCCATTCTAGATGAACCTATCGACAATCCGCGAGAAGTATCTCCAGAAGTTTCAGCAAATCTAGCAACAAATTCGTCAGACCCACCTAAAGATGTACTATCAACCCTACCGAACATTGCAATATTTCCTGCACTTTCATTGTAGAAAAATCCACTGTACGGAACATTCACAGTAGGAACAATTTCTTTTTCTCCCATAACAAACGAAAAACTTTCATCTGTTATTTCTATAGTATTTCCAGATTTATCAATCTGAGTATCTTGTGCAAGAGAACCTCCTAATCCGAATCTAGAACCTATGTATGTAACCCCATTTGTAGGAGCTAATGCATTATCGATTATATCTACATCCCAAACGGAACCATCATAGAATGCTGTTATAGTTAGATCTGATACTGCTTGTGCTTCTGTTAGTGGTACACCAAAAATAGTAATATTATTACCATCAAGAGTTATATCTGCTTGATATCTTATATCAAATTCCATACCATGAGCTGGGGTACCAGTTGGTTGGATAGTCCATGAACCAGTTAAGGTAGTAGATCCTTTTAATTCATATTTTGTGATCGTTGGATCAGCTACTGTGAGATTAATAGTGCCTCCACCAGATGTGAGAGTTTGAGAAAAAGTTCCGTTGTAGATAGGCATTATACTAAAGCTTTTTTAATTTTTATTGAATCAATTCTAACCGAAGAAGCTGTATCTTGGTTAATATAAATCTTTATATTCTGATTAGTACTAAAGTTAGTAGTAAATGAATTACTAACAAAAGTTGTATTAGCTGCTCCAGAATTCCATGAAGCATGACTATAACCTTCAGTAGTAGTATTCGATACCCTAGTAATAACAGAATTAATAGTAAATACTCCGTTAATAACTGAGCCACCCGATTGGGCTATTACTACAGGAGGATTATTAAGTTCTAGTTTAACAGATCTGATTGCGCTATTTAACCACGCTCCTGTTATCTCTATCTCTAATTCATCTCCATTAGTTGCTAAGCTATTAGCAGGTAATACGAAAGTATCTAAAAGAACATCAGAACCAGTTGTGGTACTAGTAAGGGTATTAGTGTTCCAATAAATAACAGTTGTTCCAGAAGGACCTTGTGGGCCTATGGGACCAGCTATTTGTTCTAAAGTTATTTGACTGCAATCGGAGCAGCCTCCACAATTTCCTGCACACATATTATTTACAATTACAGTCATTAAAATCGCAGTATCTCTTAGCCATATCTATGAGCTTTTGAGTTTTATCAAATTGAGCACAGCTAAATCCAGACTTAGATGCACTCAACAGAATAGCTTCTGCAAATAAAGCTTTTTTAATTAGTTTGTCCAAATCACAATTACATCCACAAGCGTTTTCAGCCACCTTAGCGAACATCTTATCTACACAGCACATAGTTTGACAAAAGAAATATGTCTTACTATGATAGGAATATAGTCCATCAATCAGGTATTCAAATTCATAAATACCATCTGGAAATTTACCAGAAGAAGAAAAGTCCCCCATATCATAGGTGTCGATAGTGAATCTACCATCTACGATAGTTGGAGGACTGTTCAGAATGGATAATATATCAAATGTAACAGAAGTGCTATCAGGTAATGTAATAGTTAATAAGGCGCTTGTAACTGATCCAAGGGCTATATTAGGTGCGCCGAACCCACCAGGGTTAGTGGTGGGATCATAGGCACCTGTTGTATCTTGAATCAGAAGCTCGGTACAATTGCTTTTAAGACAAACGTTTATTTTTGGTATAAGCGCCATTGCAAATTATAGGTTTTAAATTAATGTACCGAAAGTACCCTACAATTAGTCAATGTCGTTAGCCACCGAAACAGCTACTGCACTTGCTTTAAATGCATCTAAAACATTCAATAGTGATGTATTAGTACCAGAAGTAGTTGCCGGGTTAGCATTTCGGATATTAGTCCCAAAGGTGTGAGGAGATCCTACAGTATTAACTGCACAGTAGATAAGGATTTCTGATCGCAAATCACCAGCAGAAGTTAGATTATGAATCTCAACATTCTGTACCAATGATACAGGGGAATACTCTTCTCCTGATACGACGTCTGCTTCACGAGTAAGCGGTGGTACCTGAATGATCATAGTTTGACCATCATTTGCCCAAGACATGGATTCATTAAGAGCAACTTCCTCATATACTCCAACGCCTTCAGAAGCTCCTGTAGCATAGGTGATAGTAGTTGCACCAAAGTTCTCAATACCAAGTTTAAAGCGAACCTTCTCGTAATCTCCCCAGCGATATACATCGAACTTATAAGGCATACCTGTGAACTTAATTCCCCAGCTAGCAGCAGCCGCATTCGCTGCAGATAGAACCAGGAAGTTAGCTGCTAGTACTGTTGCAGATGTTCCTTCATAAGGTTGATCCAGGACAATCTGTGTACCAGCGGTAACACCAGTTGCGACTTTATACATCGGAGAAGTTGCTGTAGTACCTCCAATTCTAACGTAGTCTCCGGCTGCAATAGTTTCGTTACCAGCAAAGGTTACATACTTAGAACCTTTAGTAACAGTTGCATTGTTCGATACAGCTACATCATTAGTAGTATCAGAACATACCCGTTCTACTTTAAGGAAATCTTCCAGCTTACGATCTTCGAAGATGTTAGCTACAAAGTTAAGAGTAAGACCATCAGTTATCTCATTCACAGTTGCACTGGAATCAGATACAAAGAGTCCATACTTATACCAATGTTGATTACCTCTTACGAAGTGGTTCACTTTACGATCGAAGCGTAGAATGTAGCTATTATCGGAAATAACATCAATAGTACCACTTGTACCATTAAATCCGACATACGATACTTGTTCCACAGCTGCGGTATATCGTGTACCAGTGTAGCCAATTATATCTGATTTCTTAACCAGATACTTCTTAATTGGCTTACTGGTTCCTCTACCTTGTACAATAAAAATCTTATCCGCGGTAGATGCTTGGGTTGAAGTGAGAACCCTCAAACTCATGTCAGTGACAACAACCTCACCATCGGCAAGAGAAGTGGGACTAGCTACAGTTCCTGCTGAGATGGCTCGGCTGATGTCCTTGGCGATTATCACGTTAGTGATATTTTCTTGTGTCCGTAACATATTAGTTAATTAAATTAAAATTACTCATTTATTGCGAATCCTGGTTGTGTGGGAGGTATTTGCTCCCTGACTGCTTCAGCTATCAGATTTATTGCTAATTTACATATAGCATCGTGAGTTCGTTCATCTAGCTCACTATTTACCTGATTCACTGGTACAGCTGTATTAACTACGATATCTACAGGATTCTTAAGATATCTTAGCTTGTATTTTAGAACATTAAATGTTCCATCAGTGATTAGTTCATGTCTTTTATCAGAAACGGGGGTTTCTTTACTGTAGTTCATTCTCCAGATTAATCCTCTTGATCCATCAAAGAATGGGTTCTTATAAGGATTATGATAGTTCTTGCGATATTCATTATGTGATATCGGTCGTATGTCTACATTGGCTCCATCTATAACTTTCCAATAATCTGTATTCTCAGGAATCTCTGAATTGTTATTTCTAAGACTTTGATAGAATTGATCGTTATAAAATACTATCTGATTTAATTGATAAGTTGTAGAAGGGTTGTAATCACCTTTTTCTAATGCATGTGGATACTCAGTACAATCTATTTGATCAATATAGGCTTCTTCCATCAGACTATACATAAAGTCTTCCGGTAAGTCCCAAAATTGCCCATTACGGACAGTTCCATCTTGTGTAGATGATATTGATGTTCCAGTTGAAGAAGTGTCCATAGAGTCCTTAATAAGAGCCGATAGACCTTGTCTTCTTAACTCTGTTTCCTCTAAACCTTCCTGATTTTTATTGTTCTTATAATTTAAACAGTTTAATACAAATAATCGTTGAGCTTTTGATAAGAATAGAGAATATTCAGCATCTACTAAACCAGGAGCACCTAATGAGGTAATCTTCTCATAGTTTAGTCTGATATCATCTCTCATCTCATTAGCCGTCATTATTTAGTATAGTTTTCTATTTGGTATTGAATCTTTTGTTTAGCTTTAATGTTCTCTGGATTCAAAAGCCATTTAATAGCTTCTGTATCTGATTCACCTATTACATAACCTCCAGGTAGTTCATATTTACTTCTACCGGTTTTAAGAATAGCTCCACAGATAACACCATCTGCTAAAAACACTCGTTCTTCAAAATTAGGATCTTTTGCAATCTTAAGGAAGTCAGAGCGCTTATTCTTCATCATGTTAAAGATATCGGCTTTAAGCTTTTCTTCTTTGATCTGAGCAGGAATAGCTTGTCCTGTACATTTCATGAAGTTAGACATCGATTCTTTAGATGAAGTAACTCTAATGAAATAGTCCATAGCCTCAATCTCGCTAGTCATAGTTTCAATTGTGCTATCAGTTTCTACATCATCATCTACCAAAGCAAATTGGTATTCAGGACTATTAAGTCTAGCTCCCCAACTTGGTGCAATTTTATCTCTATTAGCCTTTAGGATCTCATATTTGATCATTCCAATAGGACTAGATAGATCAAGGGTTATACCTTCTCTGGGAACTATTACTCTGGATCTTTCATCCTTAGCCCAAAAAGAATCTTTCTTATTAGGGTTCAAAGCTCCTTTTTCCAGACCAAGTATTCGTTCGAAGAATTCTTGTTGAGTCATTAGTTCTCCAGGATATTGAACAGTCTCTACCTTTTCGAGATTGTCAAACACCTGTGGCTTTGCTCCTATCTTTTCCCAATAAGGAAGGTCCATAGATCTTGAGGTTCCCGGATACATATTAACGTCGTTAACATCATTCTTAAGAATTGCTCCCCATTTTCCTGGTCTATGAATTCCCTTAACGAGAACTTTTTTACTTTTTAGAAAATTAACTGTTTTCGCTTCTTTTACTTCTTTTGACATATTTCTAAGTTTAATTAGAAGAAGGGGAGTTTCCTCCCCCTCATTATCTTATTCTTTTAGACTAGGTTATATCTAAAGTCAACAATCTTAGTAGGATCTTCAACGTGCATACCACACCAGTCCATACGGTGGAATTCATATCCATCGATAGAAGAAGCCATTAATTTAGGACCACCATCGGGAGAGAATGGATCTCGCATACCCGGGATGTATCCAAATACTGGGTTCTTACCTTTAACTTTAAGACGATGAATACCAGACTCACCTCCGTAATCAAGAGCAATATAACGGTAGGATTCAGTAAGACCAGCACCAGATGGGTGGTATTTCTTGAATCGAACTTTATCATCGAAGAACGGAATAATCTGAAGCTTAATACCAACACCGTTAACAGAATGGTATTCCAAGAACTGACCACCGTATCCAAGAGGATTATGTGCTCCAAGACCTCCATCAGATGTTTTGAAGATACGCTCCTGATAGAAGTTAGGCGTCCATTTAGTGGTGTTATTCTGTACTGCTTGGTGGAATTGAAGAGCTCCAAATTCACCAGTACCAAGGGTAATCATACGACGACCTCTTTCTATTCTACCAACACCCATATCCAATAGGACAGAACACATCCAGTCGATATCAAATTGAGTATAATAGTGAATATTGGTTGGGTCAATTTGTTCAAATAGACCTGAGCCTGATTTAACGTCGAATTTAGAATAAGGGTCCTTATTACCAATTACATCGTTGTTAGCCCAGTTTTTACGTCCATACAGGGACATACGAGCCTTCATTTGTTCGAACTGAGCATCAGCTACCAGATCTTGATAATTGATCCATGTACGCTCAGGTTTACCGGTCATTGGGTTCATAAAGGAGAACTCTAATGGACGGTTATTACCAATGCCGATCATATTACCAGGAACCTCATATTGCATACGCAACTGAGAAATAGTATTACGCATTCTCCACGGAGAAGTGAAGTTCGGTTTAGCACCGCGGCTAGAAAGAGTAGATGATACAAGATCGTAGTCCTTAGACCAACGAGTTCCTGATGCTAACTCTTCAACAGGTACAAATAAGTTACCGTTAGGATCATCAATTAGTTCTACTTCATATTCGAACAAAGATCCTTTAGGTTTAACACCTACAACATAAAGGTGATATGGCTCACGTTCACCGAGGATTACGTTAGTCTCTTCGAAGTATTTCTCGGTAAATACCATGAAGAATCGTGAATTATACCTACCAGGTTCAGTGAAGGTTCCAGCTCCAGGAGCGTTACCTGCTGCATCATAGCAGTCCACAAGTGGTAGGTTTTTGTCATGCTGACCTTGTAGCATCCATTCGAAGAACTCATCTTCGAACACTTCTTTAACTGGGAATTGATTCAAAAATGAAATCATTTCACCAGGAAGGTAAGTGCGATAGATTTGCTTAATCATGGTGCTGATTAGCTCGGGCTTCATCTGGTACAGTGTTGCCAGGTGATTTTTTGTTACTAGCCCGTTATAATCCTTAGCAGCATATTTCTGTAAGGGTAGTAATTGCATACTCTAATGTTTAATTATTAATCTTTAACGTTTTTAAAAATACTTTCCAATGCATTCAAAATATCCTCAGACTCAGAATCTCCGGTAATTTCCATAGATTTACCTGGTTTGAAGGATTCATTTCTAACGGTTTTTTCTAACTCTTTTAGAGTATTTGTTTTTGCGACAGAAGTTAATTTAGAAACATCTGGCTTAAAGTTACCCTTATCATCAATATTGAATAAACCAATCTTGTGATAAAAGTGGACTGCTTTTTCAAATGCTAACGGATTTTTAGATCTTGTCATCATAACAGAATTCATAGGATTACCGTATTCATCTTGTCCTATAATTTCTGTCATAGATTTATAAATTTCATCTTGAAGCTTTTTGGTCAATTTAACTCCGGCAATATTCTCAGTTGCAAATACATCGGATTTTATTGTCTCAAGTTGCTTTCTTTGTTCTTGTTCTCTTTCTGCTTCCTTACGAGCCATCTCTTCTTTCTTCTGCTTCTCCCGCTTTTCCAGATCCTTTTTTAGGTCTGTATAAGCGTCTTTAGCTTCATCGATTAGTTCGTCGAGATCCTCAGCTTTCTTTACGTATTTCTCAGCTTTCTCCTCGGAGAATCCCTTAGCTAAAAGAGAGTCCTTGTAAAGTTTTCGTTGCAAAGAAGTGTCTTTCTCTATTTGATCTTCTTTAATGCTTGTAAGTTTGTCGTAAGAATCTGCTAACTCTAGTGCAAAGTCTGCATCTAGACCATCAGCATACGATGATACAGCTTTAGCCAGTTTAGGGGGCATAGAGCTTAAAAACATCTCAAAGGCTGCATCTATACCAGATCTGACGGATTCTTCCTTATCTTTCTGGATATAAGCCTTTAGAGCGTCCGGAGTACCATCAAAGTCGTCCGGTATAGGTAAAGTATAAACTCCCTCTTCAAGAAGACCTCTTGCGACGATAGTATAAACGGAGGGTTTCTCCTTACCACCGGAGGGAGTTTTGGAAGGGATATCTTTTTCTTCATCTTCGTCTTCTTCAGACTCGGATTCTTTCTCTTTTAATGCTTCTACTTCTTCCGGAGTTAAGAATAAATTCTTTTCAACTTCGGTAGTTTCGACTTCTTCTGTTTCAGGTTTTTCATTATCTATCACTGGTTCGGTTGAAGGAACTTCAGTGGGATCTAAAAACCGTGGTTCATTTTCTAATTCCATATTATTATTCTGATTTAACAATTAACGATTTAAATCTTTTTTTGTTACATTAGGTTAAATATTTTCCTATCTTACCTATAGCACTTATTTAATATTTACTCGTTTTCAAAATCTGATGAAGGAAGCCTGAAAAGTTATCTACAAATTTCTCATTATTGTTTAAATCATCTTCATTCATCATCATAAGAATAATGTGAACTATCTCGTGTAAATAAGTATGTTCTATAGTGGTTTTTGGTAAATTCTTATAATGAGATTTCGTTGCTACTTTTACATATTGTTTAATTAATGAACATTCTCCTAAACTCTCAGCAGGGTCTATATTTTCTGTTTGTTCAACTTTAATGGTATGTCCACCTATTTGAAAACTTTTTGGTATCATTATTTACTTGATTTTTTAGCTTGTCTTGCTTTAGCTCTTGCTGCTGCTAGTTTAATTCTTTCTATACGCTCTTTCATTTGAAGTTCTTTTTCCTGAGCTTTTATCTGAGCAGCCTGCATCTTTTCTTGATTCTTGTTCTGAACCTCAATAGCCTTTATCTTTTTATCTTCTATATCTTTCTTATTTGCTAATTCACGTTCTTTTATTTCGGTATCTTTAGAATGTTTGCGTTCTTCTAATTGCAGCTTTAATTGTTCGTTAAATTGTCTAGATTGTAAATCTTGTTGATCTAATGCTAATTTCTGTACTTCTAGTGGATCTGCTATACCATTTCCATCCATATCAACAGGACCTTCCACTCCTTTCATAGCACCAATAGTAGCAACCTGTATTTTAGTAAGGTTATCCTGATCAATCTTATATTTATCAAGTTCCATTTTAGCCATTTGAACCTGATTAGCCTCTGCAGCCATTTGCTGTTGAGCCTGCATTTTCTGCTGTTCCATAGCACTCTGTTGCTCCATAATAGCTCTTGAGGACTCTTCAAGCTTCCTTGCAACAGCCTGAATTGATTCAGACTTATAGATAGATATAACATCGGCAAATGTAGCTTGTTGATTCTGCAGAGCAGCTTGGGATAACTGTTTAAGGGCTTGGAACAATTCCTGATCTGTGCTACTATCAGAGATCATTACATCATACTCTGATTCAAAGAATTCATCATAGTTCTCAACAATGATAGTTTGCATATCATCAAGAACAAATTGACACTTCTTCGGATTGTTTTTCCAAACATATTTAGCAGTTTCAAGAATCCTTTCTAATACCCTTTTCTTAAATCTATCATGGACTGCAAACCATTTTTCTGTAATATGTGAAGATTGGTTAACGGCTCGTTCAACCCCTCCTACTGTTTCATTAGATGATATCTCTCCTAATCTTTGTCTTGATACACCACTAACTTCATCCAGATCCTGTTTGAGCTGTTCCATGAGGATCGTATGCTGCTGTATAAAATTACCAAGATCAGAATTAACAGTCGTAGCTGTTAAAGTATTAAATGCTCCTGCATTCTTACCTTGTGAAGGACCTTTCAGGATTTCATTTGTTGGATCTAAAGGCATAAGACCAGTGGTGGTTACATAGTGTAACCAGTTCTTCATGTCCATTCCTGATGGGATTAAAGACATGTTAAATGCTAACATAGGTCCGAGATATTTTGCTACTGCTAATTCTCGTCTATATGAATAAATATCATACAGATAATCCAAAGGTTTCATAATGTCCATTAACGACATTGCTTTAGATAAATCCGTATTAGCATATGAACCTACATATGGAGGCTTACAAATTGATGCGTTAAACATCGATCTTCCCTGATAAGGAATAGGTCTTATTTTACAATAGATATCATTACCAATTTTATGTCCTTCCCACCATTCATTGATCCACATCCATTCTACGTTCTCACCAAGTTCTTTTACAGGATTATAATCTTCGGGTACAAGTTCAGATTGTTCATTACCATATTCATCAAAATATGTTAATTTACCAATCTTACGTCTTGATTTCCAAACTACTTTTAGAACCCGTACATTACCATAAGCATCATATCCACCACCCATTGTAAAAGCACTAAGCTCACTTGGTATGAATAATTGTCCATTAAGTTCTCCAAATCTTTCATCTATAGAAAGATCTCGTGTAAGCATTTGTCTAGCTCCTCCATAGTTGAACAAGCTATTACCATCTCCTGCTTCTAGTTTATCAATTTCTTGAGGTGTTAGGTATTCATAGAATTGGTCAATCACAGAACCAACGGTTCCGTAACCATATTCTACAATAATCTCTGAATCCTCTATCTTATTACTATATGGACTGTTAAGAGTAAATACATTAAGAGGTGAGCATTTTCTAACTACAATATCTCCACAAACTTCTTCTATACAAGCAATTTCCTCTCCAGCAATTAAAAGATCAAGAAATGAATCATTGAATATTGTTTTTACTTCTAGTCGTTTTACTTCATGTTTTAAGATCTTGTTAGCGGTGATTTCCTTTATATCTTGGAAATCATAGTTTATATATTTCTGAAGTTTATTAAGTTCTCTTTGTGCAGACTCTTGATCAAATTGTTCATTCTGGATCTTTTCCATCAAGAAGTCCATGTACATCTGTTTTATTTGATCTTCTTTAGATGATACACCTTGTTCATCACTAGAAGATATAACAGCTCTCCAGTCAAATCTCCGTTTAGATTCTTCTCCAACTAATAGACGTATCTTAGAATTACCTATTCCGATATGCTGCATTTTAGCTGGAAACTTCGATATCTCTAAGTTGTGCTGATTGCACACCTTTTCAATATCTCGTGTGTCGAGAATATTGTTATAAAGATTATAATTAGTTCGTTTGTTAAGGAAAGATTGTCTAATCTGTCTGGAATTAAACATTGTCAAATGTTCTGCAGCATCAACGCAGTCTCTTTGCCATTTCTCGTTCTTTTCCTTATCGGTTTTTTTCTGTGCAGGAAATGATATTATATTAAGCATTATCTATTATAATTTGGATTATAGTCTTTAGTTCTAACAATACTTGGATTATCTGTAATTAGTCCCATTTCCTTCCAATATGGATCATCTATTAAAGTTTTAACCTTCTTAACAACTTCTTGTTCGGGCTTATAGAGCGTTTCATCATAAAGCAGTAACATACCTAAAGCTGATACCCTATCAAAGTTGTCCTCAATATTCCATGATATGAGCTCTTTTAAAGCTCCTATAGAGCGTAACTTTTGATAGTTAAGGATTTCACTACCCTGAGCAATTGGATCAAGCAACCAGGATTTAATATATTCCCTTGCTTTTTCATTTGTCCTTGTAGATGCTGGTACACCTTTAGAAACATTGGTACCTTCTCTAAAAGTAATATTATCACGAAGAAGTTTAGGGGTATCAGCTAAAAGATGTAAACATCTCTTTTGTTCAAAATGTGTGAAGATACCACTAAGCTGATTTTCATACATTACAGTCGCATTATAGAACATTGCTAAACGTCTGCAAATTTCATGGAAGTGTCGAGGATTATCGGGCCTTCCTGTATATTCTGCTACTATACGTCTTGTCCATCTGTTCATCACAAAGATAGATCCAAGGGATTCTGTATAGTCTGTAGTTTGACGATCTACAGGGTCACAACCAGCTATATATGTGTTATATGGTATAACACCTGCAGCATTCTTTTGAGGCATTTCGTATATCTCTACTGCTCCTTCTTCGATGTCTCCAGGCCATTCTCTATGTGGTCTTAGTAGAGGATCTGGTCTCCAGTTAAGTATTCCAGTTTCATCATCGAATTCTAAGCGACCAATCCAGTTAGGGTTTATATATTTTTCAGGATTGCCTTCTATTAATGAAAGTTGTTGTTTTAGTTGGTGTACGGGAAAATAGAATCCTGATGTTCTTAATACAGCTTCAGAAGGACAAAGAGGTTTTTCTGCAATCATCTGCATTAAAGAATTTTGATCTATGCCTGCAGCTCTTAAATTCTCTCTTTCCCTTAAGACAGCTTCTTTTACAGTTTCTTCATTAGAGTTACCATCTTTATCGTAATAACCCTCAGAATTGGTCTGTTCACCATGGAAGAATCCACATTTAGTATTCTCTTTATTTTCATCCCATCTATTTGGAATAGCATGAACCTTATATGCTTCTGGTTTGTAAAATAGTTTTTCAAGAGAAACAAAGTTAGAACCCTCTGTATTGTGAGTTATTATTCCGTTCCCTATATAAGTATTCGTATTGGACGCCGTTAAATTATAAACGGGTTTTATCCCAGTCCTTTCAATTTTAACAATCCTCTCATATCTTAATCCTTTGAATTCGCCTCTTCCAGTTAATATAGTGTTACTATACTTAAGAATTTTATCTAATCTATTTTGCTTTTCTTTTGGATATAATTGTATATTTTCACAGAAAGAAATAAGACTTCTTCTATCTCTAACACAGAGTTCGAACCAATTATTAATACCTTTTATTGGTCCTTTTTTATTTAAGCGAGCTTTTCGTTCTCTAATTGAAGAATGAATTCCCAATTTCTGTAACAACAATTGTATCTCATATAGAATTTCCTTTGAGCTTTGTGATATACTAATTTCTCCTATATATTTACCTGGTCTAGATTTATTTTCTCTAAAAGAAATATATCCATCGGTATCAAAAAGACCACCTAGAAATTCACAAACAGACTCTTTAGAGTAACTATGAATGTTATTAGGTAATCGTTTATTTCTCTTTGTTTGTCCATAGATTCCACAAGCTCTTAACAGTTTACAATAATTTCTTATCCTTAATTCTTTATATATCTTATTAAGCTTTGTCTTGTATTCATGAGTAACAGTACAGTCGTATTTATTTTCTATATATTCTAGTATTTCTTCTTCACAATTAGAAAATCTCACAGATTGATCTTTTCCATATGTTCCATCACCTATTAACCATCCTATAGTTCTTGCATCTTCTAGAATTCTATCAGACCATATATTAACATTCTCTATAACAGCAATATCATCTTTTATTTTTAAATCACTGGCTTCAACAAATTTATTACCTACTGTTATACCGTTTTTGCCAATAAGTCTTTTATATATAGGATGATCTAAACTACATTCAATCCATCTTCCTGTGTTTGTCTCTATTCTTACACAATACTTATTAGTTGGTTTTTGCCAATAAGTGACTCTTTCTTTAGAGAAACCTTCATTTTCTTTAAACCCTATTATTCCATTGGCTATATTTAAATCTTCTATATTTACTAAATTTCCTGTTGCATCCCAAACTTTGTTTCCTGCAGTAAGGCAACCTCCTGTACCAAAAGCAACCATCAAACCAAAGGTACTACTACCTTGTTCAAGTGATGGACGAGCAATTTGCCAGGCTTTTAGCAAATTAGGGAAATTACCTGCTTCTTCCCATAAGATAAGTTTACCACGTTTACCACGAGCTTTCTGAGGATTATCTTTCAAGGTAATACCAATAATCTCAGACATATATCCTTTTTCTACGCCTCCTTCCAAATAGGAAGCTCTACGATGCATATCACCGTTCTTTACTTGACGAAGCTTTTTCCATGGAGTATTCTGATCAATAAAGTTCATGTTAGACCAAGCCTTGGATATGATACCATCTTTGATCAAATACTCTTTTTCAGAAGCAATAGCGTATGATTTAGAATTAGGAAATAAGAAGAAGTTTCTATTAAGCATTGAAGCTCCCTTAAAAGAATTATGGGTTGGAACAAAATCATTTGTTAAATAGACATGTTCATCGTCCTGTATTAAAATACAAGCAGATTGTTCTCTACCAATTTTCTCTATAGATTTAATAAAGGCTCCTCCAAATAATCGCTTATTCCTTACTCTGTCACTTTTTCTTTTTATAGTAAACAGATCGAAATTCGTATGTATATAGAGTCTATAATAATTGTTTCTTTTTATTTTTCTATCACCAACAAAAGATTCTCCAGATCTTTTCGAATATATCTTTTTACAAGATATACCTAAACTTCTTAATACATCTGCAAGATCATCTACGAGCTTTTCGCAGCTATTTGTAAATTCAATAAATCCGTCCTTATTTATAGAACCATCAGTATCCATTAGACCTTTAACTAAGGCCATTCTTTCGCTTATAGAGGAAGTTTTATATATTTCTGGTATAAACTTATTCTTACAGGACTTATTGATTCCTAGCTCCTTTATAGCAGTCTTAAGAGGATTGTTTTTTATAAATGCTTTTCTTGCTGGTTTATATGTTATTCTATAGTTGTTTGTAGTACTACTATCGTATATTATTTCATAATCATTTCCAAGAATATTCTGAAATTGATTCAATACCTCTTCATCAGATGATGCTATTTTTATATTAGCCGTTGACATTGATCCATCACCAAGCAATGCTCCAAGTATATATGGATGTATTGGTAATTCTCCCTTCTCTGGATATAATACGGGACTTATCTCTGGTATTTTATACTTATAAACTTTCTGTTTTTGAGATGTGTTATAATATAAACCATCTCTTATAATTTCTCTTAGAGTTAAAACTTTATATGGTTTCCTATTATTCTTGTATACACACCATAGGTGATTGATACCACAATTAACTTTTCTACCATCAGAGAAGGTTACTTCATATACATCTTTTACTCCCTGTTCATATTTCTCCAATACAACAGTTGGTTCCCAGCTTGGGGTACAAACTAAATCTCCTGGTTGTATTTCTCCCATTGTTTTATCACCAAATGGAGTCTTAATAATCGCACTGTATGGTTGTTCATACCCACGACCTCTCGTCTTCAAGACAGCAGCATGAATACCTCTTTTCTCGGCTTCCTCAAGATAATGGAAATAATCATAGTCTCCATCCCAAACTTCAGGAAATCCTTCCATACGTTCAGCTCTTGCTTGAATACCAGCTAATAATTCTTCTTCACTGAGTTCTTCTAATGCTACAGCTTTAATGATAGGAGAGTAATTAAGATAGAAATAATAATAGCCAGGAATATAATCCCAGCCACAATGATATCCTTCTTTACATCTTCTTTTCTCCTCTTTCCAGAACTTCATATATGGAGAATTAGGTGCAGGATTTTTAGTATGTTTAGTATAACAACCAAACTCTTCATAGTGAAGCGCACTGGTTCTCCATTCGTTAGTTCTCTGTAAAGCCATTGTTATTATTCTTCTGGATCTTCAAATTCTGATTTTTCTACTCCTCCTCGAACCTTACCAGTGTTACCTAATTCTCGTTTAACTCTATCTTTAAGGTTATCAAGACTATCTAAAAGTTTACCTGTCTTTTCAATAGCAGAAGTGATCTTAGTTATATCATTCTTAGGTTTACCATTCTTATCTACATCACTCATATTGAGAGTTCTCAAATAAACTCGGACCGAATCTAGTGCTTTCTGTGCATCATCTAAGAACTGAAGAGCTACAGATGATTTATATTGCATATCTATATAATACTGCAATGCTTCTTCAACTAGCTTATCAGGCTCCTTTTTATTATCATATATATCGTTTATAAGAGTTGTCCTGCGTTCTTCTTCAGGAATATTGCGATAGATCGAAGAATACTTACCAAAGTAATAGATGTATGCTAAGTCCTCTTGAGCTTTTTCCTTTGTTTTAGATTTATCCCTATCCCAGATTCTTTTGAAGTGCTTTTCTACAGCAGCTTCCGGAGATAGTTCCACTTTATTATTATTCCATATTAGTAGTTCCATTCTCCTTTTCCTTCTTATATTTATTTATAAACTGTATCTTCTTTTTGTTAGCATAGAACTTTCCAAGATTTCGGATATAAAAAGTTTTATATGAATTGATATCTTCGTGGTCTATTGCTCTCATTTTCTCTGTAACAAATCTAAATTGAGATTCCCAAATCTCCTTGACTAGAAACTTGGGAATCCCGTATTTTTTAGATATTTGATCGAATATATCATTCATTACTTCTCATCAATAAAGAATTTCTCTATTAATTTTTTTAACAAAGTATATGCTGCTTCTCTAGACTCAGGGTCTTTCACTTTCTCTAATGTAGTTATTAAACTATGTATTGTTGATATTGCGTCTGCGTAACTCATATATTATCCTTTTACAATTTCAATACCTAAATCACTTGCTTTATCTTCTAGTTGTTCTTCTTCAGTTTTGGGTTTGAATTTAACACGGACAAGTTTATTACCTTTTAGAATAGCAACATCCTCTGTTATGAGAGTTCCTTCCATGTTTTCAGACTCCTCAACTTCTTCAAACTCATGTTTGAATTTACCAATCAAATATGTTAATACTGTAGCTTGTAAAGCAGCAAAATGATTAAGTCTATTTAGTTCTGTAAATAGAACTCCTAAAGCCTTTTCTGTGTCCAATTTGTTGTTCATTCCTTTTCTTTTAAATGATCTACTATTACCCATTTTAAAACGTTATAATTAACTCATTATTTTCTACTTTAATATATTTATATGGAATATTTACCATCACTTCTATATCTGGTGTATATTGACCATATAAACTTTTAGGGTGAGCTGGAATACCATATTCTGTTAAACCGAAAGTATAATAATGCTCATCCATCTTATATTCCATCAATTTGTCAAACCTCTCTGAAGGAGGAACAGAGTCAAAGAATGATTCTATTTCTTTCTTTAGTTTATCTCTGTCCTCCCTTGAGAGCCGTTCTATATGCACAAATCGACTAGAAAAAATCATTAGTTATCGTTGTCTTCTAAAATAAATGTATCCTCTTGTAACTTATCTAATCGTGGTTTAAGATCATCTAAAGAATAAATTTCTATTGATCCGGTATCAGGATTCATGGATATAAATTGTTTGTTATAATACAAATAAACTATTCCTGTTTCTATATCCTGATAATTTCTATTATTCTTTAGATCACGCGATTTCATTACTTACAATTTACTCATATCTCTTATATCCCTTAATATAAAACTGACTTGTTGACAATCGAGCATGTAGCTCGTCAATATTCTCCAGAACGATGATTGAACCAACCTGCGGGTGATTTAAAATACACTTGGTTTTATCATATGTATTTTTAGACTTTGAGAATATAGGTTCCAAACCAAAGTCTACACCTTCTGGAATATATACAGGACCTACTCTACGGCTAGTTTTACCATTCTTATGCTCAACTCTATATTCAGCTATTACTCTCATCAGATCTCTGTACTTTTACTTCTAATACTATTTCTTTATTATTGATCAATATTCTTGTATCATATAAATACTCAGGATTATTATCTACGAACCAATCCATATTCATTATCATCTCATCGTGAAGAAACCAAAATCGATCCAGTCTCTTTATTGGACAAGGATATTTATATGTTCCAATTATATGATCGTCCTCATTGTTCATTGATTAGTTTGTTGGGATCATATGATATATTGTTCTTACTATGATAGGTAATATTAGAAAAGGTCTTACCTGAATCATTCATTATATAGACCATATCTGAGGTATACAATGGAATTACTTCATCATCAAGATAAGAACTATAAATTATTCCATATACATATTCTAAGCCTTCAGAATCATTAAAATCATGAGCTTTAATCATAGCGTCAAACTGTTCACAACTTATTTCTTTGGAAATGAAACAATATTTATCTCCAATCACATCGTTAAATTGTACACCAGATGGTGTAATTCTACGTAATACAAACATATATCTATTTATTAATTGATTACTTATTTATATTGATTAAGACACACGAATCCCCTAAGCGGAGATTTACTTCCTTTATTCTCTTACGATAATTATCTTCCTTCTATTGGTATCTAGCCCACATCTCAGTATTTCCTTGCACTCTGGCTCTGAGTCTAGCTCTGGATAATTATCTTTTTGATCTATCGGGGACAACTCTTTTCATCTTTGAGATTACTCATACAACCCGACTTCTGGGCCCATTACTTGATTCTATCTGTAAACTTCCTCACGGGCCGTCCTAAGGATCAATTGTCTTTAACGAATCTGAGACTAAAAAGTTTCATTTTCTGTGAAAAAAGTTTAAGTATAAACATCTATTAACAATTCTGTTATTATTATAGCACTTATTGAAATTTTATACCAAAAAAATTTTTGGACAATAATTATAGAATTGAATGATGGACACCCCAAATCATATCCCCCTATGGTTCTGCTGCGCAGGTGCGCCCCCGGCAATCAAAAACACATAATCATATGAAACTTGATAAAGGCAAAGTAGCCGAAGCACTGGCTAAAATGAAAGAATTAAAAGGCAATCAAACCTTTTTCTTTCCCAAACCATCCGCTAATCAGTTGCCTGTAGGACAGCATACAGCTACCATCACAGGACAACCGAAGATCGACGAAGTACGGATCAAGAACATTGAGCGTATACAGAAAGGACAGCTTTTCTGTGCGTTCATCAACTTGCCTATCAACATCGATGGAACGGACTATAACCTGCAAATCACAGAGTCACAACTGGAGAAAATCGCAGGTGAAGGGCTCGAGAAACTCGAAGTTGAGGTAAGGGATCAGGTGAGAGACGGCAAAGCTACAGGATATAAGGAGTTCGCTCTGAACCTCGAAGCTGTTGCAGCTTAACAGGAAATAAGCACCTGTAAACCATTTATCCTATAACCATATAAGATAAAGCAGCCAAATCATTGTCGGGGGCAACCTTATCTTATTTTATTATTATCTGATGGTTAATGGGCTTAGTCCACGGACAGACGAACTTATTTATTAAGTTCGGGGTTCCATCCATCGGAGCTGGGGTTAATGGTAATAATACTGCTATTCTAGAACCAAAGTATAGTGTTTAGGTTTGCTCCATGTATGAAAGATATGGGCTCTGTGATTGTTCATTGGGCCCATTATCTTATTAATTATCAGATGATTGTCCTTTAATTTATGATGATGGATGATGGGTAAAAGGTCCATACTAATCCACCATACTTTTCTCAAACACCTATTTATATCGAAATATTAATACATAGCATATATGGAAACAACTAAAGAAAAAGACGCAAGAGAATTGAAAGTCTATGATTACGAATTCTCAACTCGTATAATGGAGAGAAAAAATGGAAGTTGGAGTGTTTTTACTCCCATAAGTGGCGAACATGGGTTCAAGTGTGAGCAAGATGCTCGTGATTATGCTTCCACATATGGAAGAATCGATCATAGACAATAGAACGAATCATTGATCAGTAGTTTAACCAACCATGTAACTCGCTGCTGGGGAGCAAAGTCAGGCAGTTAACCACAGTTTAGTGGTAGAGGTAGCAAATAATGTGGTTGGTTAGATTATTAGTTATTATATCTGTAAAATCTAGAAATCATGTATATACCCAGTAAAGAACAGAATTCAAAAATAAATGAGCTAAAAAAGAATGGATATTCGTTCAATAAGCCATTATCGGTGTCCTGCTGTGCTGTTGTTTTACAAAAAAACACAGATTACTGGATATTTGATTTTGATGGTGGAATAGAACAAAATCCTGCTCAATTAGGACATTTATTTGGTAGAACACCAATGAAGTAATAATCTTGAACCTAAGTGTATTAGCAAAAGAAAGAGCTCTCTATCATTAGTATTAACCGAAACTTGATTGTTATTGGTGTGCTATTTGGTTCGACAATGAGAGCTCTTTTCTTTTTATCAACAGAAACAATCAATTATATCAACATATGAAAGAAAATGTCCTAAATACGTTCAAGGCTATTCATAATCATGTCCCAAGATCATGGGTGGAGAAAGCCTGGGAAGAAATTGAGCATGTTGCTCATGATCTCACTAAAACAGAGATATTCAAGAAAATCTATCACCTAACACACGTGGAGTATCCCGTAGAGCTGGGAAATCTGCTCAAGCAAATAGCTTAATCAATCATACACCATGAGCAAGTTAGGTAGATCATAGGTGATGGGCTGTACCCTTCCTGGTATGAGGTATGGCTCACATCTATGATAATTTAAAGAGTGCATAACAGGTAATGCTGTTAGGTCTAGGTAACACTAGGTTTAGGTCCATAGAGATGCTCAAACTCTAAACTATTTTTTATGAAGAATCTAAACTGGCTAACAGCGATCGAATTATGGTTATCAACTGGAGCTTTGATCTTTTTGATCTCAGTTTTCATTGGTTTCTTTATTCTTAATGCTAGAAACAAAAGAGATGCTCTTTCTAAAGAAGAGGTCACACGATTGTTTACATTATGCATACTGTTTGGTCCATTAAGTATTCCCGTTGTAATATGGGCTATATTCCAATATTTACGACAAAATAGAAAATAGACGGGGTTAACTATTGATCTGCCCAATAACCGAGTAAACATGATTTGAGTGTTGAAAGTGAGGGCAGATTTTTTAAATTAAAAATAATCATCATGGAACAAGATTATCTTAGCGAAAGACAAAAGCTCATTTTAAGAAGACTACAGATACGTAAAATGGACAAATATGATAAGCAAATTACCTCCGAAAGATACTACGAAGAATTTCAGGTTCCAAGGAAACAGAGTGATCTTGAGAAGAGAATGAACGATCTTTCTGATGTCTATGATCAAATTGAAACAATCGACTTATGAACGAACAATTATACATTGGACAAAAAGTATTCTTCTTTTTAAATGTAGGAGCTCAGCATGTTAAAATGGCTGCTACAATTAATGTAATTACCTCCTCATTTGTAGAGGTGATATATTATACAACAACAGGGGTTAAGGTTTATCATAAAGTATTTCAGAATAGCTCTAATGGTAAAATACCCGTATTCACTGAAGAATTAACCGAGAAAGAAATTAAACTGCTATACATATGAGAATCAAAGACTACGTAATTTGTGGACTACTGTATGTAGTTCTGCTTGTTGGTGTAATATCTGTTACATCATGTAATTCTGATGGACCTGACTTGAACTTAAATACCAGTAAGGTAGAAGAGTTCATTAACACTAAATGTAAACCTATTCAATGTACATTGTTAGATACAGATGCTACAGAGAAAGGAGATTTAGTGTACAGCTATAAGCTGCTCTCCTGTGATAATACTGTGTTATATACAGGTTTTCAATTTTATGAACTACCAAATGTGATACCATAAAACTATTTAAATATCTACAAAATGGAAGCATTATGTATTGAAACATCAGAATTAGGCACTGTTATAGCTGGAAACACATATAATGTATCAGAGTCAAAACTGTGTAAATGTGCTGAATTCATCGTCCATGGTATTCCAATAAATCCAAGGCAATATTCTTTAGGTGTTCCTAAAATGGGAGATACAGTAATATGTGAAGAATGTGGTTGCACTTATTCATATGATGGTACTGTAAGAGTATTAAAGAAATACTTTGGACTAATTGGAGAAGAGGATGAATGTGAACAATATTCTAAGAAAGAGGAACTTGTTGAGGTTGAATAAAACCATTGAAAATCTTGAGCAATTTATGATTTTGTAGATTTATCATGAATTGAAAAATAAAATCTATATAGTGTGCACATGCTATTATCGCGATGAACCGATCGCTAGTGTTAGGACATTACAAGACTCTCAAGGTCCTTTGTCCCCCACAGTCAGAGTGATCAGAGATCATCCAAGTGAGCATAGGATGATTCTTTTATTTACTTTAAATCAACCGTTATGAAAGTATTTACTCCCGATAATTGGGAACCACAAGACAAAAATACAAGTGAAGAGGACAGAATTGGATGCTTATTGACAATTATAGCATGTTCAATATTCTTCATTGTGTTTGCTATTCTCAAATCATGTAACTAATCAATCATTAACCATAAATCTATTAACTTATGAAACTAATCTACTTTATCTCTCTTATTATAGGCTCAGGCTTATTTTTAGGGCTCTGTAAGGGACTTTCTTTAGTCCTTGGTATATCTCTATCAGAATTCATAGAAATGAGCTTTATATCGCCTGATTTTTATTCCATAACAGGAATTGTCCTTTTAGGTATGCTCTATCTGTGTTCTCTGGTAAGTTCCTTTGTAATCACTAACTCTATTAAGTATGAAAGAAAATTTTATTAGATGGTCCTTTGTTATTATATTGTTTCTTATCTTGTTTTGCTTTGGAACAATATCGATGGTAGGATTGAATTTCATAATCATTAAACTATTCGCCTGATGAACCGACTATCAAAAATTATTGGAACAGCTATCTATGTGATGAATTCAAAGTCCACATTAATTAAGGTTAGTCATAACCAGCCTAGTTTAATGACCTTCATCCTTGAACATTGGAAGATGATGGTACAGGACTTTAATCATACCAGGAGCTACGAACATCTTGTATATATCATAGATCTAAATCAACTGGATGAATTTAAAAGGGAATTACAGATTCTCGATGTAAATCCAAACAATGGTTTAAATCTATACATATCCAGCAGTAAATGTATGTGTAAGCTTGTATCACATGAACAACATGCTAAATACATAAGAGGTAATGGATATCATGTGATTGATCTTACCAAAGATGAGCATAATGTGAATAAACTAACTGGGGTACATTCGTTCCATTAATCAAAAATATAATCTATTAATTATGAGAAAATACTATGTAGGTTTTACCTAGCTACAGTGGGGAGTCCACTATAATCACTCTAGGCACGTAAAAGCCGAATAAACACAATTATTAGTAATATTATTTTTCTTTTTAGTAATTTAAAAAAATCTTTGGGTTAAGAGGTTCCTCCCTTGGGCGACTGAGGGAGGTTTTTATTTAGCAGAAGTAGTTCAATTGGTAGAATATTAGATTTCCAATCTAAGGGTTGTGGGTTCGAGTCCCGTCTTCTGCTCTAAAACAATAAAACAATGAATGTAAAAGTAATTAATATCAAAGATGATCGAATAATCTTTGATAACGGGGTAATGATGTATTCTGAACATTACCAGGAATGCTGTGAGAGTCATTTTTTGGATTTTAGCAACATATCACTTGAAGATTTTGATGGTCTTGAATTTGATTTAGATGGTGAGTTCTTTAACAGAATCGAAGATTATGGAATTGAACTTGTACCATTGAATGGTCATACCGTAAAAATACCAGGATATGCCAGTAACAACGGTTATTACAGCGATCAACTTACGCTAGTTCTATCTAATGGTAAAACCTTTGATATAACCGAATGTCAGAAAAACAATTTTTATTAATCGAATCAAACAACAAACAATATGAGTAAAACATCAAATCAACAGAAAATTGAAACACTTAAAGCTTTTCTTGTAAGCAAAGGATGGCCTAAGAAAAGAAAGAGTTTCAGAGATGAGGAAGAAGTTCAGGAAGAACTTAAGCCTGCTGTGAACATAGGTGGAAGATTTAAATTCACTAAAAGAGCATAGCCATGGGAAAAGTAATTATTGTAAAAGAGCTGGCTAGCAGCTTCACCTCACACAATCTTGTTATAACCCATCTTGACTCAGGTTACGGGTGGAAAAATACGAATGAACTTAACTTTGACGACATTGAAAAAATTATATATCTCGGTCAATGTAAAACAGATGGAGATATGTTCACAATTTATTATAAAAGTGGTAACATAGCAACTGCTAAAGGTTATCTTAATAACGGCGAATATTAATAATACTGGGCCATACGGGAATTGATTCACATATGACTAGTAAATCTTTAGGCGGTGCAATGGTAGTATAGCACCATAAAATGTATACCAACAAACAAATGCTACTAACGTAGTTAATGAAGTTTCTGACTTCACCTTCGAGGATGCACTTGCTTTTGTAGGTGCTCCCGAGCTAGTTGAGGCGTAATCTAAGGAACATAAAACGCCCGTTTCGTTTTCTTTATTTCGTAAAAATAAAGTGGTGGAGCGCTAACGCCAGTTAGCCCTTTAAGGGAGTGTTGTGGATTATTCTACAGCATTCCCTTTTTTTGCTCATTTACTAGAATGAGATAAGCCTATAAATGATTTATTAGCAATGGAGAAGACGTCGGTTTAATTTCGGACCCATCATATAGGGATATATGATTGTAAATTGGAAGAATTGCTGGAAAGCTAAGTAAAATAATATGTTATTTTATATGCCAATCAGCAGCCGAGCTTACTGGAAGAAGTAAGAAGGTTCAGAGACTAGGGACACCACGGTGAGCCCACAGCATCCAACACCTAGAACAGGTGATGATATAGTCCAACCAAGTAGGAAACTATTTGTTAATCATGCGACTCCGACATGGTCCACGTGAACCCGGAAACATCAGTAGCTTAATTGGTAAAGCAGTGGGGGTTATTCCTTACAGTTGGTGAGTTCGAATCTCCCTTGATGTTCTATTTTTAAACTAAAAATCTTAATCTTATGAATTTCGTTGTAATACTATGGGCTATTGCAGTAATAATAGTAATATTTCTCGCCTTCAGAAAAAGAAAATGTCCTACATGCAGAAATAAATCAAGACATACAGGAGTGTCGGGATCAAAATATGCACAATATTACTGTAAAAAATGCGACAAATATTTCCATCTTAAACATTACTCAAACAAAATAGGTTAAAATATCTAAAATCTTAAAATTATATGAAACCGTTTAATTTAGAAGAAGCGAAGGCAGGTAAGCCTGTACAAACAAGAGATGGAAGATCTGTAAGAATTATTTGTTTTGACAAACTTGGTGGCAATTACCCTATAATTGCTTTATTAGATAAAGGAGGCGAAGAAATTGTAACTTATACTTATGAAGGAAAACTGCGACGGGCAGGAGGAGATCATGAATATGATCTTTTTATGGTTCCTAAGAAAAATAAAGGATGGATTAATATTTATCCTAATAATGTAATCGGAAGCACCAGGATTTATGAAACGAGAGAAAAAGCACTTATAGAACAAACTTCCAATGCAATTACTTGTGTAGAAATTGAATGGGAAGAATAATTCCCTAATGCTCTCATGGCGAAATTGGTAGACGCGCTAGATTTAGGATCTAGTGGAGAAATCTGTGCAGGTTCGATTCCTGTTGAGAGCACTAACTAAACTTTAATATTTATGAAAATATCAATTCTTGGAAATGTAATAGATACACAAAATATTTATCAAATAGGCCAAATTAATGGTAGTTTTTTTCTTTTTCATCCGTATAATGATGAAGTTGGTGATTATAGAAACTTTGAAATAAAGATGTATAATCAAAAAAATTTAACTATTACTGTTCCTAATATTAAATTTCGTGCTACAGAAGAACAAGCGGAAGATATATTGAAAAATAATCTTGATAAATTAAATAATCTTCGGGAACGTATAATTAAAATTTGGTCAGAAAATCAATCTACAATACCTAATTTTGAATTCGAATAACAATAATATCAACAAATATGAAATTCTTAAATTCAAATGAGTTTACCTTCATCATTATATTAATTGTGATGTCTGCAATTACATATAAAAGTGAAGTTGAACACAAGAAAGAGACCAAGGAAAAAACTGAAGAAGCCTATCAAAAAGGCTTAAATGAACCATTCTACCAGGTTATGGGCTCATTTAACGAAGGTGATGGTATTTATGCCGTAGACCTTAAAGATCGTAAGGGAAATATATTTACAATAACTCTTCCATTAGCTAAATTCTCAGCTTTAGGAATAGATGTAGATATGATTCTTGAAATGGACTCTAATGTATAAATCACTAAAGGTGATAGCAGCCTTAGGGCTGTAAACCTCCTCACAAATATCTAAAGGATTGTGGGTGATAAATTTTATTGAGAAATGAACAAATTGAAACAAAGATTCGCACATTACACACCAAAGGAGATTGTTAAGCATATACTATTCTTTATTATAGCAGGAAGTCTAGGACCACTTTTATTTGGTTTAACTATGGTAGGTAAATTTGCAGAAAATAATCCGCACATGGAGAGATGTTATGGTAACATTTTCCTTGAAAACTTTTTAATGTTCTGGTTTGCTGAAATATTCATCGGTGTATTTGTTGGTAGTGCAATTTACCTGCTTGGAAAAATTGCTGAATGGTAGTAATTACTCCAAATAAAAAAGAGCCCATTACAGGCTCTTTAAGCGACGATCTCACCTAAACTGGTATTATCGTATGTCTGGGGAGAATCCCTTGATTACAACGTGGTCAAATGACGCTGAGGAGCCTCCTCCACTTTGTCCACCACCACCTTGACCCTGTCCTCCTCCTCCTCCTTGTCCCTGAGAATAGGTACCACGTCTGTTACGAGCCCCTCTTCGGGAGCTAGTACCTCCTCGTCGACTATCAGGATTCTCAAAGAACTCTTCTTCCTCTCCAAATTCATCGAATTCATCGAAGTATGGGAGATCTGGATATGGTTCATAAGGATACATTGGTAATGCAGATCTGGTTCTTGAACGTCCCCTGCGGGATCTTGGAGAGCCTCTGCGAGCTTCAAATCCAATTGATGGACTTGTGAACTCTCTACCAATCAGTCCTTCCATTCCTCCCTGGCTCATCATTGCATATTGCTCAAGGAGTTGAAAGATCATTTCATCTTTAGCTGCTATTTGTTCTAGTAGTATTAGCTCTTTCTCTTCCATTTGCTTTATCTTCATAAGGCATTCTTCGAGTTTAGTGAACTCCTCAGTTAGGAATTCAAGAGCCGATCCAGGAAGATTTCGCTCTAGTACTTTACGCATTTCTCTGTTTATCATAATTCTAATTTTAAAAGGTTAAACAATTAGAACTGTGATTAAGGAGTCATTGCTGCAACCACTTGTGATACTACTGAACGAATTACATCCTGGTTAGCGAGAGCTGTTGCAGAAGCATTAAGTTCCCGACGTAGTCTTTCAATTTCAGTGGCTTGTTCACGGGCTACAAGATCATTAAATTTATGCTCTAAACGATGATTTAGGTCAGCAAATTGCTTGTCCATTGAAACCTGCATGGTGAAATTCTGATGCTTTATAGCATTGGTCTCATAGTCGATTTTATTACTAAGAGATGCTGTAGCATCTTTTGTAGCAATTTGATTCTCATATTGGGATACTGTAGCTGTTTTATCGATATCACCTAATTTATCGGATATAGCTCTGAATTCTCCCATATTACCGATAGCTTGTGTATGCAAGGTCTCTCTGATCTCAGATTCAGTTTCACCTACATCCCTTCTGATATCGGACTGTCCTTGTTGATTAATTAAGGTACCATAGTCTACAAAGCCTCCTTTATTGGCTCCCCAACCACCTAATCCACCACCAAAAAGGGCCGCAACAGCAGCTAGTCCTAACAGACCCTCACCAAATCCATAACCACTACCCTGATTACCGGTTGTGAGAATGGTAGGTGGAACACTTCCTGAATTTAGATTAACTGGCTCATTTCTTAAACTTTCCATGTTATTTTTGTTATTAAGTTATTTAATTAGCTTAATATAATAGCGATCATCAGAGCTGCAGTCTCTGTTTGTATTTTGATTATGCTAAGTAAGCATAGTATGGCTATTATATCAAACATACATAAACAAACGATCCTACAAGAATTTTGTTTCGAACTTAACATTCGATGTGTTAAATATTAAACACCTTTAAACTCTATAAATTTTATGAAAACACAAACAATGCGCTATCACTCTGGTGATCAGACTAAGAATGTCCTTCTGTTTGGAGGATGTTTTTCAATTATCCTCTACGTTGCATTCTGGGTAGGATTGCTATATATAGGGGTTCATTTTATCCTCAAATGGTGGTAATATGAAAAGAAAAATATTATTCGCTATCATGAGAAATGTAGGATACATAGGAATATACACACTTATAGAAGCTGTAATGATCTGTGTAGTGTCTACATCCGATGACCCTTTTTCTATACCTTTCCTGGTTATTTGTACATTTATATTCATTGTATTTGTGTACAATAATGTAAAGGAAATAGTGAACTCTTCAAGTAAATTGAAACAATTTAACAACTTTATCAAAACAATAAACAATGAAAACGATGAAAATTCTCTTCCTGAGCCTGCTGATGTCCATTTCGATGAATGGATTGATCTCAGCGAAAAATAACCCTGTGGACACATGTTTGTGTCAATCTGACCAGAATTTCGGATACACCCATACAAATACATGGAAATTCGAAATTGTAGATACAGGTGGTTATACTTATGTCTATGAAATCGGCCGGTGTGAAAAATACTGGACTTTCGTAGACAAACCCTTTTTCAAATTCTATACCACAGAAGCTCTTTTGGACTATATTTACTATTTGTCCAGGGATTTCTGCAATGGTGATAACTTCCTGTATCGGTTCTATGTAGATGAAGATCTTATGTTCTGGGGAAACAAAACCTATATGGAGCTCCCTAAGAAGCCCGAATTCATATTTGGTATACCTATCCTCCAACAATGGTATATCTATGGACGAAAGTTCATGCAATATTAAAGTAAAGGTTTATAGAGTAGTTGGTTTAATCAATGAAGGGATTTTGAGATAATCAAGGTCCCTTCTTCTTTTCACATTAAAACAAATGAAATGAAACGCATTTTAAGGCTCATTAGAGCCACTAAAAATCATAAGGAAGAACTTTACCCTCCTTTACCATATGAACCTCTTAAAACCTCCAATAATGAGCAAGATAATAAGACTATCAGTTGTGTCTCACTGTGACCCTGAAACAGTCGATTATATTTTAGGTGTAAACAACAAGAATTTCAATTACATGAAGACCATCGAAGAGATGAGTGAACTAAGTGAGGTTCTTGTTAAATGTGTGACAAAAGAGAAGGAGTTCAGACCTCCTAAGGACAAGATCATCGAAGAATGTGGAGATCTGTTCTTTAGATTGGAAGTTTTAGCTCAACATGTGGGGGTAGAAAAAATAATCGAAAGAATTGATTTCAAAAATAAACAACTCAAGGGTTGCACAGGATCATCTATCAAAAAACGAAAATTATGAAAATAAAAATTTTAGCTAAGGACTTGAGACCAGATATGTTAGGTAAATCAGTTGATGTAGAATATAACATGAAAAAATTCTCAGGAAAGCTCTATTTTAGCGAAGAAAGTTTATCTTATTTTGTATTACACAACAATGAAAACTTTAAAGGAACGACTCCTACAGAAGGAACTGGAAAGTTTAAATATTCATGGCAATTAACTACAGCTAACTATTCTTCTTTTGTTCTAACAGTGGATAAGGTATACATTGAAAAACTAAGCATCGATTTCGAGGAAGGAGATGTTTTAAAAGTCTACAACTCAAGTAGTAAAGACTTAAAAGATCTCATTGTTCTTGAGAAAATAGGAGAATGTGTTTTATATTCTGATAAAAATCCGTTTGCAAGATCAAAAGTAGAATATGCAAGAATAGACTATTTATATGGTTTAGGTTATCGGGTTGAAGGAATTACAGAAGAAGAGAAAACTGAACTCTCGATGGACGAAATTGCAAAAAAATTCAATATTCCGGTTGATAAATTGAAAATTAAGAAGGAGTAATCCTTCTATGCCTTGGTATTCCCTCTGCCTTCTAAGCAGTTGAAAGGATAACTGGATACATGTTGGTTCGATCCCAACCCAGGGTACTAATTATTAAAACAATTAATATGTTTACAGATCGTTTTTATCATCGCTATTCTCAGGTGGAAGCTAATCAACCTGATAACAAGAAGAAAAGAAAGAAACGGGTTAGTGTAGCAGCTATTCTCGTTAAGACAGGCGTGGGTAAAATAACCCGCAAACCCAAATACGAGGTTCGTATCGGAGTCTCTGTATGTTCTAAAAAAGACCTCTTTATTAGAAAGAAAGGTCGTATGATTGCAGAGAAACGAGCTGAATTTAAGCCTTATCAGACATTTAAGGTGTCCAATAAGGAAGTAGAAGATAAGAACTTCGTAAGAGAGGTACTTATCCCTAAAATGAATGAGATTATCATTGCAAACGAATAATGCAAGTAAACAACAACGGAAGATTCAGAGTCCAGGACCCTGATGACCTGATTATGGGCAGAAGAGTAAATGCCTACCCGGTAGTTAATTCTACTAATGATCTTCAAATGGTGAGCGAAGGTTTGCGTAAACCTATTCTTCAGAAAGATGCTGAATACAACAAGAAATCTGATGAAGAAAGGAACCTTATCAAGCTCGCTAAAGCAGAGGAAAAGAAAATCAGATCCGCAGGAGGATCTATTATCTCCAATGAAAAATGGTTATCCAAAAGAAATCGCCGCGTATCTCAGAAGATATAGCAGCGAACGTAATTGTCCTTAAAACGGACAAATTCAAAAAGATAATCGTTCTCTCTCAGTTAAGTAGTTCAGAGCTCATAGTAACAGGTAATAAGATCAGAAGGATCAATCATCGTCATTTTAATGGAAGCTCCAAAAATGCGATATTGAATGCTATTGATCAGGAATTACTTGCTCGTGAGCTCTTTAAGACCATTATTTCTCCTTTCGTTACTAACAATAAAAGAAATGGTCATGGAATATTTAGCTGAATACATGAGGATCTTCTTTGAAAACTTCTTCACTTTTATTCTAACAGCATTTTTCATTGTTGTTGGAATAATCGTTGCTACGGAATTATTTAGTGTAACAATTAAATTCTTCCGATCTTTTTTTAAATAAATAACAATACCGCTATACTTCGTTTAATGGTAGGACCTGCTTAACAGCAGAGATGAGAGTTCGAATCTCTCAGTATAGTGGTTATTTTAGCCTTTCTAGCTTATGTGGTACAAGCGCTGGACTGAAGATCCAGAGATTCATGTTCGACTCATGAGAAAGGCACCAATGATTAAAATCAACAAATGATATGGACAAAGAACAAATTATAAAAGAACTAAGCGTTAAATGTCTTTCCAGATATAACCTTGGTGATGAAATTGATCTTGTACAAGGATACACAGATGCAATATCAGATTTAAAGGAAATCTTTTCATTAAATGATGTAGAATTAGCATCAATAAATAAACATGAAATCATATCTGTTTGTGGTAATTTTATTAATCTGAGTGATATTCGTTCTATATCAAAGTTACATGTAAACGAAGCTGTCGGAGTGTATAGTGCAAACCTAGCTGTTTACTTCACAATTGATATCCGTGATTCTCCTAATGCTATAAAAATTAACCACATCGAAGTTCTTTCTATAGAAGAATACGTAAAAGGAAAAGAAAAATGTATTAAAAGTGTTGGAGATATTCGAAAAAATGTAATTGAATTATGGACGAAAAATAAGCCCAATATTCCTACATTTAATCTTTGATAATTATCGTTACCCCGGTGGTGGAACTGGTAGACACGCAGGACTTAAAATCCTGTGCCCTCA